GTGCTTTGCCTGCATCTAAATCCTCAAGAGCTTGTTTGAGAATGGGACGACCAGATATACTTTTACCTGAACGACCTTCCTCTCGAAGAATCACGGGGGTGTAGCCAGCTGCTTCAGCTGCAGAGATAAGCTGCTTTTCTTGCGCACCCAGGCTCATGCCGTCTTCTACCTGCATCTGAGTAGACACACGAGCGTAGCAATAGGCTATACCTTCACTCATGTCCCACACCTTTACTCTTTAAGTTAACTATTGCTTGGTCTAGATATTTATTAGGACAATATTGAACAGAAATATCATAGGTATTGCCACAGTCTCCGCAGTCCCAAGACTGCTCTGCAATAGCGTCGTAGTACCCACTTACATATCCCCTGTCATAGCCAGTCGATTGGCTTTCAAGTAACTTATCTTTCATCTTTCCCACTATGGAGCGACCCTCCCGTTTTCCACAAAAGCCTTGTGGGTCAGTGGCATAAGTTGTTTAAAGATGTCTTCATACTTATCGGCAACCATCTCAATCTCTCGCTGGGGGAAGGAAGGGAAAGTTTGACCTTCTGCGTTTTGGCGCAGGCTGAGGAAGTTCATAAGAGCACGAGCGTTCATGGTGACATATGCAGAAGAGTAAATTGTCACTGGAAGCACTCCACGGGCCACCTCTCGGGCTACCCCCGAATCAAGGATGTTGATGTAGTTCTCATACGCATCTTCGCAGGACTTTCGGAACATCTGGACCGTGACGGCATACTGCTCGTCCGTGCCATCTTCAAACGTGTAAGAGCCTGTCTTACCGACTTGGACCAATTTACGGTCTCTGGCTGGAAGATAAAACTCTGCATCGAGCTGACGATAGCGTCCTGACTCTTCGTTATAGGAAGCCATGCGATGGCGCATGTGCTCTCGCCAAACAAAAATAGGAGCCTTGACGTAAAAAGTGAAAACCGAGTGTTCGAATGGTGAGCCATGTCGGTCACGCATTAGATAGTTAATTAGACCGTAGTTCTTCTCTACCTCTCCCATCGAAAACCCCGTGGCGAGGTTCATAGACCTTTCGCCCTGGGTTGAGACTCGAGCAGCAAAGATGATGTCCTGGTCTGAAGCACTGTGCTTGACTAACTCGACGGTCATGTGGGAGTTGAATACGGTCATTTAGATTTCTAAGTCCTCTGTAATTTCTCGATACTCTGAATTGATTTTGTCAATCCGTTTTTTGTGGGCGCGTTCTGCTGACTTATCTAACATCTGGTGTACTGCTTGCACTCCGTCTGCGACTTCGTGGAAGCCATTACAACACCACGAGTCGTAGCGGTAGGTTACGGTCACTTCAACAGAGCCCTCTACATAACCAGCAGAGTCAACTCTTAGTAAATCAAGACGCTCTGGGCTTTTGGGCCTAGGGTCTCGCCCACTCATTAGTTGACAGCTTTTAGCTTGTTCTTAGGAGCATCAGACTCCTTGGGAGCGCGTGCTCGCTTGATTGCCAAAACAAAACCCTTAACGAGTCCGTAGGTAACCAAGATTGAAACGATTATTACTAGCAGGATAGCGATTGCTCCAGCGAGGAACAAACCTAACTGCCATGCCAGCTGAAACGGTGCTTGCCAATCGATTGTCATATGTTTACTACCTTTCTAGGTGATTACATTGTACACTCTTAGACCTAAGATTGTACAGCCTGTACGGTATTCTTAATGTTCATATATTGTACAGTACGGTCGGTTTTCGTACAATATAGGATAAATACTAGCTTTATCGGATGCCTCTGGCTTTTTGAAGTTGAATAATTCGCTTCTTAACATCTTCTGGAGATAGGCCGTCTTTCTTAATGTGCTTAGCAAAGTCACCTACATCTAGAACACGGTCTTTGAGACTAGGGTCCCCGACTAGTGCTATTACTCTCTCCAAAGACTCCACATCGGTAAGACCTTCTATTTCTCGTACATACTCTCTGAGGTTTGTAAAAGCCTTGGTCCACCTGTCGTGGACGCTTTCGTACTCTTGCTTGGTCTCATTTAGTTTTGAGATAAGAATGCCGTTTATCTCACGCATATCTTCTAGCTCTACCGAAGCGCCTTCAACGATACGGTCATTAAGCCTGCGAACTTCCTGCTTATATGACTGCTGGTCAGAGTTAATCTGCTCCTTTAAAAGAGCATTCTCTTTGGTCATATCCAGCAGTTGTCTTTTGAGAATAGAAAGATTGTTTAACTCTTCTGATACCTCTTTGCGACGCTCTGACAGCGTCTTGTGCTTTCCTCTTGTCATTTAGCTACCAGACCAATGTGCTCTCGCGGTTTCAAGGGTGGCAAAAGCCTGAGCTATAGTTGCGTAGACTTGCGCCTGCTCTGTGTTTCGCTCTGCATGGACGTGTGCTTTGGCTAGATAGACAATAGCGACCTCTTCATACTTTTCTCGACGAATTAGGGTGTCAATCTGTTCTTCTTGTGCTAAGTCATACATGTTTGGTTGAGACATCGCTTCCTTTCTAAAATCCAGTTTTTCGCGCTCCCGTTCCGTTATACGGTGACGAGGCGTCGTTTCTGAGGGTCAAATTGCTTAGGTCGTTTCTTGGAGGCTTTTCCGCAGTTCCTTGCGTCGTTGCGTGTTCCCTTTGATTTCTGGGCCATGATGCTCCTAGTTGTCGGACGAGGTTTCGTCTGGAAGGTCGGTGGTTGGGATGTTGGTTGAAGCCACAAGTTCGATGTCTCGACGGGTTACATACCCACCAGACTTGTCGAGCTGTTCGCGGGCTAGGTCTTCATTAGTCTCAAAGACATGGACCTCCATTGAGACTTTAAAGCTGTACACACTTAGCATTGCTTTCCTTTCGATAGATACATAACACTAGCCTAAAACTAGTTTTTCCGCGCTCCCCTATTGGCTAGCTATGCCCCCGCCAGATTCATTTAGCTCTAAGACAAGTGTGGCTATGCGTAACTCTTCATCGATGGCTGCTTTTTCTTCCATCAGCCTCATCTTGTTGGCGAACTGCTCTTTTCTTCTTTCCTCGCCTACTTCTTCTTTTAGGTCTAAAGCAGTGTCTCTTATGTTTATCATGATTTCGCTAAGGTCGTCACTAGACACCCCGCCCTTAACGTATTCGCTGTCTAATACCTCTATCGGGTTGTAGTCGTACGATAGGGCAACAACATCGCCCATGCGATACGAGTCGTGGTGAAAGACACCGATAAAGGCGTAGTTCATTGTGGCGGACATGAAGCCACCGTTTTGCAGGGCGCTCATAGGAGAGGTGTCAGGAACTACAGGCTCCAGATTCATTGTGTCTTCATCGGTCTTGGCCCATAGTGCAACAGGAGATACCTTAACAAAGAACTTCCAAGAATCCTGGTCGTGTACGTTCTCATCTACAGGTAGCCAAATTAGATGGTGAGCAAACCAACCGCTACTAGCTGGAATGTATGTTGTGGTGCTGTTGCTCTTTGATGTCATTTGTGTCTCTTTCTTTAGGTGATTAAATAGTATTATAGAGCTTTGTTAGAGTCAAATCCGTTTTTTCGCGCTTCCATTCCGTTATAGGACGAAGCCTAGTTTCTGAAGGAGGGAGGTAAGGGGGATAAGGTGTCCAACGGATGCGTTGGTGTTTGCGTCTCGGATTGGCTGGGGCTTGACGGGAAAGTTGTTCTCGGCAATAAGCTCCCTGAGCACCTCGGTCTTTATGTAGATACCACCTACGCCTTTGGGGCTTGCCTGCACCCAGAAGTCAGCCTCTGTGACTTCGATGCCCGAGGGCTTGTAGCCGTTGCCATTGAGTTGGTTGTATTCGATGTAGACGTTGCCAGTTTCAATAGTGCGGTAGTCAGTCTTGACTTCGTGCTTACCCACGAGAAATTCTTTGTGGGAGTCTTCCCCCACCTTCCCACGCTCGAGGTCAATATCGAACTTGGGGCCGTTGTGCGTCTCTAGTGTCATATCAAAACAATAATACAAAAAGTCTATTTTGTCGACTCCCATTCCGTAAAAAGACGAAAAAACGGGGCAAAAAGGAAAAAGGGGGGATTTTAGGTGTTTACTGGGGAGTTGGGGCTAAACACTACTTATAAACCGAAGATATCTTCCATTTAACGGAAACGCTATGATAAAGTGGAACAACCTCTAGTTGAGATGTGATTTGAATCACACTAAGCTGGGGGTTCATAACTGAATAGAACACCGATGAGAGAACCTCTCACTCAACACTCAACGACCGAGTACTAACTACCAAGGAAAGGTAGGTCGCCAAATGGAAAGAAAAAGGTTCATTGCAATTAGTGTTATCGCACTAGTAATGACAAGCTCCAGCGCAGCATACGGAGCTCTAACAGAAACTGGTGCATTTGCACCAAGCAACGAAGAAGTATCAGTACAACTAGTAACAAAGCCAGCTGAAGTAATTAACTCTCCTATACAAAAGAAAGTTATTCTCTCTGGACCTGTAACATCACCCGAGGTGGCTTCGGGCCCTGTCCTAAAGTCAGAGGCACCTATTGTTGGTTCCTATGACTGGATGGCTCAGGAAAAAGCCGCTAAAGACCAGCTTAGGTTGGAAGCTGCTCAGGCGCAGGCTGCTCTTGAAGAAAAAGCTGCCAGAATACAAGCTGAATTAGAAGCAAGAATCGCTGAGCTAGAGAACATTGTTTCTAACACCAAAAAACTAAACGAGACGCTTGTCTTGGTCAAAAACCAAGTTGGCAGAACTGCTTATGTGTTTAGTGGCTCTACCCCGATGGGCTGGGACTGTTCTGGTCTTGTCCGATGGACATATGGTAATTTGGGTATAGACCTTAGACACAGTGCTAATACTCAGAGAGATTCTGGAACTATCGTCACTGAACCTAAAATTGGAGACATTGTGTCCTTTAATTACAGAGGTTCAAGCAGTGCCTACCACTCTGGAATCTATCTAGGCCCCGATGAGATGATTCACTCTGGTGGTAAAGCAGGAGATAGAACTTCAATAATCTCCATTAGTGGCTGGGCTAAAGACAATAATAACAGCGAGATTGTATATACTCGTATTATAGAAACAAACAACTAAAGAAGGAATGACATAGTGAAAAACATATATAAGAGCATCGTCGTCGCTGTAGTTTTTGGAAACATCATTGCGTTTCCAGTAGTGGCGTACACGTTCCCTTGGAGCACCTACCTGATTGACCCGACTCCCTATTACGTAGTGCAGTCGATATCTCTCGGGCTTCTCATTGCATTTTGTATCTTTGTATATGAGTGGGCTAGGTATGCAGAAAAGCCAAAGTTCTTGACACTTCAAAAGTCAAAACTTAAGGGACTAAGACCCCCTAAAAAGTAGTCAAAATGAGACCCGCTTCGAAAGAGGCGGGTTTCGTTTTTTTTGGGCTCTCTTTCCGCTAGTATTACAAGCATGAGTCATTTAGGAAGCCATGCCAGGTATGAGTTGGAGCTTGTTGGGGAAGAGCCCGAGATTATTGACTGGTATGTAAAAGTTGTTGAGACCTTTGCTGAGTTTGGCCACACAGGTGAGAGCGCCGAATACACCACTCGGGTGCTTGAGCAACTCCTGCGCTACAAGAATCTAACTCCGCTAACCGATGACCCAGCAGAATGGTTAGATGTCACGGAGTACACAGAGCAAAAAAGTAAACTGTGGCAGTCAGTTCGTAACTCTGCAGCTTTTTCAACTACCGAAGGTAAGACATACATTCTTTCGCATGAGGAAGACTACATAGAGCACAAAACTCTTCCTGCCCCAACAGAGATGTTTCAGGTCCCAAAAGGAAAGATTCCGCTAGACCGACTTCCTAAAAAGAAGAAGTAGCTCGCTTAGCTTTTAAAGCTTCGAAGTCTTTGACCTTAGTCTCACCCATGTAACCCCAAGCGTATCCACTTGCAATTAGTGCTTCGTTAACAGACTGCTCTGCGCCATCTAAGTAGAGCCAGCCAAGGATGCGACCATACTTCTCGGTTGAGTCTGGCTTCTCAGTTTTAATAACAATAGTTTTAGCACTAGCAATTAACTCGCCAAGCTTCTTCTTTACCTCAAGGCCAAGTTCTTTCTCAGCTTTGTTAGTGGTACGAGACTCTGGTGTATCGATGCCAGCAAGTCGCACTCTTTGTGAGAAAGAGATATTAAAGCCTAAGTCAATATCAACATCAATAGTGTCGCCATCAACAATCTTGGTCACTTTTTTAACGTAGTAAGTAAACATAAAATCCTCCATAGCCCGTGTCCAGTGGGTATCTTTAGTATGACAGGGATTCAAAAACCCGATTTTTCGCCCTCTCATTCCGTTATGATACGAAGACGACGGAAGGAGGGGTGATGGAGTTGTTGTTGATTGGTTTAGGGTGTGGGTTTGTGATTGGCTATGCGTTTGGTCTGGGAATCCATAAACTAGACATATGGGAACGTACTCGTTCTAAGTTAGAGGATTAATGTCTTTATTTGGTTGGTGCAGCACTGGGCATCACACCAGTTGCATCGTCGAGTTTACTAGCGCTGAAAAGCAGTATGTTTGCTCCTGTAAATGCCACGGTGAGGGTAAACTAGAAGAATGATTTATGAGTGGAAACTTGACGGAGTAACGCGTAACTTTGGCGACGCTCTAGCAGAAGTTCTCTACCCAACAGCAATGCTAGAAGAGCTCTACCAAGACCCTGAAAATATGTACTTCCTCATTGGGTCTGTCATCTGTAATGAGGTTATGGATGAGACGCTTAGGGCTGGATTTAACCCAATCTTTATAAACTGCGGTTGGCGCGGGGAAGAGCTAGATGACGACCTTGTTGCTCAATGTGAGTTTAGAGGCGCTCGCGGGCCTCATACGCAGGGGGAATTGGCTAAGCACGGTATTGATGTAAAAGTGACACATGACCCCGCCTACGAGCTTCCTAACCTCTATACCAAGGGTGCTCCAAATGGGTTAGCAATTGTTGTCAGACACATCATGGATTCTGCAGAATATAGCCCAAATACCATTCATGAGCTAAAAGCCGACGCACTTTTTAGCCCTGTTGTTGAGACCTATTCAGACATCTTAGAGTTCATTCAAAAGATATCTGGCGCTAGATTTGTTCTCTCTGGCTCTATGCATGCTTGCATGGTTGCACACGCCTACGGAGTGCCATTTGCCCCGTTACTAAGCGATGTTGTGGACTGTCCACCTAAGTGGTTTGACTGGTTTGCGGCAGAGGGATTGGGAAATCCTGTGTTTGTTAATGACGTTGTAGAAGGTCGCGAATGGCATAACTCTCTACGTAAAAAGTGAATTCTTCGCACTCTCATTCCGTTATCATTAATCTATGAACGAGCAGAGCGAAACCACTATCTGGGAAGGTAGTGTGGACAAAGGTAGGTATACGGCGGTTGTCGTGTCTATCCCTAATAACCAAACCCGCGGGATTTTGAAGCTCATTGATTTAGACGACAATGAAAAGTATCAAGCTGAAGTTGGAGTTACGCAGGGTGCTCCTTTTGGTGCAGGAATTGCAGATGTTCGTGAGTGGCACAAGCTGATTACAGCTTGGATTGCCAATCAGTCCTAGCCTCTAGCCACCTATCTAAATCCACTGGGAAGTCAAAGTCTTCCGTCCAGCCATCTATTTCTATGTAGTGTCCTTTAGACAGATGAGTTTTAGTTCTGCTTCTGTGGCTTACTCCTAGAAGATGTCTCATAAGAGCCCAGCCACCAGCACTGTAGATATCCTGCTGTCTTAAAAGATTGTCAATGCTTTGTTGAAGTCTTTCGTGAACAGAGTCCCAAAAAGAAAAAGCGTAAATCTCCCCGTGGGGTTTTTGAGTAAAACTAGAGGGGCCACTTCGCAAGAAGAAAGTAAAATCCTCGGTATCTTGAACAATCGTGGAGATGGCTTCATCTGTGTAGTAAGTATCTCCAAATAGCAAAACTGTCCGCTCGGACCATAGTTCTTGAGATGATGAAAACTTGTGCATCTCCAGAGCTGGCTGCTTTTGTTCAGGTACAAATAACTCTGAGAAGTCAGTCTTGTAAGAGCTGTCCGTTCCAACAACAAAGGTTTTATCTGCATATGCAGAAATCTGCCTAGTTGTGCGCTGGATTAAAGATTCGCCCTCTATCTCTAAAAGATGTTTGGGAACGCCTGTGTAGTTGCCCCAGCGTTTGCCTTCTCCTGCTGCCAGCACAATTGCTGTAAATGTCAATTCTCTGGACTTCCGTTCCGTTATAAGAAGCGGACGAGTTACTTTTTAGGGAGGGGGTAGTTGGTTGGGTCGTCTGTCCAAAGCATGTCGTAGATGTGACCTGGGATGTTGTCACCTTTGCGCTCGTGGGCCTTGAGGTGGTCAACCATCTCTTGTGTGCTCTCTGCTCTAAAGAATGCTTCAAGCATGTCCCCAAAGGAACAAAGCGAGCACTGGACTGGTCCAGACTCGGTGCGGAAGACGTAAACGTCGTACTCTGGGATGCGTGCATAAATCATAGAACTGAGTATAGAGTACTTGCGGATTATTACAAAGAGCGGCATTATTGATACATGCAAGAATTTATGAAGTTTGAGATTAGAGACCCTGCATGGGCTCAAGACCTGCAAAACGGTCTAGAAGAATATATGGGAACCCTGTATGACTCGGTGGATGCTGAAGAAGGCACTCCTGAGGCAGACCCGTTTACAGAAAGCGGTATTCCGTTCTGTGCCTGCAACGTATGTGAGAGCCGAGAAATTTTATCCTTTATAGCGCCAAGAGTAATCAAGGGTTACATAGATGGAAAGATTGGCTACTACGATGCAGAAGAGTCTGAAGTGATTGAGTATCTTACAAAAGACGATGGTCTAAGTCAGAAAGACTAAAACCAAAAATGTGATTTTTCAGGCTCACGTTCCGTCATCATCTTCGGAATCATCTTCCATTCCTTCAGGGTCAAGGGTAAAGGTGATTCCAGCAGGTTCTTCCATGGATTCGTTAACAATCATGGCTACAAGGTAGAGAGCCGCTTTTTCGCGGAAGCCTGCTCTAGCAAGAGATTGATAGAGCTCGTGCATCTGAACTGCATCTTGGTCCATGGGGCTCATACGCATCTCATCTTCGAGTGCGTTAAAATCTGGCTCTTCTGGCTTCTCGCTCATTTGTATAGTTTACAGTAAGTCGTAATAGCTAAGAGAGCTACTATTGTAAGTTGTAAGTTGTTAATTAATACTTGATTATTTATAGCAGGAAGGCCATCATAGAATCATGGCTAGAAAGAAGAAACCCGTACAAAGGGAAGAGCACTTAAATCCATCATCTCATTGGGTGATAAGTGAAGAATGGACGGCGCATGGAAGAAAACTGGTTAAAGGCACAGAACTTTCTATACAAGACGAAAGAGGTCGGTTTCAGTTTATTAGGCACGTCTACAACCCGAAACTTGATGTTGAGTGGATTGACGTTGTTGGGGGGTCCAAGGGCGCAAAGCAGTTCCGCTCCTTCGCGCCAGTCCGAATTAAGACAGTCCACTGGAAAACCAAGATACGACCTAATAAGGTAGACAAAAGAAGTGTAGAATAAAAACACCATCATTGGAGGAAAATCATGAAATGTCTACCAGCATGTGGGTTCAGTGAATACCCAGACAACGTTACTGTCCTATCTAGGCACGTTGAAAGCTGCTCAGTAGCTGCTCCTGCAGATGAAAAGAAGATTGTTTGGCGCGACCACGAGTTCTTTGTAGTGTCAGATGTTCAGGAAGATGACCTTGACATGGAAGTTACCATGCATCGTTTTGAACCAGCTCCTGAGGTCAAAGCAGTTGACATTCGTCAAATTGCTGAAATGACCTATCTTCCATCTGAAGAACCAGTCGGTGAGCTAGAAATTGACACAGTTGTGGAAGTTGTAGAAGAGGCTTAATTAAACTCCATAATGTCATCTGCAATATCAGATGATGGAGACCACGCTTTAAACTGACGTAGGTGGGATTGGTATTTACCAGTCCCGCCTATTTTCACTTGTACGACAACTGGATGCTTGGTGCTAATAGACCAGCACATTGAGCCATGAAAAGTCTTTGGCGAGTTTTTACCCATAACCCAGGTGTTGGTGGCGGTAGTGTCTCGTGTGCCATTTGGTAGTAGACGAGCAAATCTTATTTTGACGTACTTAGGCTTTTTCTTATATTTAAGACCAACTTGGGCACAATAAAGTGCTCGATTCCTATCAAGTTTGGTTATAGCTTTCTTGCCATCAAAATCTAAAGTTGTCCATTTGTTTGCTTGAATCCATTGAGGATTCTCAGACTTCCATTGAACTTTCTCTTTAGAAGCTGCAGAAAGTGGAAAAGTTGTTTGAAAGATAAAAAACGCTACAGCTACAGGAATTACTAAAAACTTCTTAGTCATCCTTCTATTCTAGAGAAGGTCTGACTCGTCTACAACGTCAACGGCTGTTTCAAAAATCTTTGCTTCATGCTTTAAATAATGATGACGACACAAAAATAAAAAGCCTGATTCAAATTCAACTCTGTAAAAAGCCTGAGCTACAGCGCACTGGTCACAGCGTTCTAGGCGAGTATATGACTCAACCTCTTCAGAGATGGGCTCTGTTGGTTCAAGCTCTAGCTCTGCAGTCCCCTGCTCACTCACTCTGCATTCCCGCGTAAATCTCTTTACAGGTTGGGCAGATTGGGAACTTTTTAGGGTCTCTATTAGGAATCCATATCTTTCCACATAAAGCCATAATTGGGACCCCTTCAACTAGAGAGTACATTACCTCGTCTTTAGGGGCGTAGTGGGCGTGGCGCTCGTGGTCACCATCTTCAGTGTATGTTTTGATGTCCTCTTGATACGAGGTACCTGAGCCTAGAAGTGGTTTCATATCTCCAGTTTAGTACTTCACTGGCAGTAGTGATTTGAGGATTGTCTCCATTGGCATAGTGGCAATGTGGCTAGATATATCCTCTCTACCAAAAGATATAAGAGCATTTTTATCTTTGACTACTAATCCAGCAGCAAATTCGACTCCTGGCTTGTGGAAGTTAAAACCCCTTGAGAGAGCAATAATCATGCCCTTACTATCAAACTGTACGAAATAGTGGACATAAGTACGAAGATATACAGAAGTTGTTCCGAAGGTGGTTGGTACCCAGTTGGTCTGCTGCTTTACAAAGGTTCGATGCATGACCCCAAGGTATGTTCCGTCTTCCATTAAGTGAAGATTTGTATTACCACGAAGCATAGAAATTGCTGGGTGGTCACTCATACGAGTTATTAAAAGCCCGTCTTTTATGGTTGCGTTGGGACCATAAATAAAGTCAAAGTTTTCGTTTGGTTCGTATGGCAACATCCAGTTCTTTTCGGGACGTTCTGCATCGACGCCCGCAAACTTCGTCAACTCAACAACTTTTGTGCACTTTGCATCAAGCTTTGCAATTGCCATGCGAGCAACGGGGGTGTGTCCCTGCTCCATAGTCACGCATGTGAAGTACCAACCACCGTCACGCCAAAATAACTTTGGGTCCTCGAGACCGCGTTCGATTTTGATATCGGTTCCAGAGACGTCAATTCGTCTAAGGTTTTTACACTTAAGCTCTTTATCTAATTCAGCAAACCAAACATGGGACTTAATGGTTGTTCCCTCTGTGACGGTATAAGAACCATTTCCCATAATGACATAGTTACTAGAACGAATTGCTACAGCAAGTCCTTTTTTAGGATGGTAACCAATAGAAGGATTTGTCGCTCCCCAGTTTTTATTTGTAGGGTCAACTAGACGGCGCACATCGGTAATCACTCCACCGATTTGATGGATTGTTGGGTAGCTCTCGTCTTGCTTTGGCATCGTTATCCTAGTCTGCGTAAATTACTGCTGGATGGCGGTTAATTACTGTGTTCACTTTTTTAGCTACAACAAAAATGTTGTCTCCAAGACTACTCATAGCGTAGCCTACAGACTTTAATTTTGCTATATCTTCTGTTGTCCCGTCTTCAAAAGAATCTTCAGTCCACACCGAACCGTCAAATCCACCAGCTTTGAGCACTTGAGTTATGGTGTATGGGCTGTATTCATAGTTGTGACGATATAAAGCTGGCTTGTGGCGATACTGCATGTAAAAGTAAGGCTCAAGTCCACGAAGAATCTTCCAAATAGCTCGACTACTTGTGATGTTGGGGGTGGTGAGGATAAGGGTGCCACCTGGCTTTAACACTCGATTAATCTCAGAAATCATAAACATTGGGTCTAGCTCCAGGTGCTCTATGACTTCACAACAAAGTACATAGTCAAAAGTGGCATCATCAACTGGAAGTTGTTGGGTCTCTAGGTCTACACGGTAGACGGGAACTTCTAGCTTGTCAGCTCCCATAGATACAAACATCTTTCCCTTCTTTGGCTTATCTAAGTCAAAGTCAGTCACATGAATCTCAAGTTTAGGAGCAAGATGGTTCAACATAATTGGAACAAGATGGCTAGTACCTAGTTCTAGGAGCTTTCCCTTTGGTTTTTGGTCTAGAAGAGTTTGAACCGTACGAGCGTGGCGACGAGCGTGCCCAAGATGATAAGAGTCTGCGGGGTCAATTAGCTGGTCCATAAGCAAAGAGATGCTGTCTGGAATGTCTTTATAAGGCTGACTTATCATGTAATGAGTCTAGTCTAAGTGGAGCCCCGAGTCAGGATTGAACTGACGACCCTTCGCTTACAAGGCGAATGCTCTACCACTGAGCTATCAGGGCGGTGTTTCGATTATAGACCACCTGGAACCCAGAGGTCATCTCCTAGCTCACGGTTTTCGTATCGAGCCAGAACAAACAAAAGGTCACTAAGACGATTTAAGTACTTAGCAGTTAACACACTAACACCTTCACCGAACTGGTGAATAGCGTGCCAGGTTGCTCGTTCTGCGCGACGAACAACTGTGCGAGCAACATGTAGATGTGCAGATGCTGGAGTTCCACTTGGCAGAACAAAAGAACGAAGTGGCTTTAGTGCTGAGTTGTATTTATCAATCTCTGCTTCTAATGAGTCAATTTGCTCTTGTGTAACGCGAAGGGGGGTAATCTTTGGTTCTTCAACTACTGGAGTACATAAATCAGCACCAACATCAAACATGTCATTTTGAATTTTAACTAGCAAGGTACGAATGTTGTAGTTATCTACATGTAGAAGAGCAACTCCTATATAAGAGTTTGCTTCATCGACGGTAGCGAACGCTTCAAGTCTTGGGTCATTCTTAGATGTGCGACTCATGTCGCCAAGTGAAGTTGTTCCGTCGTCACCAGTCTTGGTGTAAATGCGAGTTAGGTTTACCATTTTTCTCCTTAATATGCTCCCTGCCAAGGACTCGAACCTCAATTGCTGGTGCCAGAAACCAGAGTCTTGCCATTAGACGAACAGGGATAGTTTCCGTACCTCGGATGGGATTCGAACCCACGACCTTCTCCGTGAGAGGGAGATGTCCTAACCGCTAGACGACCGAGGCTTAGTGTCCTGTCATCATACGCCACACAGATATGTAAAGCGAATGTGCAACAAACATAGTTGCAATGACAAACCCTAGCTGAATTGTAGCCTTGGCGATTTGTTCCCAATCAAGACGCGCCTCTTCTTTGACTTCTGTCGTTACAGTCTCTGAAGGACGTGTCTTTGTAATCATGGGTACCTAACTTCTCCGTTTTCAATAAATACTAAACCAAGCGAATCACCATTGTGAAGGTGAACTTCGTCGATTCCAGTCTGTGCCCAACCCCACTCACCTGCAGTATTGAAAGGAATCGGGAATACTTCGTGCTCTTTTACATACACTGCCCAATATGCTTCTGCGGGAGGCATTTCTTCGCAGCTTTCTACTGTGGCATCAGGAAGACCATTAAGACGACAAAGAACAGCGTTGCCGTATTTCTGGGTTCCCTCGGTAGTAATTTTAGCACTAGCTAAAAGCTCAAGGGCATGAGCTTCTCCTGAAGTGGGAATGCACTTCTCTAAAGTAGCGGCAGAATCAAGGGAGCCATAGTCGATATAAATGCTTACGCAATCTGCTGGTGGCTGGTATAAGGAGACAACTCCTACACCTAGTAAAGCAAGAACAATTGTTGCAATAACTGGTTTCTTCATATCTAAAAGCCTAATGCAAAACGGGACAGGTTTCAACAACCTATCCCGTTTGCTTTGTTTTATTACAGAGCCAATAGACCTGCTGGGTTGATTCCTCCACCCCTAGTCCATGTTGGCTTTGCTTGACACTCTAGGTGGAGATGAGGACCAGTTACATTTCCTTCTGCTCCTGCGTCCAGAACATGCTGTCCCTTAACCACCTTGTCACCTTTTTTCACATGAAGTTTTTGTCCATGTGCATACATTGTGAAGAGGGTTTGCTCTCCAACTTTATGCCTGATGACTAACGAATGTTTTCCGTAAGCACCACCCCAAATACCTGTACCGACGACAGTGCCATCTGCACAAGCAAGGACTGGTGTTCCTTTGGGGCAAGCGAAATCCACACCTTCGTGTCTTCCTGTTGACCACATCTTTCCTGGCTTAGCGAAGGGTGTAGTTATCTTGCCTCCAGCAATTGGAAGTGCCATATGCTCACTCTCAATTTCTGTGCTTGTCTTGCTGAAGTAATTTACTTCATAGAAAAATTTTACCGTTTGAAATATTGTGTGAGATTGAAAGTGCGGGTGGTTGGAATCGAACCAACTTCCTCCCAGCCATCCTATAAACTGAGTACACCTCCGAATGTGCGACACCCGCTTGGCTGGACCGACAGGGCTCGAACCTGTGACCTAGGCATTAACAGTGCCCCGCTCTGCCAACTGAGCTACGGTCCATTGGCTGTTTGATTACTTTTTTATGGCGTCAATCTCTGCAGGACGATACCCGCTCCAGATTCCATTATCAGTTACAACAATTGGAGCCGTGCGTAAACCTTGAGAAAGAAACATCTCTAACTTGTCTGGGTTCTCTGTTAGGTCAACAACTTCGTATGGAATATCTCTGCGGTCTAAATGCTTTTTAGTTGCGTTGCACTGTACACAGTTGGGTGTGGTGTAGAGAGTTACCGTCATGCGTGGACAATCCTTTCGATTCCTGCCGAGTTAATAAGTTTAAGACATCCAGGACAAGGCTTACCTGTGATGTAAATAGTGGCTTTATTTAATTCTGACCACCAGCCTGCTCTTAAAAGAGCATTTGCCTCTGCGTGAGTTGACCAACAAAGGTCATAGTTTCCTTCTGCGTGTTTAGCAGTTGGGTCAAGTGCACGGGGACATTGACCTGTAGCACCACAAGAACGGTCATCACCTGGAGGTGTTCCGTTATAACCAGTGCTAACAATCTTGTAGTCTTTAACAACAACTGCTCCATGTTGAGCACGGACACAATCACCTCGAGCAGAGACTGCCTTAGCAATACCTAGATAGTAAGTGTCCCAGTCTGGTCTAACCACTAGTCAGCCTTCCAGTATTCTTCGTCATCGCTTATAGCAGTTGCATACTTCTTCTTCCAGTCTTGTATATCGGACAGAAGTGCTGTTGCTCTTTTCTGCACATCTTGAATAGCTTCTTCTGCAACAAGAATACGGAACTCTAGGTTAAGAAACTCGTGCTCTAGGTTTTCGTCCATTTTTATCCTCTGTCTTTATAGTGTGAATAAGTATCACATAATTTGTTCTTTTTAAAAATAACAAGCGTGCAACAAGCTTAAGAATTTTATGCTTCCACTCAGGATAGTCATCAACAACCTCGAGAACCATCGGGCTAGGTGGCTTTTTAGCCTTAGGCATTGTTTTGGTTTCTAATAAACTCGCTTAAAGCTTCTGTGTTATCAAAGTCAATATCAATTTCCAGGTCGCCTTCGAGTGGTCGAAACTTACCCTCTGCTCCCTCTCCCTCTAAAACTTGACCTTTGTTGTGAGTAAGGTTGCCAAGCATTTGGTCAGCCGCGTACCATTTTCTTTCAACAACATCGTAACAAAGTAGATAGTAAATCTCGGTTTGCATTTATCCTCCTGTTTTATAAAAGCCGCGCCCCTTGAACTGTACAGGGGCTGAATAGAAGATGCGCTTCAAATCTCCACTGCACTCAGGGCATTTTGTGACCTTTTGGTCTTCAGTCATACCTCTGACTTCAGTATAGATGTGCTCCTTGTCGCACTTGTATTCATAGGTTGCCATCAAAATATTCTACTATGAGAAGCGAAAACCCCCACCTTTATGGAGGTAAAGGCGGGGGTTATTTTCGAACTATTTAAAAGTATAGCCTATTTAGTCTTTTTTGCAAAGCCTGGTACTGGGTTTACAAGCTTTTCTTTTTTGCTTGGTTTAGGCTTTGCTTTGAGCTTGTCAACGTCAAGACTTGGAGCAGCAGTAGAAACTACATCTTCAGGAGTTATTTCCTGAGCAGATGCCTTCATCTTTTCCCACTCCATAACGGTCTCAACAAATTTAATTGGGCTAACAAAACCCTTACCGTTTAGGTCCCAGCGGTGGGTCTTACCTTCAACAATTTCAAAGTGAAGGTGACGACCAGCAGATGCGCCAGTGTTTCCCATGATTCCAAGAATCGTTCCAGCCTCAACCTTTTGACCAGTCTTAACTTTTAGTGAGCCTTCAGCCATGTGACCAGAGCGAGCGACATACCACTTGCCATTAATCTTTGAACGAATATCCACGTAGTATCCGATGCCACCTAGAGAGCCATCAGAGTTTTTTAACTTTGAGGGACCTGCATATACCACCGTTCCATCGTGCCATGCTTCGATGTAAATCTTTGGGTTGCTACCCCAAATGTCATCGCCATTATGATGCTTTTTAGTTTTTTCTATGGGATGTATACGCCATCCAAACGGACTTGTAATTTTCCAAGCCTTACCCTTTTTTCCATCAATAGGGTACTGCGATTTTGCCATTGTTTTTATTTTCCTTGTCTTTTACTTTTTGTTTATTGCGTTATGCAATTCTTCCCCAGGTAAGCGGACCAACAATCCCATCTACTTTTAGACCTTGTTCTTTTTGAAAAGCTCTAACTGCTTTGTCGGTAATAGGCCCAAACTGACCATCGGATTTAATTCCAAGAGCAGATTGTAGATACCTAACGTTTGCTCCAGTTGAGCCCCTCTTTAGCGAGCTAGATAATCTTGGCTTTGTTGACACTGGGGTTGGGGTTGGGGTGGGGGTAGGAGCACTTAATCTGCCATAAGTAATTGGTCCAACTACCCCATCTACTTGTAGACCGTTTGCTGACTGGAATGCTCTCACTGCTCTGTCAGTAATGGGTCCAAACTGACCGTCTGCTGTGATTCCTAGAACAGACTGAATGTACTTAACTACTTCCCCTGTCGAGCCTATTTTCAGCGGGCTAGACAAAGCAGGCTTTCCTGAATTGCTAACTGGTGCTGGTGCTGGAGCGGAAGGTGAAACACCTGAAGCTCTTTTGTTGCACTCATCAACTATGTAGTCAAGTTGAGACATTATGAATGGTCCAGGACAAGCAGTTGCTTTGTACTGTGAGTGCCATGCAATAAAGAACTCAGATTGAGCTACAGATGGTTGATTCTTAGCAAAACCTCTACCTGCTCTAGGAGACTGACTTGCGTGATAAACAATCACATCAATCAAAGAATTTAAAGACTCAGAAGAGATAGGCCAATCTCCTCCAGTAGATGAATTATCTACTTCGAAAGAAACAGCGTTTGGGTCTGGAGCACCACCAGTTGAGTGAGGTCTGCGACTAGGATTTACAATTCCAGTAACAGCCCCACTTCTGGCAATGTGATATGTAGGGTGGGAGTTTCTAGTATTAGCATTAGCTACATAAGATAATCCATTGGTACCTGCAACGTGGTGGATAACCACTCCGTTTATTGGCTGTCCGTTACGACTGCCTCCAAATCCATTATCTTGTACTCCTGAAACGTTTGGGTACCAACTCATTAAAAACCTTTCTTTATTAACCTAATGCTGCCCAAGTTTTAGGGCCAACAATTCCATCTGCGGTCAAACCTTTTGACGCCTGGAAAGAAACAACAGCAGCGTGAGTCTTTGGACCAAATGGACCAGTAGGGTTTACGCCTAGTTTATTTTGTAGGTAAAGAACATCTGCGTTAGCAGGTTCTCCTTTTTTAAGCATTCTTCCTGGATACGCTCTTGTTCCAGCTTTAGCAGGTGCAACACTTGGAGCTGCAGGTGCAGCACTTGTAGGTGCTCCACGGAAAACTTCGTAATCAATGTTGCCTGCGCCCATTGTTGGTTTGCCACCAACTCGGAATGAGAAGTGAAGGTGTGCGCCGTAGCCGTTTTCTTTACCTAAGCCTGAGCCACCAACCAGTCCGATGACCTGACCCTGTTTGACTTGCTGACCAGCAACAACATCAATGCGTGATAGGTGTAGGTAGTCTGCGTTGTGGCCTGATGGGAAGCTCTGGAAAATCATTCGACCACCAGAGCCAGTAAAGGTTGTTACAATTCCAGTGATGGTTCCATCAGCAACTGCCTTGATGGGTGTACCAGTTGCGACAGCGTAATCAGTTCCAGGGTTCTTTGATGCTGGCGTACGAGTCTTGTGCTTTGTGAAGTCGTGAGTAATTGAACCGCCATCTACTGGCCTTATCCATGTTGACATTATGTGTCTCCTTAGTTTTCCGTAATTATTTGGAATGTGTGTTACTACCAAATAACGGTAACAATTAAGGAGTTGGTCTATTTTTGTATAAGTGTGTACAAGACCTGTCCTGTAGCCAGCTGACTGGTAACAGTTAAATTATTAAGTGTTTTTGATTTTGTAAATTTCGCCTTCTCAGCAACCCGAATACTGGAGAGGTTATCCTCATGAATCATGGCTTCTATGGAGGTTACAGCCAGCTTTTCAAATGCGTAAGTTGTTACTAAGTTAACAGCAGCAGTGGCCAATCCTCGACCGCAGAACTCCAAACCAATCCAATAGCTAATAGAGCATGACTTTGGATTATCTTTGAAACGCCAGAGAACTACTTGCCCGACTGTCACGTGTTTGTATTTCACAGTAAAGAAGTAGTTCTCTGGAGACTCTGTTGGTGATTCCGTCGTTTTCCAGGGTTCTAAGTGCGTTTTATTTACTGCCATCAAATAGTTGATGTGTGCTGAATCTTGAAAAGAACTAGTAGAAACTGACACGAGGTCGTCGGAAAGTTTAACGGTTTGCTTGGTCTCCCCGAAATCCCTAAACCTCATGTCAGCCTCTCTACGTCTACTTTACTTTTTCTTTGGTGCTGCTGGTTTCTTTGCAGCTGGCTTTTTAGCTGGTGCTTTTTTCTTTGCAACTGGACGCTCGCTTTTTGTTCCTTCTTGAACAATCCCGTCGCCGTCGCGGTCAATAGCATTAGCTTTGTAGCCTTCAGTTAATCCTAGGAATAGCCCTAGTCGCTTCAATGCGTTTTTCATTATTTACCTCCTAACTTAACAATAGCAGCCCAAGTCTTTGGACCGACAGTTCCGTTAGATTCAAGGTTGTTTGCTTTTTGAAAGGCAATTACTGCTTTCTCTGTGGCATCACCAAAAATTCCGTCTGCCTTAAGTTTTAGTGCAGTCTGTACCTTTTTAACCTTAGGACCTTTTGCACCTTTTTTAAATGGTGTAAAGGCTGCAGGTGTTGCGTGTTGCGCAACAGGCACTGGCTTTTTTGCAGTTGGAGCTTTTGCAACAGGTGCATCAGATGAGCCAACCTTTGAAAGTAATGGGAGATTCTCTTCACCAACATAAACTGGACGACCCCAACCAACTACAGCATTTAGAAGCTTTAGCTTGTTGTCCTTAACATATGCGCGAGTTTTCTCTACGCACATTCCGCCATTGCGCTGGTCTCCCTTTGCAGTTCCTGAAGTGTTGCCTTCAATAACTTGGATAGTTCCATTACCGTTGTTCTTGATACAGATACCAACGTGAGAGATTCGATTGACACCATCATCTGGGAAGTCAAAATAAATCCAATCGCCAGGAGTTGGGTCATCATTGCGAGCATCTGCCCAACGGTTGTTCTTCTTAAACCAGTCGGAAGCTGCAATTGTTGCTGCTGATTTTGGATACTTTTTTGGGTCTAGTCCTGATGTGAATCCACACCAAGAAACAAATGATTGACACCAAGGTTGGAAGTTCATTCCAGTCCACTTGCCATACTTTGTTTCGTTGTCTTTCGGTCCTTCAATAGTTCCGACTTCTGCTTTAGCAACTTCAATAATTCGAGCTGCCGTACCTTTAGCTTCAGGCACTTTGGTTACCTCTATTCGAATCGACTAGTCGCTCTTGTTTGAGCGGCCCTTAGTGTATCGAAGGAGTGCTTGCCTTAAGTCAAGATTTTCTTTCCTTAAAAGCCAATTAATTCGAAGGGTCCACAGCATGAGCCCCGATGATGCAATGAGGGCAATAATGATTGCCAGTATGTCTGTTGTCAAAAGTGTCATGGTGGAAGCGTACCAAAAGAAAAACCCCTCCGTAAAGAGGGGCTTTTCCGTCGTCTGTCCCTAAGATTAGGGGGCGAACTCTTTTATTCTATTACTTATTGTTCTCAGTTACAAGCTTGATTTCGCAAGCGTCTGTGGTGCAGTAAGCCTCACCAATCGCGTCTGCTGCAAGCCCTGCGTAGACCCCAGCAAAGTCAATTGGGAAAAGTTCGCTTGAGTATTTCTCGTACTCTTCCTCGGTGATTTGTGTGTAAGGCATCTGTGGATATGTAAAGTTTCCTGAGGGTAGGAAGGAAACTGTCTTCAACTGTCCATCGAACATATGAAGAACTGTAGGTACATCCTTAGCTTCTGTCTCAGGGTCAAAGCTGATTGTTACTGATACCGAGTTATCTGACCAGTAGTGCTGTGCAGTTGCAGCCAATGACATCTTCTCGAAGATTGATACGTCACGCTCTGCACGCTCTGCCAATGACTTGATTGGGAAAAACACTACTGAGGTTGTATCTGGAGACTCTGATGCTGGTTCAATGCGGTAGTTCGCAAGTGTAAACAACGGAAGCATTGGGTCGCTATTAGAGAAACGAATTGCACGATTAAAGAACTTACCACCTGGAGTCCAGTGAACTCCTGGAGATTCACCTGCAAGAATTGAAACGGTGCCTGATGGCTTAACGGTCGTGGTCTTGATTGACTCACGAATACCGAGCCATTCTGAATACACTTCGTCATATTTCTTTACGGTAGTGTAGCCCTCGTCCATCCATTCACGGAGGACTGGAAGACCAACGCGGTCAGCAAAGTTAGCAACGCCAGACATCGACGTGCCGATGCGACGGTTACGCTGCATGATTGCGTTGGTCTCTTCCCAATGTGTTGGTAGAAGAGTTACAGTCTTAGCGTAAAGGTACGCAAACTTTAGAGTGCGTAGGTAATCTTCTTTTGTTTCGTGACGGTTGAGGTATGTCTCGACGAGCGTACACATTTCATAGGACTCGAGGGACTGCTCTGCACAAGGGTTGTATCCCATGATGCGGTGGTCTTTGTTGTTAATTGGGTCTGCGAGACGACCGTACTTACGAGATACGTCCATCCATAAGACACCTGGCTCACCGTTGCGAACGATTCCGTCAACGATAGGCGCAAAGTCAGTTCCAACTTCTGCAACGACAGAGTTGTTAGACATCCATCCCCATCCAGGATTTTCTGGGTCGTATGAGTTTCTTTCAGGGAAACGTTCTGAATTCTTAAGGTTGAGGAAGTCTTCGTCGTCAATGCGACCGATGAGCAACTCTGCGCTTCTGCGAACATTGCCAGATACTACACAACGTCCAATCAAATTACCAATGTCAGCAATGTCTGTGCGAGTTAGCTTTTCTCCAGCTCGTCCTGTAAACATCTTACGAATAACTTCGTGTAGAAGAACTAGTGGCTCTGGTCCTGATGCTGTTCCACCAAATGACTTAATAGGTGCTCCGTATGGACGAATCTCTGCATAATCAAATTCAATTGACTTCTGGTTCTCTTTCAAGAAAGAGTTGATAAGTGCAACGGTTGACTCCTGCCATCCTTCACGAGTGTCAGGAATTAGGTAGATATCTTCACCCTGTGGCTCATAGATAGTGAAGTCTTTGTCAGCGCCAAGTTGGTCAAAGCCAACGCCAACGCCAAGCATTGATGCCTCCATCAAAAAAGCAAAAGGCTTTCCTGGATTTAACTTTGTCATTTCTTGAGTAGAAACAAATGCGCAGTTTTGGAGTGCTGCAGAATTCTTCTGGACGTTAACAATGTCAGTTCCCATTACCCAAAGTCCACGACCTGGAGGTGTCCACTTTAACTCAAATAGACGCTCGTAGAACTCTTTAGCAGATGACTGTGCTTTTGCATCAGACCATGGAAGACGCTGTTGCTTCGCATAGTCCTTCTGAAGGGAGTACGTACCGTTAGTTACGCGCTCGCAAACTTCTGCCCAAGTTTCTTTAGTTCCATCCTCTTTCTTACGAGAATAGGTACGAAGAAAAGTAATTTCTCCTACAGAGTTGCCACCTGCATCTCGATAACCGAATGGTGCTGTCTTGCTTTTGAAACCTGAAACGAAGTCTTCTGAAAGACGAAATGAGAATGCAATAGCCACGTCTGCTCCAAACAGTTGTTGTTGTGTAAAGAATTTGGTTCCCTTAGGGAGAACTAGTTTACGTCTTTGTCTATTCTTCTAGAAAAGAGTAGCGGTGTCCAATCTTGGACTTTCAGCAGGGGTGTCTGTGAGACCAAGCACAATCCCTTTGGCTAACTCTAAACCAGAGATGAAGTGATTATTGAGTCCACGCTCAATGGAACGGTCAACTACTACTTGAATGTTGTCTGCAAGTTTAAGACGAGTGTTGTACTCCGCTTCACTACGAATTGTTTCCAAACTGCTCCAAGTTGGTCCTGACGATTCGCTCATGGTTATACATCCTTTTTCTTGAGGGTGGTGGTGAATATTATTGGAAGCTCAAGCTCTTTAGCAATAGCAACTTCTAGCTTCGCTCCCTCTGACGTATCCCAACCTGGAAGGACATAAACAGAGTCAGATTTCATCAATCCTTCTAAATCCTTACGCATGTACCACGCTCTAGGCATGATGTTCTCTTTTGGTCCGATGTCTGCTGGGTTGAATACAGACTTACCTTGAGCACGAAGTTCTTTTGCTACTTTGTCGAATGCAGGACGGTTGTAGTCAGGTAATCCCGTCATGGGACCTGATAGGTAGATGTGGAAGCGGTCACCATTGCGATACGCCTCCCTCATCATGATGGAACCGAAGAGCGGACCTAACAAGGTGTTTCCTCACAGGAGTGAACGGTGAGAAGAACGTCTTTTGTTCCGCACCCTCCACACTCAATTCTTTCTATGTAGGGTTCATTTATGTCAACAGATAAATGGAGAGTTCCTTCAATCTCTGTATTATCTGGAATACCAAGACGTTCAACTCTTGCAAGCCACTCTTTTACATCTGAGACGTAACGTGGTTTCCCTGTACCTGCATCCATAAAAATAAATACTACTGCCGAAGTTGTGTTGGTTTGAGTACGTTTAATGTGGCCATACTCGTCAAAGATGTTTTCATGTTCATGTGTGTGGTCATGTCCATGTCCGTGGTCGTGTGTATGTTCATCTTCGTCTTCATCTTCATCTTCATCTACTTTTTGAATCTCTTCTAAAAACTCATCAACTACGAAGTCGACGTCTTCTTTTAATAGAGAGTATTGAGAATCTTCTACTTCTGGATTCCACTCAAGTGGGGTTTGCTCTTTACTAAGTTCATCAAAGCCGCGGGAGTTCATCAACGCTTCAGTGATGGTTTCTTTGATTCTGTCTATTGCGCTCATGTCAGCTCCTTATGTCATTTACAACAGTTTTTCTAATTGAAAGGTCATCTAGTTTAGTAAGAATATCATCGAAGAAATAATCATCTGGTTCAGCAGGAACCTCGATGGAACTACCTGAATAGAACGGTCCAATGGAGGTGGGGGTTAGGTAATCTGGCTTTTCGTATTGTTTGGTTAGTTCTTTGAAATCGTCCGCAAATTGAGACGCTGTGTCACAGCAACCATCACATCCGTGATTCTCTGGGATATTGACGCTAATCTCGTCTGGGTCTGGGTGAGCCTGAGAATGTGCGCATATACGCACCATGTATTTTTCTTGCTCAAGCCAGTCTTGTTTCCACTTAACCATGTGATGGTCTGAAGGGTTGTGGATGGTGCAGAACTCCCCTAAGCATGTCCCTGCTTCATGGGTTAAGAGGGCTAAGCCTCCTACTAAAACATTACGCTCCATAGCCTCTAGCTTATAGAAAAGCAAGGACTACGGAGCGCAATGAGTATAACTTTTAGATAACTATGACTTTCTGAAGCTGTCAATACGACTACGAATAACTTCTAGAGAAATACCCACATCAGTCTTTCTTCCTGGTGCCCAGTCTGAATGACGGATAGCAGATTCAGTAGGCCAACCGAGCATGTCAAAAAGTTCTGCGCTCCACTTGGAGGCGGCGGTAATTTGTGCGGGGTTTAAGCCAGTCTTAGGTGTTGAGATGTTGCGCTTATTAATCTTGGTAGATGAGTGCGCTTCAAACTCTATTCCGATTAAATAGTAGTTTCCTAAGTCTTCTGGAATTCTCTTCTTGTTTACAGTCATAGGTCCACCAGTTCCTGCGTGGTATGCACCCCTGCCTGCAATGATTTGAATCTTTCCATTACGTCCTACGACAAGGTGACATGCTCTTGCTTGACCTGCATAGATGCCAGGGTTCTTGCAATAGTTAAGAGAAGGCATATTGCCTCTGGCAAAAGTGGGACAACCTGTGTGGTGCCAAACAACACCTACGGGTTGAAACTTTTTGCCGTATGGGTCAACCTTGAGCCAATCCGACTCAACTTCAAAGTTGACACCTGCACGCATTGCTGACTCGATTAAATAATCAGGGTTCCATGTCATTTCGACACCATAGCAGATTTGGGTGTTTTTGCAGTAGAGTGAGGTTATGACTGTTCCTCATTACAACGTAGTGATTGCTACCCCTGGACACTCCATGCATAAGGAGTATGTCAAGTCCCTTTTGATAAGTACAACTTATCTAAACTCTCTTGGGGTCTCGTACCACTTTGTCAACCAGTTCTCTTCTTTTGTCCCGAGTGCTAGGGAAAATACTGCGACGGACTCCTATGGGGCAGATTGGGAAGCGGTTGCCTTTGGTGCAGGAAAGTTTACTTATGACCGAATTGTCTGGATTGACTCTGACGTTAGTTGGACTGTGGAAGCCTTGCAGACTCTCCTTGATACAGATTTAGACATTGTGTCTGGAATGGTTGCCGTAGATAGAACTGGCAGATTTGGGGCTATGAAGCTAAATGAGGCTGGAAACCCTGTCTCCCTTAATAGCCGAAACTTCATTGTAGAGGGTGAGCCCTTTGAGGTAGATGGGGTTGGTTTTGGCTTCTTAGCTGTAAAGGCTGGGGTTTTTGAAAAGATAGAACGCCCTTGGTTTCGGGTAAGGCAGATATCGATTGAGACTGCTCCTTTCAAGGTGGACCTAGGTGAGGACTACTCTTGGTGCGTTGGGGCTAAAGAAGCAGGGTTTTCTATTTGGCTACATCCTTTGGTGAGGGTTGAGCATATGAAGGAAATGGTACTAACGGTCTAATGGTTAGTTTTCCTAAGTGGGTCTGGTTTCTGTGGTTTGGGCTGTGCGTTGGAGCTATCACCCTTCGGTTTACTTTTGGGGATTGGTCTTTCTAGACTGAAAAACTAAAAAACTAAAAACTGAAAAACTAAAAAAATAAATGACTTCCGAATAACTTCTGGACTCCTGTACTTAAGTTTTGAATTTATCTTCCTGCACTTTTAGTTAGTATCTCCCTTTCCTTGAGTTAGGTTGAGTATGGTTGAGACTTTAAAATAGGTCGACTCTAGTTCCGTCATCGGACGAGACCTTCCTGCAAAAAAGAGAGAAGCTGTAGGATAAAAGGTAGGAAAAAATTGTTAGTATCTTTTTTGGATGATTTTGCAGGAAGGTTGAGATACTATACTTTTTTGAATGTCTTTCAAGAAAAAAAGGAGTTAGTGCAACTATACAACTATGCTTTAATATGTTAAGTCTTAACTTAATTTCCAGTCACTCAGGAATTTTTTTCCTTACACGTACTGAAAGAAAGGTTGAGAATTAAGATATTTAAAATCTAGTGTTATAGTGTATAGTGTATAGTAAAGCAGGGGAACCAGCCCTTTAGGAAGTAGGTGTTTAAGTGTTTGATTTTTTAGTTGACAAGTTTGACACAACGGGTCTAGGATGCTCTATGAAGGAAACTTCAAAGACAAAGAGACGGAGTTACAAATGACTTGGATTCAGTTTGGACTGTTAGCAGTTCTGAACTTCATGTCTGTACTAGGAGCGGTATCGCTTCTGAGATGGATTGATATACAACGCAAGCGAAAGTTTGTGGATGAATTCTTAAACCAGATGGAGGACAAAATCTCAACTGAGATTAAGTTCGGAGATTTGGTAAAACGCTTTGAGGAAGATGAGGGAAGAAAATGACGAGTGCCAAAGAAGCTTTAGCAGCTTTAGGTATTACTACTGAAGAAGCACATGAAGCAGATGAAAAACTAAAAGACCGTAAACCCCGTGACCCAAGGGTTTGTCTCTGCGGTCATGCTATTAATAAACACACAACTCCTGCTGGGATTATCACTTGCCAGCCATCTCGTATGTACTGCCCATGCAAGAACATCAGACCAGTAATTGAAGTTGAGGACACTAGGTTGTTCTTACGTAAGACATCTGGACCTGGAGTTGAACATGCCCTAGTCCGTGGGATTAGCGCATTGGCTCAAGTTGGCAAAGAAGCCAGATGGTTGGACCAGATTAAGTGTGACCGTTGTAATACAACTGAGGGACGGATTATGCCTGTACCAATCAACGGTGCCTCAAAGACTGTTGCGTATGAAGCAACTGGACTAGATGCTCTTTTATGTGACACCTGTATGGAGGAAGTCTAATGAGTCAGCTAACAAACAGCATCGTCGAACAACTAAGACAACTTGCCCAACGAGGTGAGATGACACCAGAAGCTCTGATAAAAGTTCACGAAGTTATTGAGACTTCTGTTGACTCCTGGATTGTATCCAAAGTGAATACCTTAGAAGATATGATAAAAGAGTGGGAACTAGTTATGGACTCGGGAGACAACTCTCTATACTCACTAGGTCTTCGTCGAGCAGTAGATGTCGTTCAAGAGAAGACTGCCTACTCACAACTTCCTATCTTGGAGAAGCCAGATACACCTGACGAACAGGAGCAGGGAAGTGCCATACAACCTTAAGGGAGAGTTAGTCAATCGATGCAACTCTCATGGGAACAAGATGATTTATAAAAACCATGGGACTCTACTTTCAGTTATTTTGACGACCCAGCAAGAACAGGGTGTCAAGCTGACTTGGTACAAATGTGAAGTCCATGGTGGCTATCACCTGACCAAATGGGAAAACAAGAAGGACTGAGATGGAAGAGCAAAGCTGGCAACAAGAACTTAATGCCAAGCGAGTAAAGACTTCTGGCTGGTATGGATGTATCGCACCTGATGGGTGGAAAGACATAATTCTGAAGGCTGACGAGATGTTTGCCTTTATTGACCCTGACTATGAAATCCACCAAATCAAGGAAAAGTTCGGTACCTTGCGCTACTACTTCGCAACAACTAAAAAGTACGAAACTATCGAGTACGACATCATGGAAGCAATCGAACAATGGGCAGAAAGTTGCTCAGCTTCAACTTGCGAAAGCTGTGGGAAATACGGAGAGATTCGTAATGACACCTACTGGATTGTCACCCTCTGTGAAGACTGCAATATAAAAAGGCTAGAGAAAAATAATGGACAACAACTTACCTAAACTTCATTTTGATGGAGATGTATCGTTCAATATCAGACAGGTTCACTATGACGGTGAGTTCTCACATTGGGAGGGTGAACTGGTAGTCAAGGGTGAAACATTCTGTGAAGGAACTAGCCCTACCTTTTGGGGAGTCCATGACATCTTGACTGAGTATGTCTTTGAAGACACCATCAAAGTCGACCATCCTGCGATGGACCACAACTGGTTTAAGATGGATGCCAACGACAAATAGTTATCACATCTGATAACGATTCCTGATAGCCTTGGGAACTACCCACAATTTGAAAAAGGAGTCAACATGACTGAATATTGGTCTTGGCTGTTGGCTATCCTTGGCGTATCTGGAATGTACTTTGTCGGAAAGAAAACCGTTTGGGGATGGCTGGTCTTACTAGCTAATGAAGTCATCTGGGTCGTTTATGCCCTCGTCACCCAGCAATATGGATTTATTGTGATGGCAATCGCTTATGCCTTTGTCTATATCAAAAGCTACTTTGAATGGCGAAAAGCGGAAGTCTAGAAACACTTTTTTGTTCATCAATTTGATGTCCCGTCCGAAATCCAAAACCCCTTATTTCCACAGGGAAATTGACCATTTCAAAATTGGTTGTTTATAAAAGGGGGTAAATATCACGCAACTTTTCCAAAAAATTCGTCCGAAGATGCCTTACTCTAGTGGTACTAGGTAAAAATTATCTAGCCCTCGAAAGAAGGACGAAAACCAAATGAACAAACTCGCAATTGAGTCCTACCTCCGCAACCTGCTTGGTCAGGTAGTCGGAGCCATCTTCATTGTTATGGAGATGTCAGCAACAGCTTCACCCCTTGACTTCACAGGTGCCGAGTGGCTCCTTGTAGCCAACGCCCTATGGGCCTCCCTAATCCCAACCGCCCTTCGTTGGCTCAACTCTAAAGACCCTGCTTTCGGGCGTGTCGCAGAGGTAGCTGCCGCTGAGGTTGGCAAGAAGTTATCCACAGCTGCCGCGAGCGCGAAGAAGCCAGCTGCCAAGAAGACCACAACAAAGAAATAAGTTATTGGGAAGTGGGGCCTTCGCGGGCCCCGCTCTCCATATTTTTTACCTCACCGACATAGGAGAAAAAGATGGCACTAAGCATCGAAGAGGCAAGAGCCCACGCAGACCGCGAACTAGAACTTCGCGCTGAGATTCAGAGCTACGTTGATATGCTCTCAAACCAGGAATACCGCACAAAGGTTGAGAAGGAAGCTATCAGCGCTGTCCTCCAAACAAAGCGGCAAGAATTGAACGACCACCTCGCATCTGCACGTGAAGCTTAAGAAGTAAAAAATGTCTGACCTACTTCCCTTCGAGGAACCGAAGGAAGAGGAAGACCTTGAACCCGCAGTTGATACTCCCTTAGATTTCCGTCCTGACCTGACGGCAATCGGCATGGTTGAGATGGAACGCGGCGTTGTCGAGGACACCTACGAGAACCGTCAAATACTTCGCGGCGCGTTAATGAACTGGGACCCTGTCTATTCACAGACGGGTCAACCAACGGGGCTTATTGCTGCCCGCTCTCAAGAACAAATGAAAGAACGGCGTGTCCTTTCCCTGGCGGAAAAGAAGCCGCTGCTCTCAAACCCACTTGACAATAACTCCGACTACTTAACGGGCCTGGACCTGATAGTTGATGAATCGGCGTGTCGTATTACACCTCCCTGGGTTGTCGGTGCTACTAAGACTTGGCAGAAGGAACAGGCAGACGGCGGCCCGAAATCAGCAAAGCGAGCGCCTGCCGCTCTGCCCCACCGCTGTCGAATCATTAAGGGCGACGGCTTGCGCTGCATGCTCTGGTCTAGCGGGCGTCTGAAAGATGACGGCTTGTGTCGCGTCCACCTCCGCAGTCAACGGAAGCCTGGCGAGGATGTCGAACGTGCTCGCAAGAAGCTAATGCAATCCGCACCTTATGCGGTAGATGTGATGGAAGAACTTATGGAGACGGCTGTCTCCGAACCCGTGCGCCTTAAAGCCGCAGCCGAAATCCTTGACCGCGCAGGCGTGCGAGGCGGCGTGGATATTGGGGTGGACGTCCAGGTGACTGACGGTCGCTCCCCAGCAGAGATTGTGCTTGACCGCCTCAACCGCCTACGGCAAGGAGCCGCCAATACCGCCATCCTCCTGGGAGGAACGGTAGATGTTAATGATGCTGATGTTATCGATGCTGAAGTCGAAGATATAGAAATTTTACCTCAGGAAACCACGGCGAGCGCCGAGGTAAAAAATACGGATGAGACAACCGTCGAGTCAGAGACCATAACAGCAGAGGAGCTCGACGAGCTGTGATGACGGTAGAACAACTTATCGAAGAGGCGGCGCAGCTTGCGGCCCGCCTTCAATCAGACATTATTGAGTGCCGAACTCGCGATGAACACATCCGCGTAACGGCGAGGGCAAATGAGGCGGCTAATCTCCTTAACGGCCTGAAGAGGTTTCAACTAGAGGCAACGGAGCAAGTTAATAACTAGTAAGCATTTCCAATGCTAACTAGTAATTAACGGTTTGTCAAGTGCCAAAATCAAACGGCAAGTGTGACCAAGAGGAAGACCCAACGGACTGGGTAGACAGAATGGATGAGTTACCAAGTTAATGGGAAAAGTATTAAAGGATTGTTTCTGGTGCGGCGAGGTTTATGAACTCGGCCTGCATGACCGATGCCCTAAATGCTCAACGGACATTGACATCGCAGCTGCAGCTAACGGCGAGAACGAAACAACTTCCTAAACCAGGCAGCGGCCCGCTTGAGCTGGTCTTTGAATCCCCACCACAGGAAAGCGATACCCGTTGTTCCAAAAGCGGCGAGCGCAATAAGGACTTCGTGTAGGTGGAACGGGTCTGCCCCAACGGGATGAGCATAGATATTCATACATCCAGCATAACGGTAACCACCGACATTGCTGACGGAACATTCAAATAACTTTAACGGCAGCGGACTGGAGCTTAAGGTTCCCATCATAGAACTTGCCGTACAACCTTAGAACTAAGTTTGTATGGGACGGCGAGCTCGGGGTACCTTGGTTACCAAACATCCCAATAACTTTTACCTGGCGGCGAGCTCACCATCTGGAACGGACGGGCGGAAAAACCAGGCGGCCCGCGTATAACGGAGAGTTATTGCGATGTTGACCTGGCGGCCGCAGCTCAGCTGCTGACGGTAAAAAATCAGGGAGGTAAAAAATTTAAAGCGGCCTGGTATAGCTGCGCCAAGTATTAACGGTGAGAGTTCAGAATGGGTTCTGAAGTTGGCGGCCAGGTAAGCAGAACCGAATAACTTTAACGGCGAGCTCTGAAGGTACAGCTGCCTGGTTGACGGTGAGTTGTTTGGATGTAGCCCACAGCGGCTCGCCCAAGTTGAACAACCTATGAAACGGTTTGCTGCTTGACAGGACTTGACACGGTGGGTAGGATTAGGTTTCTCAACCGAGCGGCCGAGAAACTAACCCGCGGCCCGCCCGAGAAACAAATAACTTTTTAAAACGGCGAGCTATCAGCTGGTAACTTAAATTTAACCAGGTTGACAACGGTACCCGTTCGCTCTATGATAAACATATGATTGAACTATTTATACTTTGGAACGTAGCCGCGGCTCGAGCTGACGCTAACAACGGATACGATGACGACTTCACGCCTAGCGGCTTGCTGCCCGTTTGGGCAATGCTGCAGATTCTTATATGGCCACTATCGATGTGGCTTCTCCTATGGAAGCGTCTTGGTGTTGAGTGGGGTTGGGCCCTAGGCATAACCAGCACATTTACATCCCTGGGAATCTTCATTGCTCAAGATAGTTTTTATTGGGTTGTTGGTTTAATAATGTCAGTGGTTGCCTTTATTCTCATCACAAAAGAAGTTTTATCAAATAGTTGACAAATGTAAATCTGTTGTTCTATAATAGATTTAGGAGGAAAGATGAACATAAAAACAAAAGACGAAGTGAAACAGTTCTATGCGGACCAGTGCAAAGGCGCTATTGGAGCGAAGTTAGTTTCGGTACGCCCTATGACAGAATCAGAACTTGAAGCTTTCGGCTGGGACGAATACGATTCAGAAGGCGCGATTGTTTTAATTTTTGATAATGGTCACGTCTTAATACCTGCCCGCGACCCTGAACTAAACGGCGCTGGGTTTATAGAAACAGCAGAAATGACAAAAGGATAAAAAATGGAAACAAGAGAACTCATTCTATTAATTGCTGGAATGTTAATTGGTAGTGGTCTGACTTTATTTGTTTGGGCAGTAATCCACTTTAAGCCAAGCTATAGACGACAGATAAGAAGAAGCACCTACATCCCACCTTCAATTGAGGGCAGGAAGTATCAAAGGAAGTATAGAAATGTTCAAAGAGATTTTGATAAATCTTTGATAAAAATGCAGAAAGCACTTGACAAGTATTAAGTCAACACTCTATAATAGAAAATATTAGGGAACCCCCTAATAACAAAAACGATGAAGGAGACACCCAAGTGGGATACACACACTATTTCTCAAAGGTAGGCACTACTCGCGATGATGCACTGCGATTCGAAATGTTTGCTCGCGGCGCTCGCACGATTATTGAATACGCAACACAACACGACAACATTCAAATCGCTGACGGCATGGGCGAGAAGCTAGGTGGGTGGGAGATTTCCGATTCATTAGTTTCATTCAATGGATACGGCGCGGATTCTCACGAAACCTTTTATTGGGCCGTGGACGCTAGCGGATTCAATTTCTGCAAGACGGCACGCAAATCGTATGACCCAGTAGTTACGGCTTGCCTTATCCACCTCAAAGATGTTTACGGTGATGCAGTGGATATCGGCTCGGACGGATACTGGTCAGAGTGGTCTGACGGTGCACGCCTCTACCGCAACGCAACGGGCCTGACCGCTGAGAACCCAATGACACCAGAAGAGGTGAGCGCATAATGGAAACGGCTCGCGTAGCAGTAATGCCACAGTGCGATTTCAATTGCGGTGAAACGGCTCGCTATGATGCCGCCACTGTAATGGGCCCTTGGGCCTACATGTGCCAAAGTTGTTTTGAACTTAACGGCACGGGCAAGCTAGGACTCGGGTTGGGTCAACGGCTTGAGTTGGTGAAGTAATGGGCAGGTATGTAAAAGCGCACATCACTTTTGAATTCGACAAAGCGTTTCTAGAAGACGGCATGGATACAACCATGACGGACAAAGAGTTTGCGGACTATGCCCGTGAGACTTTTATAGAAGACATCTACGGCTTGGTAAAAATGAACGAACTGGGAGATGCGGTAAAGGTAGAGTTTCTAGAGGAGGTGGCGTAATGCGCGGATACGTAGAGTGGCTTGAGAGCACGGCTCGCGATAAGCCCGAAGACTGGGAACCAACCGCAGAAGAGTTCACGGATGCAATGCTCGAGAAAGCTGATACGGCCAGGGATTCAGAGTAAGTAAAAAAATTTAACGGCTCGCCAATAAGCACCCGCAGCGACGGGACTTGGCGGGTCGTTTTTCTTTGACGGGGTAAAATTTAAAGATGGACGAGAAGAAGCGGGAACGCGAGCGCATCAAGCGGATAACTAAAGGCGTGCCTGGAAACTATGTTCAGAATCAGAAGTCCCAGGTATTTGAAGACCGACGCACAAAGCGGATGCGAACTCGTGAGGTAAAAAATCGCACAGCGATTGAGGAACAAACTCCAGAGGAGTAGTTCGTTGATGTCAGCAAGTTTCCTGCACTAACTTCACAATAACTTTCCTTCTTTAATTCCAGGGCCCTCGTCAACTGAACGACACGCCGAAAAACTTTTTCCCAACAAAACTTGACAAGTGTGCAGGAAGGTGTAATAATAAGTTCACCATCAACAAACGACGAAAGGAAACAAGATGGCACGCACAGTTCATTTTGTGATTGCAGTGGACATTGACAACAAGTCAGTCCACATTGACGACGACACCTTCACAGCAAAGTTTCACGAAGGCTCACTCTATGACGAAGAAAAACAAGAGTGGCGTGAAGAAGATTACGAAACAGAGTATCTTCCAGCACTTGAATTACTAAACACAGTTGCATTGGCAAAGGAGTAAAAATGACGAAGATAACTGTAAGAGCAACACTCACTAAAAATTATGAAGTTGAGGTCGAGGCGGAGGATGGTATGGATGCCATCAAACAACTTGACGACTGGATTGCGGATGACTTCAAGGATTATGAAGTCGGCGCTCGCTGGGACTTCGAGGCGTAATACTTGACAACAGATGAGGAAGCCTTTATGATAGAACTCGTAGGGGCTTCCTCCCTTACTAACCAAAACGACGAAAGGAAATAAAATGCCAAATTGGGTCTATAACAACCTCACCATAACTGGTGATGAAAAAGCGATTGCGGAGTTCAAGGAACTTGCATCAAAGCCTTACACCACCTACTACGAAGATTACAAAACAAATCAACAAGTAGAAGGAACACACGAAGGCGTCATACAGTTCTGGAACTTCATAGAGCCAGAAAACAAGCAACTGTATTTTGGGGCGAGCGATTACAAACCCGAGGGATACGACGAACTATCTATGGAAGAGAAGATGGCTCTCTCTATGCAGTTCAAGTCCGACGGCTGGTATGACTGGAACATTCGCAACTGGGGCACGAAGTGGGATGCTTCCGACCCCGACCTCGGCACGGACAGTCCTACTGAACTTCAATACAGTTTCAGCACGGCTTGGTCTCCTGCGGAGGGAGCATACCGAGCAATGGTTGAACAGTTCCCGACCCTTACCTTCAAGTTCCACTGCGAAGAGGAACAAGGCTGGGGCGTGGAGTTCGAGGGCACGGACGGCGAGTTATCGGTAAGCGACGAGTGGGACATTCCACAAAGCCACGCAGACTATGTAAGCCGAGACAACGAGGACGGATGTGCTTGTGCTCAGGGCTGGGATGAAGAAGATTGGTATGACGATTGCCCTAATAACAAGAAGGCAACCGAGAAAGCAGTATCGGAGATAGAAGAAATCTCTGAGATGCTTGTCGGGCAAGAGTAAAACTTACGGCGTGAGGGAGGGGGCGAGAGCCCCCTTTCTTATGGCGAGCGCAGGTAAAAAACAGATACACTAGACACGGAAGGAGATTCAAATGACCGAGGTAAAAAACACAGAAGAAGCTGTTCGCTCTTTGCATTACTTTGCTGAAGACGGCAGCTACGGCAACGCATCTGGTCTAACCATTATGGAGACCACCCATTGGGACGAAACTGACTGGGCAATCATTGAAGGTGCATCAGACTGGGCTCGACCTGAAGTAGCAAGAGTTCTCACAGAGTCTTACGAACCTGGAGCTTCGGAAGAAGCACTACGTGCTCGACTTGACAGTCTTGGCGTAAACCTGACAGAGTTCGAGAAGTAAAAAACTTCGGGAGGTTTCTTCGTCGTTTCCTCCTGAACACCGACCTGAGCCATGTCGTGATAAAACTGGCTCACTAACATTTCCGCGACACGCCGAAAAAGATTTTTTCAAATGGACTTGACAAGTGCAGGGAGATGATGCAATACTTATCTCAATGCCACACAGGCAGGGATAACGACGATAAGGACACATCATGGGAGATAGAGCAGTAGCAGGTTTTAGAGCAAAGTCTGCAACACCAACAATCTTTTTGTATCAGCATTGGTCTGGCGAAGAACAAAATCGCTGGTTTGCTGAGGCATTAGGGGCAGCACGACCACGCTGGTCAGATGACTCTTATGCAACACGCATTATGGTTTCGCAGTTAGTTGGAGACCAATGGACTAGCGAAACTGGTTTTGGTCTTTATGTAGGTGGCACTTCACATGGTGCAGATTACAACTACATCTTGATTGCAGATTTTGAAAAGCAAATGGTTTTGGTTTGTGAAAACGACAACTCAGACAATGTGCTTGCAGAAATTAGCTTCGATGATTACATCTCGAATTACGAAGTTCTAGTTCCTAATTCAACAATGGAATTGGACAAGCAAAAGAACGAAGAGTTCCTTGCTAAGTATCCTGATTTAGCAAAGGTCTTCACCTCGTAATCAAATTGTTATCAAGAGAGGGGTGTTTGGACTTGACATCTTCCTGCACTCCTCTCTATGATAAGAACATAACTAAATAAGTCCTAGCAGACACCCATAACCCGAAAGGAAACAAGATGCTAGATGCAACGAAAGATGTGCAAGGAATTGCACTTTATGCGGAGTTCCGCAAACCTGGGGCGATGATGCAAATACTCATCACTCCTGATGGCTACGCCAATGATGGAAAAGAAGTTCCTGCATCACTTTATCGCAGGGTCACTACTCCATTGACTCCAAAGAAACAATGGCGCAGTTCTGGCTTGTCATGGCGTGCAGTCTCAGACCTAAATGGTGAGGCGCTCGCAAATGATGCAAAAGAGAAGTTCACAGAGACTCGTATGAGTTTCGCAGTTCAGTTGTTCGATGGCATCAAAAATGGTGGCTGGACATTGACTAAGGACACTCTATTCATTGAGACATCTAAGAAAGACCTTGATGATGTCAAACTATCTAAGACACCCAACAAGTTGATGTATCGCATCAACCAAACAAGAGACGCTCTTGGCTTCCCAGCCGAGATTGCATAAGAACGAGGAGAAGTAAAAATGGAAACTCTAAAAGAACGCTACGCCGACATTGGCGCAGGATTTTGGGACGCAGTAATAGATACTGTTTCTCAGTTCGGAAACGAAGAAGCATCTGTTCAACTGAGCGCAAAAGTGAACCCAACAGGTCGCTATGTTGCTCGTGCATCAGGTGCAGAGCGTGCACCTCGCAAGAAGGCGATTGACCAAGCAGTTGCGGTTGATGGCATGGAAGGCGAAGAGGCTTACACTCGTCCAAATGGTTCACAGTATTTTGGTCGCAAGTGGGGTGGACACTCAGATGTTCTAACACTACGCAAGGCTCGTGAGGCAACATCGAAAGTGTTTGCTGGCTCTGGAGGTTCTGCGATGTTCGCACTTCTCTATGGCGCTCCAGGGTGCGGTAAAACTGCACTCGTCGAAGCTGCTTACTCAGATGTTTACACCTTGATGGGAACTGGCGATACAGAAGTTGCCGACATGATTGGTGGCTATGTTCAGACACCTGCGGGTGGCTTCGAGTGGGTTGATGGCGACTTGGTAAAAGCAGCCGAAACTGGTGGCGTTTACTTCATTGACGAGATTGGTTTGATTGACCCTAAGGTTCTTTCAATCGTCTACGGACTGATGGACGGACGCCGTGAACTTACAATCACAGCAAACCCTGAGCGAGGAACTATCAAGGCTCACCCCGAGTTCTTTGTAGTTGCTGCAACTAACCCAAATGCTCCAGGAGTTCGTCTCTCTGAGGCGTTGCTATCTCGTTTCACCTTGCAGGTTGAAATGACTACCGACTGGAACTTGTCTCGCAAGATGGGCGTGCCAACACCATTGGTGACTGCTGCTCAAAACTTGGCAAAGAAGCAACTGGCTCGTGAAGTTTCATGGTCGCCACAGATGCGTGAACTACTTGCGTTCCGTGACATCGCAGAAACTTTCGGAACTGAGTTTGCGATTTCTAATCTGCTCGCTGCTTCACCTGAGTTGGACAGAGCCATTGTGGCTGATGTCTTGACTCGTGTGTATGCCACCGAGTGCAAGCCAGCGAAAATCTAATCCTCCTCGTTTTAGATTTCGCTGAGGGGGAGGGGCTTCATGGGTGTCGCTCCTCTCCCACCCTAACTTGACACCCAACAACTTTTCATTATAGAATTGCATTACTCGATTGGACACCGAGACATAAAACGGAAGGATACAAAATGGCACATCTAAAGCACAGCGAGAACAGAGCAAGCAACACTCCACCTGAGTGGCTTGCCGTAGGTCGTGCGATTGGCGAACTTGCTAACAAATGGAGTGAGCGCCATGACCTAGTTGGTTATGTTGGAACAGATGCAGGACATGGAGCACCAGCGTGCTACAACCCTGCGCTCGCAGAGATTGAAGTAGATACAGCGATTGCTTTTGGCAAGATGGTTTCCCCTGAGCAAGTTGGAGACCTTACTGAAAGAGCAACACAGTTCGAGTTTGCAAAAGCAACTGGTGCAATTATGCATGAGGCGTTTCACGCAAAGTTCTCTAATTGGGATTTAGAAAAAGCATACAAAGATTTAGAAAAAGATGAGCACCAAGCACTTGTCCTATTAGAGGAAAGTCGTATTGAAGCTCAGGGGCTTTTGGCGATGCCTGAGTCTCTCAACTTCCTGCGTGCATGTGCGATGGACATCGTTATCTCAGATGCCAAAGAAAAGTTCGAGACCTCATCAAATACTCAGAGTGCTGCTTTTTTGGTGGCAACAGTTCATGCTCGTATAGATGCGGGTATCCTCGATGCCGATGAAGTAAAAGATTTAGTCGAGTTAGTAGATGGCTACATGACTCCCGAAGTTATTGCGAAGTTGCGTGCGATTGCACACAAATTCCAAGCACACACAATGCATGCCAATGCCGAACCTCTTTATCCACTTGCTAAAGAGTGGGCAAAGATTATTCGTGAAGTTGCCGAAGAAAAAGGCGATGGTCAGGGAGAAGATGGCAAACCTGAGTCAGGCGAAGATGGCGAAGGCTCAAGTGGTATGTCTAAAGAGTTTGCAAAGATGCTGATGGACGCACTAGAAGAAGCAGGTGCGGTTATTTCGATTGGCAACGCAGATGCGCTCGCAGACCAAGAGCAAGCCGAAGAGTGGGAACAAGAAGTAAAAGATAAGCAAGCAGAGTCGAAAGAGCAACAGAAGAACAGAGATACTGCAAAAGAGGTGTTTGACAAATCCACAGGTGTCGGCACATCAAAGACTGGCTCTCGCCTAGTTGAGACTCGCAAGCCAACTCCACAAGAGAGAATTGCTGCTGTTCAGATTGCACAGATGCTAGAAAAGGCAAAGTATCGTGAGCGTGATGCGGTAGAGATTGCAAGCATCACACCTCCAGGGCGTCTACGCACTCGACAGATGGTTCAAGGTCGAGCACTCAAAGAGCGTGGCGTGATGCAACAGGTTGCGCCGTTTCGTCGCACAGTTCGCAAGCACACCGAAGACCCAACACTTACAGTTGGCGTGATGGTGGACATCTCAGGTTCGATGGGTTCTGCGATGCAACCAATGGCAACCACAGCGTGGGTTATGTCGGAGGCGGTTCGCCGTGTGCAAGGCAAGTGTGCGATGGTTTATTACGGCTCAGATGTGTTTCCGACCCTAAAGTCAGGGCAACACCTAGAAGATGTAAATGTCTATAATGCACCTGATGGCACGGAGAAGTTCGACAAGGCTTTTCGAGCACTTGACGGAAGCCTCAATCTTCTGAACGGAAGCGGTGCTAGACTGCTGGTTGTCGTCTCAGATGGTCAATACACTACCGAAGAACGAGAGTTTGCAAGGAAGTGGATTGCTAGATGCAACGAGTCAGGCGTAGCCATTTTATGGCTTCCGTTTGACGGAGGGCATTATGCTGAGAGACTGACACGACACGGCAAGGTGGCGGTCATGTCAGGAGTGCTAGACCCAACAGGCGCTGCTTCCGAAATCGGTAGGCGTGCTGCTGGGGAACTTACAAATGTGGGTAGGCTCAACGCCTAAACTCAATAGACCTCTCAAAGCGGGTATGCGTCCTTCCAGCGTGTGTCCAAACCTGCGGAGAGAGTTGTGGTAAAAACGGAGAGTCTCGTCGTCCCTCACAGAAAACGGCGGGGCTCTTCGTTTCTCAAAACGACGGAGGTAAAAAATGACGATACGACCAATAGTGTTCCTGGTTGATACCGAAGGCTTTGATGTTTCCTGGAGCTTCGGCTTCCCGCTGCCTGGCGACCAGACAGCTTCAGAGTTCTACAAGTGCAGCACCTCGCTCGTATGTGAGGTAAAAAAAGAAGGCTTCTTGGTGGACATCTATCTTGATGGCGACATGCGGTATCGCAAGGGGGAGCAAGACATCAGCATCTACGATGGGGGTGACTTACTTGCTGCGGGCTACGACACAGATAAAAAATTCACAGATGCCATCGAGGCGGAAGAACTCCAACACATCAACAACCCGTGGTTCGATTTGTATGTTCAGGGTGAGCACCTAGATTGCGTGACCCACGACATCAACGAGGCTCTTCAATCTGCGATGGCTTGGCTTGACGAGGAGATAGCGAACGCAAAAGAAATTGAAAACTTCGGCGTGTCTTCGCTTGACTTCTCTGCATAAAAGAGTATTATTTCTTTTGTAAGGCAAAACGACGAAAGGACAGGAAATGGCTACAAAGACAAAGGCACGCAAGCAAGTAATGATTTACATTGGTTGCTGGTTGTGCGGTGAGACATTTCAGATTGCAGAAAGAGACTACAACCACGGCGCATCTTGCGACAAATGTATAAGGGGAGAAAAATGATAGGCATTTCACTAAACGATAAAACTGTAATGATGGCAACACCAAAATGTTCATGGTGCGGAGACATTGGCGAAGTAGAAGTTCCTACGGCTGGTTTCCTTGCTAGACAACTCAAAGCACCAATTCAAGAGTGCTTTCCTGAGATGGATAAAGCTCTCCGTGAGCAAATTCTTTCAGGAACTCACCCCAAGTGTTGGACAGAGATGTTCGGGACTCACTAATGACAACATGTCAATCATGCGGTTGGGAAATCCACCTCGACTTCGGTCGTTGGGTGGATTCCACCGAAAACCCTATGTGCACAAAAGACTCAGACCACCAACCCCTTCGGGTAGCGTAAAAGTTATTGGCAAGTTGGGGGCTGGAAAATTTCCAACTTACTTACCGAAAATGGGAAAATTTCCGTTATCAAACTGTTATCAAAAAAGTTGCGACACGGCTTGACAAATGTCAGAGAGGTCGTGTAATGTAGTTCTTGTTAGGGAAACCTAGCAAAAAGTCCCCAACATTGGGTTCGGGATAATGACAAAATGAAAAGGAGTCTTAGTTATGTCTAAGGCATCAGTAGCAGTAGAAGTAGTAAAAGTAGTAAACATCGCAAAGGTTGAGAACACATCAGTAGAACTCAACGCAGACACCCAAGCAGTAATTGACCAGTTCGTGGCAACACGCACAATGATTACCGAATTGGAAAAGACCAAGAAAGAACTTGAAGCACAAATCAAGGAAGTTCTTGGAGACGCCGAAGTTGGAATCGTAGACGGAAAAATCCGTATCGAAGCCCAGAAGCGTTCACGCACAGGCGTGGACTCAAAGAAGTTAGCACTTGCTTTCCCCGAGGCTTATGAAGCCACTCAGACCGCCACAGATTATGTGGTTCTGGTTGTGAAGTAAGCCCCCCTTATTTCACACCGAAGCCCCTCGACTCTCCCCCAGAGTCGGGGGGTTTCTCTTTACGACACGCCGATAAAACAAAAGCTTGACAAAATGCAGGTAAGTCGTAGAATAGTAGCAAGAAGTAAAAACGACGACAGGGAGAAGAAAATGGACGAAAAGATAGTAGTTGAATTAGACAGGGTTGAATTACACCTTGCCACACAGGGAGTAAGTGCGGTTATGCAAATGCTTACCGAATACATTGAGAAGCACCGCAACCACAAAGATTACAGCATGGAAAAATTGTTCTCACTTATGGACATGTATGCCACCGCTGGAAATCTATGGGCTAACTTGCAAAAAGCACAGGGCACAACCCAAGAAGAAATTGCACAGTATCTAGCAGAGCAGGAGAAGTAAAAATGCAAGACATCATGCGGATTGTTCTAGAGCAGTCAAATCAAATCTGTATCGAGTGCGGACGCAAGTTCGACATGTTCGATGAAGAGCAAGCAAGCGAGTGGCACGCTGGACATGATTGTGAGGTGGAGGAGTAATGAGCAAAGAAGTTATGTATTGGAGCGACCTTGCGGACTTGACCCACAAGACACAGGTAGAGAAGTTTGGTTTCTGCACATGCGAAGACAATGAAGGAAATGAAAACCCATACGCAGATTGCCCAGAGGAGGCTAGGTAAAAATGTTAGTCAAAGACCTGAAGAAGCAATTAGAAAGTTATCCAGATGACGCGGAACTCATTGTGGCTTACTGGGACAAGGATTGTGTTGATGGATACCGAGGCAACGATGTTCCTCCCATCACAGATGAAGAGTGGGCTGATGTTGTTGTGAAGTATGAAGATGGAGAGTTTGGTTGGCAAAGCGATGCTGCCGAACTATTAGTCGAAATAGTAGATGAGGTAAAAAATGTCGCTGCCTGAGATTGACCACATAGAGCTGACGAAGGAAGTTATTTTTGTTGGTGACTATTTCACCCTGATGACCACAGTTGTTCTTGACGAGCAGTTGCGGGAGGAAGGCGAAGATGACCACGACTTCGCATCAAGACTTGCAAATGTTTGGCTAAAGGAATACTACGGCTGGGACGTTGGTGCGGTATCACATGAGATTGGTATAGGCATTGACGATGAGGAAGAGGAAGACTAACGCGCTCGCGGTGGAATCACTAGGTAAAAAATCATTTATCCTAGAGTTCCACGGCAGTTGCTTGAGTTAGTCTCGCACTCTCGTGATGAGGTGGGTTCTACCTCCCACCGCATCTATCCCTTGACTCCCTGCGGGGGATAGGTGTTTTGTAGAAATCTATTATAGAAACGCCCCTCTTCGGAGGGGCTTTTCTTTTACAATCATCTCCTAGCAGGAGAGGTAAAGTAGACCTATGTTGAGACCAAGTATCGTAGATAAGTCCTTCCACCAAAATGGCTCTGCCACGCCGTTCATAGCAGCAATCATTGACGACCCAAATGATGGGGAAACCAAACTTGTTGTGATGTTCGAGGAGGAAGGCTGCGTTGCGGTTCTTTCTCTTGACAGGCTCATTGACGAGGAAGACATCTCTGCAAAAAACAACGCACATCACCATGCCGATAAGCATGAAGATTCGCTGCGTGAGTTATTGTGGGAAGACTAAAGCTCAGGTAAAAAATACGCAAGCTGCGTTGCAGCAGCTCCAGGGAGAAGAGAATAACTTGACCACGATTGCAGCTATCCAGGGCGAAGGTTGGGCGGTGATTGGCTACGACAGCCGAGTTACCGAAGACAATCGCATCTTTGTGCTGCCGAAAGATGCTGGCAAGGTGGTAAAAAATGGCGCATACATCTTTGGCGCTGCGGGAGACATGCGTGCGGTCAATCTACTTGCACATACCTTCAAGCCTCCTGTCCCAACAGCAACAGAGTATGGCGTCAAGTTAGACAAGTTCATCTCTTCTAAGTTCGTTCCTGCTCTGAAACAATGTTTTGATGATGCTCAATACGGGGAAAAGGGCGAACAAGACTCCTCCGTGCTGGTAGTTATACACGGACGCATCTATGAAATTGGTGGTGGTTACGACTGGGCATCAGACGAGTCAGGCATTTACTCAATGGGTTCTGGAGCTGGTTATGCTCTTGGTTCAATGCACACCTCCCTTGAAGGTAAAAAACGCACCATCAGCGCAGCACGCAGCGCCGTGAAGAGTGCGGTTGGAGTTGCGACTCGACTAGACCCCTCCTCTGGCGAACCAATCTATGTAATCTCCCAGTCTGGGTAGTTCGTTCATGTCTGGGGGCTACCCCCCGACACTTCCAAATAACTTTCCTAAATGGACTTGACATCTTCCTGCACTTTCTGTTATTATTGCTATAACGACGAAAGGACACACAATGTATGGATTTCCAGATAGCGCATTAGTAGGAACAGCAAAGCGTCTTAGCAAGGCGGGCAGGGGAAAGAAGACAGAAGTAAGCATTGACGACTTCATCTTCCTGTTCCGTGCGGTTAGTAAGTTCTTTGCTCGCCGTAAAGCGCAGAAGGCTCGTGCTTTGTTCTATAAGAAGCATGGCTACTACAAGCACCTGCACTTGACAAAATGCAGGGAGGTATGAAATAATAAATACATCAACGACGAAAGGAAAGAAATGAAGAAGGTGAAAGAAATGACAGACAAAGAGTGGGAAGACCTAGAGGTTGCGTCAGCGCAAGTTCTATGGGAGAACCTCAATGCCGAAGACGAAGCAGACTTAGTAAATCTGGAGAGACCAGACTACGGTCAGGCTGGACGACGCTACTACGACCCATTGTGGTCAGAGGTGCTCAATGGACTTTGGCAAGGTGGAACAGATGACCTTGATGTTGATAGACAGCTAAAAGTTCCAATGATTACACCAAAGAACTTTGACACCGTTATCACAATGTATGCGGACGCTAATCCTGTTGATTGGTTTGTAAAAGAATTCCGTTATGGAGTTTGGGACTCAGACATCAACAAGATGAATACCGCAGAGTTGTTTGACATTGTGCGATTGGCTCATGCCGATTGGAAGCGTGGCAAGCGAGTTCTTATTCGTTGTCAGGCTGGTTGGAATCGTTCAGGGCTCATCACAGCATTGGTTCTTATTCGTGAGGGCATGGGTGCTCGTGAAGCCATTGACCTTATTCGTGAGAAGCGAAGCGAGTGGGCACTATGCAACAAGTCCTTTGAGAAGTTCTTACTTGAACAAGACCCGAAGGTTTGGCAAGGCGACTCATACGGAAGCGACACGCCGAAGAACTAATTCCTTGACAAATGTCAGGAAGGTTGAAACAATTGACCCAAGAGACACAAATGACGAAAGGAAACAAACAAATGAAAAACTACATAATGCTTATGGACAGGAAATACATCTTGCGCCGTCGCTGGGCGTTCGCGCTCGCGGTTGTGCTTGCGGTTATTGCGTTTATGGGTTTGTATTATGTTTCAACTCGTATTTGGTGGGTTGAGGGTCAGGGCTATTGCTTTGACACAATGGATAAATGTTTCCCAGACATCTTTGGGAAGTAAACAATGACGAAAGGTAAAAAATGAAGAGCACTCGAATAGCCGAACAAGCTGCGGAGCTCTACAGCAAGGGCATGGCAATCGAAACGGTTGCATCTGAACTTGGTGTGGCGTATAGAACAGCAAGGAAGGCAATCAACATGAAAGGAGTAACACTTCGTGACCCAAGTGCAAGACTGGTTGGCAGGACTCGTCCAGACAAGCAAAGGACTGTTGAAAATGTCTAAAGGAATCGTATGGACTGCGGTTATCTCTGCGCTCGCTAGTGTGGGCTCAGTCATCTATGCGGTCTTAGGTGAGAGCGAGTTAGTGGTTGCACTTGGCTTTATGTCGGTGGCATCTGCTCTACTTGCATCAAGAGAAAAGTAGTATTTGACTTTCCTGCAAAAGTCAGGTAGGTTATGTATTACATCATTACGGAAGGACGAAAATGACACAAGTATTAGAAGTTGCATCTGAGAAGCAGGTGAAGTTTCTTGACGACCTTATGGTTCAAAGAGAAATCCCTGCGGTTATTCTCAATGTGTTTCTTGAGCAGAGGGCATCTCTGAGCAAGAAGCAGGCATCAGGATACATCTCGATGTTCCTGGGGTTCCCTAATGCTGTCGAGGTAAAAAAGTCTCCTGCTGGGCTAACCCCTGAGCAGGAAGCTCGTCAGCGTCTATTTGCGGAACTAAATGAGGCACTTCAGACAATCCCTAAAAGCAAGTATGCAATCCCTGTTTCGGAGTTGATGCTTGACTTTATGAAGAAGCCTGTGCATGGCGACCTAGTATTTCTTGAGGTGAAAGAATACATGAAGCGTCTGCAAATGAACAAGTTGTTTGGTTCAGTTGGAGCGTTCACTCGTGTACGACCTGACGTTGAGGATGCCCTCGCGTTTGTGCGGATAGTCCAGAAAGACCCTTACAAATACGCACGCATGTTTGCTGAACATTACAAGTGCTGTGGCAAGTGTGGTGCAGACCTGACAGACCCGCGCTCGCGGGAACTCATGCTTGGACCTGACTGCCGAAGGGCATTTGGGTTTGTGAAATAAGTCACAAAAAAGAACCCTTAGACCTACGCTTAGCAGGTCTGGGGGTCTCTTTGACCCTCTGGTAAGGTTTATACATGAGCGACGCATTAGACAAATTGACATGTGGGCTTTCGGTAGCCCCAATGGTTGCGTAATTCTGCAATCTGCCCTATCCCCTAAAGAAGGAGCACCGAGATGAAATCATTTACAGTAAAAACAGATGCAGTAATCCTTATGGTTGCTGTGTTCCTGCTCGCTAGCACTACAACTGTTGCTGTTGCACATGCACAAGCATCAGAAGAACTACTCGAAGCAAAGAACCAAGTTGCTGCGGTCAGTATCTCCCCCATCGCTGAGGTAAAAAAGATGGAGAACTTACTCGCTAGACAGCAAAAGCCATCACGAACCCTCGAGAAGTATGCAAATCAGAGAGAACAACTTACCCCTCTTGAGCTGAAGGAACTGCTGAGCCTCGTTGGGTTTGAGGGCAGTGCTCTCAGGTCTGCTTGGGCTATTGCGATGAAGGAGTCCACAGGACGCCCTAAGTCCCATAATGGCAACTCAAACACAGGCGACAACTCATACGGGCTATTCCAAATCAACATGATTGGTGGGCTTGGAGAAGACCGCCGTGAGAAGTTTGATTTGGAGCAGAACTCTGACCTCTGGAACCCCGTTCTCAATGCGGAGATTGCTTATCACATGTCAAATGGTGGTAAGGATTTTGGAGCATGGGGTATAGGCCCTAACGCTTACAATGGTGGAACGGTTGGCTCTTACTACAAGTGGCTCGACCAATACCCAGAAGGAAAGTAGGATTCGTGGAAGACATCAGACCAGAAGTAAAGGCTGAGCCAGTCGCGCTCGCCGTAGAACCAAAGACTATCCCTGCGGTAGTTGTAGAAGCAAAGCCAGAACCAGTCAAGGAACCTGAAGTTGTTGCGAAGAAAGAAGCTGCCGCGTCAGCTCCTGCTGTTGCATCTGAAGGTAAAAAATTGGCAGGTGCTGGTGTGTTCGTTCAGCTCTCAGCTCTGAAGCATGGGTCTCGTGCAAAGAACTCTCGTTCAGTTGCGTCTGTTCAGTCTCGACTTATTGAACTTGGTTTCTCTGTTGCGGGTGAAGACAAGCGGGGAACCTTTGGTGATTCAACACTTGAAGCCCTCTGCGAGTTTCACAAGGACTCAAAAGTCAAAGCAGATAACTGCACCGACCAATCAGTCATTGTCGCCCTATTCAAAGGCACTGCGGTAGAAGTCATCGCTTAGTTTTTACCAATCAACGCCCAGTATCTCTCTTACCATTAGAGGTGCTGGGCGTTGTTGCGTCCTTGCACAACGCTTAGGTGCGACCATGGAAGGACGGCACTTATGGCAATAAACAAAGGAAAGACTGTTCAGATTCTCAATAGAGTCTTGGCAGTATTTGCAGCATCTGGTCTGTCGGTTGTAGGTGCTGGCGCAATCGCTGGCGTCGAACTCTGGCAGGCTGTTTTGATGGCAGGTATCGGAGGAGTTGCGACTGTGGTTGAGGGGCTAAGTCGTGCGTATCTACAAGATGGCAAACTGACTACTGAGGAAATAAACGAGGTATTCAATGCCGTAGATAAGAAGAACTCAGCTCGGAAGGCTGCGTCTTCAGGGAACTAGACCTGCAAATGAGGAACCCCCTTGGTATTTTTTACCTTGGGGGTTTCTCCGTTTCTGCGGTTAGTCTAAATCTGGCTCATACTCTTGCTCGAACTCACGAACTGCACCTTCGTAGTCTGCGCTTGTCTTGCACTCTGGACATGTCCATGACCACCACTCTTCGTAGCGGTAAGACTGTATGTCCACCTCAGCGTCAATCTCAATCTCGAACTGACTGCACTCTTCGTTATCGCAACGGACGGTGCGCTCCTCTGTGTATTCAGCGTCTGCACCTGCAATCTGATACTCGTTGCCTGTCACGCCTGCTGGATAGTTGCTCACGGTGTGTCCTTTCGTTTCTCTTAGTTAGGGTAGAGAAGGTCTAGGCAGAACTGACTCATCTGCTCTGTTGGAACCTTGCACATCTCTGGAGTTGTTGCGTTGTCTAGGAACGCCCACAACATTAGGAACGCTACGAACATTAGTGTGCCGATAACTATGCGCCCACGCTTGTTTAGTCTTACTCCCATTAGGTCTTGAACTAAGTCAATCATCTTGATTCCCTTCGTCGTTTCTTGCTTGTGGTCTAAGTATTGCAACCTTCCTGCACTTTGTCAAGTCTATTCTGCATTTATTTTTCTCGGCGTGTCGCAAAAGAAAAAGCCCCCCTTGCGGGAGGCTCCTTCTTGAGTCTTAGTGCTGGTCTTCGTCTGTCTTGCTACAAGCCATGTCGTAGCAATCTTGGCAATAGAGCCTGCTGTATAACTCTGTCTTGCAACATGACCTGCAAGCACATTCTGTTTCTACCGTAGTGTCCATGGGTGTTCTTCCTTCGTTACGGTTTAGAGGGTTGCACCCTCGGTTGTGAAGATAGCATCTGCAACTTCACGGTCTGACATGATGCGGAAGACTGTTGGCTCACCTGTTGTGAGAGTTTCTTCAGTCACCTCGAATAGTGTGATGCTGTGTGAACCTTCATACAACTCACGAACCTTGTCTAGAGTGTCTACTACGAAATAGTAAGTAGTGCCTAGTGCGGTTACCTTGATGCCGTAATTCTTATACATCTGTTTCCCCTTCGTCGTTTCTGTCTAGGCTTTGTGCCTATGTAATAAAGATACTAACCTTCCTGCACTTTGTCAAACTGATTTACCTGCGTGTCGTATAACGGTTTGATAACGAAAAAAGCCCCCCTTGCGGAGGGCTCTTCCCGTGAGTTATTAGAAGACTACTTCGATTCTTGGCTCGATTATCTGTGCCACTTGCTGAACCATCATGCGGATTTGGTCTGCGGTGTCTTGGTCAAGCCCTAGGGTATAGCCCTCGTCGTCTGTTCCACCTGTGAAGACTACATCTCCGACTGTGTAATCTGTGTGAGCCCCGAACCTTTTATCCCATGCGAACTGTGCATACGGGTTGTGCGGTAGTCCCACAAGCTTTCCCTCTTCGTTTAGCCACATAGTGAGGGACTCATCTAGGTCAATAGCCTGCACCCACCCACCTACGGCTGTCTGTAGTGTGTCTAGGCTGTTGTCCCCTGATAGGTCTAACTCTTCGATAGTGCCTGCGGTTGTGATTCTAATTGCGAGTTTCATGCGGATTACCTTTCCTGCCAGTTGTTTTGTTCTACTGCTATACCCATGCGGTCGAGTGCTTCGACTGCTTCATCTTCTAAAGCCTTGTCTATTGACACATAGGCTTCGTCTTCGTCTGACCATGTATTAGTTTCTATCTCCATGGCTCTGCGTATCCATTCCCTTGACCCATCACCATCGAACCAAAAGGTCTTGGTTTCGTGGTTGTAGGCAACTACTAGGTGTGTGTGCTTAGGCACCTTGATTCCCTTCGTCGTTTCGTAGGCTTGTCCTACTAATACAATCATAATACTTCCCTGCACTTTGTCAAGTCTATCTACTAGGTGTGTCGTTTCTAGTTGGCATTAGCACTCTAGGTGTGAGAGTGCAAAGACTTATTTGATAGTTGTCAAGTCAGACACACTAGTCATCTTGGTAGACATCACAACAACATCAACATCATGAACTAGTTGCTCATCTAAGACTACAAACACATAATAAAGACTCACTAGGCACTAAAAGCATTGACTAGATACACAACAAAAGAACTATTAGTGCCTATGCCTATTGAAATGTAGTCTCAGAGCCAGAAATAAAACTAAAAGCGCATCACAAAGCCCAGAAAGCAAGCAAAAAGCAAAAATCCAATCGACTACAAAAATCCAGAAAAAGAACTTGGAAACGATTTGAAGAAGTCCCAAAATATAGCACTTCCGTCTCACAGGTCAAAAGCATTTTAACGTAAAGGTTCAGAGAAGCGTCCGCTTCGTACAATGACTATGCCCCTCGTAGTTTTCCCGTACACCAACCTCAAAATACTGTACGATAAGTGAATGGACCTAAAGAATCAATTGCCCCAGGATGAAGTTACTTTCATCGCGGCATTGCCACGTCCAGAAGCTGAGTCCCGCCTCCGCTCCCTCTGGGAAGCTGGCTGGTCTCTTCAAGTTCTTGGTAATTCCCTTAATCCACAACGCCCTAAGACAACTATCCACTTCTGGGTAAAGCGAGCCGCGACTATTGAGCAGCAGAGAGCAATCCCTGCCCCTCCACCTAAATCCTTAACAACTTCAGTTCCTACCAAGTCTGCTCCGCGCCTACGCTCAATCAGCCCTGGAGTCCCCACAGACATGAGACCACGCCTTAAGCAGCTTTCAGACCTAGCAAAGCGTTATAGGGCTAAGACAGCCCCTGATAGCCCCTTGGCGCAGGCTAACGATGAATTGACCGCTGTAGCACGCACACTGCGTTCTATGGGCGTTCCAACCGCCTCTATTGCTGAAGCAGCAGGAGTTTCTTACCGAGCCATGGCTAGAAGGTTGAGTAAGTAGTGAGCCGTCAATACAAGACACTTACAGGCACCTACGCAGAGAATGAATTAGCCATTGTTGTGTGGATGAACCCGAAATCCAAGAGTTCAAGACAATCACGAGCACTTGAGACAATGACCTCCGAAAACAGCCGTTATCCAATGGCTTTCCCTATTAAGAGCCTTACAACTAACCGTTCATGGCGAAATGCGACATTTGTACATACTCGTGACGAGGTTTACGAAATGATTCAGAATACTAAGCGCACCCATCCATTAGTTGTTCCGCTAGAAGTTGCCAAGCTCGCTTGGGGCTGGGATAACTTTTATGTTCCATCGGAGTATGTTGAATGATGCGCAAGCATGTAGATATTTTCCCCGCCGTCGTTCGACTAGCTGAGCCTGGGTCCTTAGATGACTATACCCAGCTTAAAACTACTGGCGATGCCCCTCAGGGGACGCGTCGAGTTGATAGAACTCGTGCCGTAGTAATTGAGAACATCCTTCTTATTGCTCAAGACTCCCCAGAAGGCCCAAAGGTCATTTTTAGAGAGCAAGTAAAAGAAATGTCTAACGAAGGCAAAACTACCCATATCTTGACTGATTCAGGAAAAATCATTGCCATCCTCCGAGACGACAACTGCGGCTGTGGTTCTCGACTACGTGGCTGGAATCCTCGGGGTTCTGCCATCGTGACCTCGAGCGAGGACCCAAATGCTTGATTGGTTTAGCTTTATTATTCTTGCCCTAGCAACTTACAGAATTACCAGACTATTAACGCGGGACGTTATTACCGAAGGGTTCCGCAACTGGTGGTGGAGCAAGTTCCCACCCGAGTCTAAAAAACTCGGATACCTGTTAACCTGTGAGTGGTGTTTGTCCATTTGGGTAGCATCAATCCTTCTAGGCTTTGCTATCATTACTACAGTAACTATTGCTGTGGCTTCGGTATTCGCCTTATCCGCAGTAGCAGGGCTGTTAACTGCGTATGAGGATAAATAACTTCATGCTCCGTAACAAACATGACGAGGAGAATCGCCAATGAGCGTATTCAAAAAAGAAGAGCCAGTAGTAGAGCCAGTGGCTCCTGCTGCAACAAGCAAACCTCGTAAAAAGCGCTCCACGAATCGTTCGACTCAAGTAGTCATCAACCAACAGGCACCTAAGCCAACTGGTCTTTCATCAATCTTTACTTCAGGAGCAAACACTCCTAAACCACTTTCATATAACGCTCCCCGTTCAATGACTGCTGCCGCTGCGCAGGTAAAAGTTAACGACAAAGGAGAATTTGAGCAGTTTAAAACTCGTCGTCACGCATCTTCTAGCGCATGGCAACAAGAAGCTTGGGAATACTACGACGCAATCGGTGAAATCAAGTATGCATTCAATCTTGTTGCATCTGTAGTTTCACGAATCCGAATTTTCGCCGCTGCTGTTGACGATGCATCACAGGCTCCAGTTTCAGTAAACGAGTCTCGTGTTGTTGACCAACAACTTGCATCTGCTGCAGAGCGTGCACTTGAGCGCCTTAACTCTGCATACGGTGGACAAGCAGGTCTTCTAAAAGATGCAGCTCTAAATCTTTCTGTTGCAGGTGAGTGCTACTTAGTACAGATGCCAGCAAAGGTTGGAACAGGAACTCCTGAATCTTGGGACGTCCGTTCCGTTGATGAAGTTATCACTGACGCAAAGGGTGGACTTAATGTCATCGGTCGCCGTGAGCAAACTCAAGGACAAGGACAAGCATTCGGTGTTTCTCGTCTTGGCAACAAAGCTTTCGTAGGACGCATCTGGCGTTCACACCCACGATTCTCTGACGAAGCTGACTCATCACTACGCGGTCTACTAGACCTATGTGCTGAACTCCTACTACTGAACAGGACATTCCGTGCGACGGCTCGCTCTCGCCTCAATGCTGGTGCTCTTTATCTTCCAGATGGTCTCTCGGTTGCGGCGCAAGCGGACCCAGACTACCCATACGATTCTGAGGATGGCGTCGGCGCAGGCTTTACTGCTGAAGAAGCAGAAGATGAATTCGAAGAACAACTAATCGATGCGATGACAACTCCGATTCGTGACGAAGAGTCCGCATCAGCAGTTGTTCCGCTTATCATTCGTGGTCCTGCAGAACTTGGTGACAAGATTAAGCAGTTCAAGTTCGAGCGTTCATTCGACCCAGCACTTGCTGAGCGTTCAGACCGTGTACTAGAGCGCATCTTGCAGGGACTAGATGTTCCAAAGGATGTTGTAACAGGTCTAGCAAACGTTAAGTACTCAAACGCTCTACAGATTGACGAAGCACTTTACAAGGCACACATCGAGCCAATGATGCTTCTTATCTGTGACTCACTCACAGTTGTTTACTTACGTCCATACCTCATGGCAAATGGTTACACAGAGTCTGAAGCAAACCGAATCACAGTTTGGTATGACCCATCAGCAGTTTCCACACGTAACGACCGCGCTGCAGATGCAGATGCAGGTTATGACCGTATGGCAGTTTCTTCTGACACATGGCGTCGTGCTCACGGATTCTCAGACCAAGATGCACCAACTCCAAATGAACTTGCACTTCGCATGATGACTGAAAAGGGTGCAATGACACCTGAGCTAACAGAAGCAATGCTTGCTGCTGTTGCTCCAGACATGATGAACGCAGTTAAGGCTGCTCAACAGGCTGCATCAGTTGCACCTCTACCAGCCAACGTTGCAGATGTTCTTGCTGGAGAAACTCCTGCACCAGAAGAAGGTGCAACACCTGAAGCAGAAGGTGTAACACCTGAGACACCAGAGGCAGCGCAGTAATGTCTGAAAAGAAGTTAATCCCAATAACTCCTGTAACTGCAGCAGCAGAAGGTTGCCCACCTGCGACACAAGATATCGCACTTAATCTTAAGAACCGCAAGAACGCAATCGATACAGCAATGTACGGTCCACTTAATCCAGCAGAGCCAAACGAAGAGTATTGGACTGCACTTGGAGGCGAGTGGGGCGTTGATGTAGAGACTGCGAAGAAGCAGACTTGCGGAAATTGCGCTGTATTCATTCAGACACCAGAGATGCTTTCATGCATTGAGACTGGTCTAACCGATAACGCAGATGAGTTTGATGCAATTGATGCAGCAGGCGAACTTGGCTACTGCGAAGCATTTGATTTTAAGTGTGCATCAGCACGCACCTGCCGCGCTTGGGTTGCTGGTGGTCCAGTAACAGAAGAGAAGACAGAAGAACCAACACCTGCCGCTGTGTCCGAACCAGCAGAGCCTAAAGCCGTTGCTTACACAGTTGGATTTGGTGTTCGTGCAGAAAAAGCATTAAAGAAAAAAGTTGAGGACTACAACAAGTACGCAGCATCTGACCGTAAAGCATCTGTTGCAATGGTTAAAGCTGTTTACCGTCGTGGCGCATCTTCATTCTCAGTTTCACAACACCAAGGAACAACTCGTAGTCGTTGGGCAATGACTCGTGTTGATGCATTCCTTCGTTTACTTAGCGCAGGTAAGCCACTTAACGCTTCCTACAAAGCAGACAACGACCTTCTACCAGTTTCACACCCACGTTCTACAAAAGTTAGTTCTAAGGGTCAGGCAGTCACAGCATCTGGTTTGATTCCAGAAGAACAAGATTTAGCAGATGCACTTATTGCAATTACTCAGAAGCACGGTCCATTTGACCAAGATGGCGACGGAGTGTGGGCTGGTTACACACCTGCTTATGAGAACGAAGTTAAAGACATCGGCGTTAAGTGTTCAAACTGCGTATTCTTCCAAGGCCCTAACAAGTGTCAGATTATCTCTCTTGAAGTTGAAGCAGATGGCAAGTGCCGTTTCGCTGTTCTTCCAGAAGGTTCAGTATCTGGTTACGATGTTCCACAGCGTCGTGATGACAACCTAGAACTTCTTCTTGCATCTGCATATGCAGAGACTCAATTGACTGTAGACCTTAACTATGAAACACCAGAGCAGGCAATTCTTGCTCTTACAGAGTTCTCTGGTTTGGGATACGAAGCAGAGCCAGCATTCCGTGCCTCATGGCTTCGCGCAGTTAAGAATGGTGAAGACCCATTTAAGCGTGCATCAATGCTCGCAACAATGAAACACGACAGCCTCGATGCTGATTTGCTACCTAAGGGAGATATGTAATGGCTGAGAATCCTTGCTGGGACGGATACGAGCAAATCGGAATGAAAATGAAGAACGGGAAAAAAGTGCCTAACTGCGTACCTATCAAGCGTGCAAAGAATCTCAGCACTATTGAAGAGCAGACACAAAAGATTAAAGATGCTGCCCTCGCTCTTGTTAAAGAAGCCAACACCGAATTTACTGGTACTCGTTTAGTTACAGCTCGTGCAGCATTGACAATTGTTGACCGCTCGATTGCTAAGAATGAAGCAGAGCCTTTCTCTGTTCGCAAGCACCGCGCTCTTACAGAACTTTCTCAGTACGTCACTCTTGCTCAACAAAACCGTGTCCTAAACGGTAAGCCAGAACACACAGACCTTCTTCCAGTTGCACACCCACGTTCAACTCGTGCACATGATATGACTACCGCATCATTGATGCAGTCCCGTGCCCGTTGGGTGACTGATGACCCAACTATTAAAGACGCAGCAATCAAGACACTTCTTGCATCTGCACTTACTGCACACCCAGCTTCTGCAGAGTACGAATACTCTGTTGCTCGCCTCGAGTCTTTCCCAGAAGGACAAATTCCTCAGTATGCACTTCTTGCAGCTCTAGGAGATGGAAACTCTTCTGCAGCTCGTCGTGCTCGTGCAATGCGTCAGCGTCGTGACCGTAAGGGTCGCTTTGCTGAAATGGGTGGCGGTCTCCGTGCACTTATCCGTCGTGTTAATGGCATGATTCAGAATTTGAATGGTCGCGCTGTTTCTCAGGGAATCGAAGGCGACACTTTCGATATGGAAACTCCAGATGGAAGACTATTCCGTGTTCCAGCAGGCAATGTAGAAGCAATTAAAGCAATCATCCCAAGTCAGCAGACCAAGGATGGCTACTCAAAGGGTGCAGCAAAGGCTTCAGCAAAAGACCCAGTACTTAACGAAGCAGACCTTATCGAGATTGAGGCACCAGAAGGTTTCCGTCGCGATGATGCATGGTCTCCAAAGAAAGAAGACCAAGACCTTTATGGCGAGAACGTTGACCTCGGAGTTAAGTACACAGATGATGCATATGACGTCATCAAAATGGAAAACAATCAGTTTGCTAAAGACCAGTTTGAAATGGCACAGCAACGTGAGCGTGAAGGCCAAAATGTTGTTGCACAGGGTGATGGCGCTAATGGTGAGCTTGACCCTAACAAGCCAGTATTTTTAGTAAATCGTCGAGGACAAGAAGATGACCGTCCATTTGCTGCTGTTCAGTCATGGGCAGAAGTACAAGACTTTATTGGACAAGATGAGCCACGCTTTGAGAAAAACGAAAACCCAAGCCCAGACCGTATGGGTGGCGGAGATGATGGTGGAGATAAACCACCAGCCAAGCCAGTTGCAGAACTTCCAGAAGACGGCGCTAGCGAATTCCCTGAGGGCACAGAGTTTATTCCTGGTAACCCGAAGGCATCTCGCGCAGAGCTAAGCGAGTACCGCAAGAGCCTAAAAGACTTCCGTAAGAATGGTGGACTAGTTCCGCTAGACCCACGTAAGAACTGGGCGCTTCTTCCAGATGGCTCTATCGTTGATAGAGATTCTGGCGAGATGCTTCGCAATACTGAGCGTCAGGTTTTCTTACCAGACGAAGAGCCTGGTCTCATGGAGCGTATCCGTGAAAGGTTTGCTCCTAAGGGTGCTTATGAAGTAGACCGCGATGAGTACAAGCCAGAGGGCCCAATCAATGGTCAGGAGTCTCCAGACTTTACAGATGACCCTGCAGAACTTGCACAGAAGTTTGACCAAGAAGAGTTGCAAGAATCTCTTAAGGATGCCGTAGAAGGAACTCCAGAAGACCCTGCTACAGGTGTTGGCCGTCTTCCATTCCAAGAAGGCGATGAGCGCGTTCCAGCGGAAGCTCTTTACAACGCACTGAAGGAACAAGGCGTCGATGTTGACAAGTTCCTTGATGACCTATACAAGTTTGAGAAAAAAGAAATGGCTGATGCACTTGCTGAAGCAGACGTTGCAGAAGCACCTGTTGCTAAAGTTCCTACAAAAGAATTGCCACCTCTAATCGAGGGCATGACTCCTGAAGAGCAGCGCGACTTTATTGACAATGGTGACTACAAAAAGTATTTGCCAGAAAATCAAGAGCAGGATGTCCCCGAGGGATATGTTGCTTTAGACAACGAGCCATTTAATGAAGCCATCGTTGACGTACCAGCAGATGCTCCAGAAGGTTTCTCAAACAACCCAGTAGATATTGCTCTTGGATATGACAAAGAAGAACTTAAGGGTGAACTTCGTCGTGCCGTAGAGCCAGCAAACAACATGCCAGGACATGGCATTCTTGCCCAAGAAACACCAGAGGGCGAGGCATACCAAGCCTCTGTTCCAGGTGAAGCAATCCGTGATGCACTACAGCTTCAAGGTGAAGATACAAACGCCTTGCTTAAAGACATCTATGCCGAAGGTAACGACAACGAACCGTCTAACCAAGAGATTGTCGATGCACTGGAAGGGGAAAATGTCCAAGAAGAACCAGCCGAAGCCCCGCAGCAAGCTCCGCAGAACGCGCAAAGACCCGACGCCGCTGAACCAAAGGCAGGACTACCAGCAGATATTGCACCTCAGGGAGCTGAAGGAAGAGCAGAAGCTGCCGAAGGAGTCGAACGACTAGGTTCACAAGAGGCTGACCTTGCAATGGGCGAGCCACGTCGTGAAATGGTTGCTGCTAAAAATCTACAGCCTGGTGATATTGCAGTTCGCGATAACGAGTTCTTTGTTATTGAAGAAGTTGCAGCCCCTGCAGACTTGAGTGAGGGTGGTCAAAAGGATAAGGGCCGTAATCGTATTAACGTTAAGGGCTATTACCCAGGTCACCAAACACAAGACCGTGACTGGTTTGCTGAAGGAAAGATTGAAGTTATTCGTGGTGCTGCTGCTCCTGCAAAGGGCAACGCTGAACCACTAAATAAACCAAAACTTGAAGACTACGTTGGTGGTCGCAAGGACATGAAGAAGATTGACGGCGAGTGGGGTGCAAAAGACCCAGCCATACAAGAAAAATATGCAGCAGACCTAGCAGCACATAAAGCTGCAGTACAAGCCGCTAGCGCAAACTTTGTTGACCCAACAAAGCGCGAAGAAGATGGATTTGTTGATAACGCTGCACAGGCTGATGCACTACCTGCAGCCGCAGCTGGTGGACCACCAAATGGCCCATTCATTGTTAAGGTAAAAGCAAAAGACCTTCAGATTGGCGACATTAGCACTAAGGACCACTTCCGCATTGTTGATATCAAGGCTGGAGAAGGCGACAAGATTATTATTGTTGGTCATTACCCAGGTCAAGGTCTACAAGAGAAGCAGTGGAAGCCTGACACACGCATTGAAGTTTATCGTGGCATTCCTGAAGACCAAGCACCGCAACTTGGTGAAGGTTCGCTACACCGTCCAGCAGGTCGAGGACCTAAGGGTGGTTGGTTCCCAATTGAAGATACAGCTCTCAACGCTGAGCATGAAGCAAAGCTTGCAGAAGTAAAGGGTCGTTGGATTCCACCAGAGAATCTTCCAATTGTTTCTTTTGGTGATGTTACTGGTGAAAATAAACTTGAAGACAACATTAAACTTCCACCAAAACCCCGCGAACCTGCATACCCAGCGTTTATGGGCAAGTTTGCTGAGTGGGCTAAAGAAGCTCAAGGTAATTGGGCAGAGTTTAAGAAAAAGCTTGCAGGTCAAGACCTGATTGTTTTTGACTTTGAGACAACTGGCGTAGATGTAAAAGACGGCAATGAACCTTGGCAGATTGCTGCAGTTAAGATGCGCGATGGCAAGATTGTTGACCGTATCAATATCTTTATGAACCCAGGCAGAAGTCTTAAGGGTACATACGCTGGGGAAAATGCAAAAGACCCAGATGGCAATCCGCTAACTGATGAGTTCTTTGCTGATAAGCCAAGTCAAGCAGAAGGACTTGCGCAGTTCTTAGAATGGGCTGGCGCAAACCCACTTGCTATTGCACAGAACGCAAAGTTTGACGACGAAATTATGAAACGTAAGGCTGCAGAACTTGGCCTTGAGTGGAACCCTGCTGGCATGGCTGACACCATGGGAATGGCTGCAGAAATCTTTAAGGATGCGCCAGATGCTCCAGATAAAAAGGGTCTTGGTGTAATTGCCGAATTCCTAGGAATTAAAAATGAAAACTGGCATGATGGTCTAAATGATGCAGAAGTGACAGCTCAAGCATTTACAAAACTTATTGACCTTGCTGCTAGTGGTGATTTCGGTGTAGCTGCTCTTGATGCAGACGCACAGAAGGCTGCCTACGATGCAAAGATGGCAGCACTACAGCCACGCATCGATGAGTTTAATAAAGCCGCTGCAGATTATGTTGCAAAGAAGGCTCTTCGTGATGGACTTGCTGGTAAGCCAGTAGACCTTGCAGAGATTCAGAAAGAGATTCCTGCTGCACTTCCAGAAGGCCCAATCGACAATGTTGGTGCAATGGATAATCCAGAGCAGGCTCCAAAGCCACAAGCTGACCTTGTTGATGTGCAGATTGATTCTGCATTCCCCGACGGCAAGATGCGCATTGCAGAACCTGAGTTTGCTAATGACCTTGAGAAGGTTGACCAGCTGTTCCGTGGTGAAATTAAGGCTAATGACTTACGTCCTGGAGACTTTGTTAAAGCTATTAAAGACAAAGAAGAATTCTTCCAAGTTGTATCCATCCGTGGTGGAGAAGAATTTGGTGTCGAGGAATTCAAGCGCCGTATTGTTGTCCAAAATCCTGAAGGCGAACAGAAAGTTGTTTTCTGGAATCAAAATGCATTCCTAGATGAAGTTCGTCGTCCTAAGAACCGTGCAGAACTTGCAGGCGAACCACTTCCAGAAGTAGAGCGCACACCTGAAGATGTAAACAAGCAAGCAGTTACTGTTGCTGCTGGAAATGCTGTACTTGAGATTACTCAAGACGGAGATGAATTTATTGCTAAGGGTCGAATCCTTGACAATGAAGGAAATGAAATTTATGTATTCGAGGGACGCTACTTATCACAAGCTGGTGCAGAGGCAGAAGGTAAAGCACTTCTACGTCGCGCTGCTGTAGAGCAGGCAGACGCTGCTCGTCGTAATGAAGGTAAGCCAGAGTCTAAAGAGAAGTCAGTTGCTGTTGGTGTGGAACCAGCAAACGTTGACCAACTTCCAGTTGTTGAAGTTGTTGAGGACCTACCAGTTGGTGAAGGTCAGAACGAAATTACTCCGCAGCTTGTAGATGCAGAAATTGTTTTCAAGTCAGATGCAAAAGTTGTTGACGAAGGTGAAGTAGTTGCTCAGATTGTTGAGAACTTCCCTGACCGCAAGGCAGCCTCTGAAGGCGGACGCAACAACATTGATGCAATGGCTGATGCACTTGCTGAGCAAATTAAAGAGCAGCGCGATGGTTTGCTTCTTCGCTCAGATGGTCGTGGGCGTCGCAACCTGCCTCCAATCCCTGAGAAGTATCGTCGTCAGGTGTTCCTACGCATGCTTGCAGGTCTTTACGCAGACTCAAACGGTAACCCACTAGCAATTGGTGACAAGGTTATTCACGAAAACCCAGCCAAGGCAGATAAGTATGGCGAGGGTGAAGTAATTGGTAAAGTCCAAGGAGAAATTGGTGGACTACAACGTAAGGGTGTTGTATACGTTGACTATGTTCTAGTTAAGTATCCAAACGGAGACGTTCGTAAGTTTGCTTCACGCTTCCAGCGTCACGTTGATGGTGCCGTTGCTAAGCAGCGTTTCGATGCAGAGCCACGCATTAACTGGATGAACCAAGAAGAAATGGACATCGCACTTGCAGAGCGTCGTAAGAAGCCTCGTAAGGGTAATGAAGCAGTAGATGCTGCTGATGCAGAAGTTGAAGAAGTTGTTGGCGATGTAAAGAATGTAGCTGATGGCGTTGTGCCAGAAGCCGTAGAAGGACAGCCAGTTGCTAAGCCTTCATTTGTACACGACATTGATTGGTTCAAAGAAAATGTGAAGCCTCAGGCTTTTGCTGCAGGTGATGTAAAGGTTGGTGACTTCCTACCTACAAAGGGTGACAAGAACATTGGTCGCGTTGTAGCAATTGAAGACCTAGACCGTGCAGTTCGCATCAAAGTTGAGTACCCAAATGGTCGTCAGTGGGAGTACAACCCAATTGCAAAGGGCTTTGAACTTCCGAATGTTTATCGCATGGATAACGCAGAAGCTCCAGCAGCACCAGCAGTTCCAGCTGCACCTGCAATAGAGGAAAAAGCTCCATCAGTTGAAGCACCTCAAGCTCCAGCAGCAGAAGCTCCTGCAGTAGAAGAAGTTGCTCCAGAGGTTGCTCCAGTTCCTGAAGCACCTGCAGCGGCAGCAGGAGACCCGTTCGTTGACCTAGAAGACCCCGAAGCAATTCGCGCCAAGCTAGGTGAACTTGCTGCAAAGATGCCCAAGTTCCGCAACAATCGTGCAGAGCGCAATGCTCGTTGGGCACGTCGTCGTATTGATGAGTTGAATGAGGAATTAGGTCGTGGTCCAGTTGACCGAGTTGGTTCATATGAAATTAACGATGCTATTCGTTATGCAAGCAAAATTGTTGACCCTGCTCTAAAGGCTCAAATCCTTCCAGAGCTTGAGAAACTTCGTGACAATATTGATGCTAAGAAAGCAGAGATTCGCAAGAAGCGTGCAGATGCAATTGCCGAGAATCTAAAGAATCCTATAGATGGTGTAGCTATCCCAGAGAATGTTGATGCTCTAAATCGTCAAGGTGTTATTGATGTTTTGAAAGAGTTCGACAACCGTCTACCAAACCGTCAAAACTATGACATTGACCGAGACTTATATCAAGGTGGTCAGTATGTTCGTAACGCTATTGACAAACTAGAACGTCTTGGTGAAGCAGACTTTGACCGTTTAGACCCAGACTATCTAGATAGTGCAATCAAGTACATCCGTAGAGCAGGAATTGATGCTGATGCTCAGAATGCTTTAGCAGATAAACTTGAGGCACTAAATGGTGTTATCAATGAAAAAGCTCTTGCTGACCGTGCAGTTCGTCACGCTAAGTTCATTCAACGTATGAATCAACCACTTGCAGATGATGCTTTCCCAGCAAATGCCGAAGAACTAAACCGCGAAAAGGTTGCTGGTGCACTTGATGCAGTTATTGCACTTCTTCCGACATCTGAAGAACGCGATGCAGACGATGATTTATATCGTGCAGCGGATAGAATCCGTAGTTACCGAGCTCAACTAGAGAATAACGACCCAGACACTATCGGTGATTATGAAATCAAACGTGCTATTGAACAATTGCGTCGTCGTAAAGACCCACGTCAAGATGAGATTGCTCAGAAGCTTGAGGACATGCTCAAGCTAGTCGAGGATAACAAGGCTATCTTCCGTGAACAGCGTCTTGCTGCTTACAAGAAACGTCTTGCTAAGCCATTTGATGAAAATCTAGTTATTGGAACTCCCGCTGAGTTAGACAAGGACAACCTTGTAGATATCTTTAAGGCACTTCAAGAGAAACTTCCTCAGCCAAATGAAATTGATGCAGACCGTCAAGTTCGTCGCGCTGGCGAATATGCTCAAAAAGGTCTCGATGCTGCAGAACGTCTTGCTAATGGAGACGAAAATGCTCTAAAGAATTTTGATGACACACCTCTTCAGAAGATTATTGAGAAGGTCAATGCATACGGAAACGATGAGGAAAAGCAGATTGCTGAGTTTGCTCAGAAGGCTCTTGACCAACTAGTTGAGAAAAAGAATCTACTCAAAGGTGAAGCCCGCGATAAGTTCTTAGCTCGCCGTAACGCTGAGCTTCCAGAAGACATTATGCCTGGAGAAGGTAAGGAATCTAAGGATGACTTCCTTAAATTAGTTGAGCAAATTATCGACCGTCTTCCAAAAGATGAAGATGAAGACGCTGACCGCAAGCCAATTCGTGCTCTAGATAATCTTCGTAACTTCCGCGATAACTTAAGTTCAGCTGCTGACCCACTAGTAGCAGATATGAGTAACCTAAGCGAAGCAATTCGTGGTCTAAATGGTGCCAATGATGAGAAGTATAAGGAGTTTGGAGACAAGCTTCAAGAGATGCAAGACTTCATGGTACGTCGTGTACTAGAGCGTCCTATACGTCCATTTGCTGGAATTAACTTAGAAGAAGTTGACCCAATTGCACTTGCTGAAGACCGCGTTGCAGCGGGGGAGAATAAATTCCAAGCAAAAGAAAAAATAAAAGCGTTATTCGCTGATGATAAAGTCTTTGAAGATTCTCCTTTCCTACGCCCATTCAAAGATAAGATTCAGGAATTCTTCAATGGTGACGCTAACCCAATGGCTGCACTTGACCTCCGCGAGCGTCAAGCCGTAGCACAAAAAGTTTCAGAGCTTCTAAAGAGTAGTGGTAAAGACAAGGAGACTGCTTCAGAGCTAGTTGATTTGGCAATAGCGCTTCATCAAGAACGTGACTTCTACCAGCCACAGCGTAATGACTTAGGTGCAATTGGCCTTCGCTTAATGACAATAGAGCCTAAAAAATTCTTTGCTGCAGCTAAAAAAGCTGGACCAAATGGAGACCTAGTTATTGATGGTCAGGACACTGGTTTTACAGTCAAGCAGGTAAGCACTGGTATTAACAGCGGAGAGAACTTCTTCGTAACTGACAAAGCCACTGGACAGAAGTTTATGTTCAAACGTGAGCAGACTCCGCAGGCAGCTCGCGCCGAAGCAGAAGTTGCTCGTATTACTGCTGCTCTTGGAATTGGTGGTCGTGTATTCTCCGAGGTGCACGAACTTGACCCAGGTGTTGTAGTTCAGACATTTGCTGGTGACACTCTTCGCCTAACTGGACCAGCTACTGGATTTGTTAATGTCGAGAACAAAATTGGTCGCACAGAAGGTGCTGCTGAAAAAGCAACCCTAATCGACACTATCCGTATGGGTATCTTGGATGCAGTTATTAGTAATACTGACCGCCACCACGTTAATTTCCAGTTTGGAAATATTGACGCTGCTGGTGTAGGAGATAACGGACATGAAAATGCTCATATCATACCTATCGACCACGGATTTGCTTCTGCTCTTAACGATGACAAGTCACGAAACATGTATGATGCAAAGGAATTTGCTTTAAGAATTGGTCGCTATGGACGTGATGGTGGCGCTATTGTTGAGCAAATGGCCAAGAAGCTAGGCGCTGAGGCTTACAAGAAACTTGTAGATATGAGCATCCAACAGGCGATTCAATATCTTGAGTCATTAGAACCAGGACAAATGCGCCCTGCTCAGTTGGCTCGTATCATACAGAGACTAAAAGAAATTGAAGCTATTGATGTTAATGAATGGCGCAAGATGACAGGAAGGGACTAAAGTGACTGCACAGGTATATCGCTTCTATAGCGGTGATGTTATTCGAGACATGGACTACATGTTCTCTATTGTTGCTAATGAAAAGCAAGCACAATATATTGTTGCGGAGGGTCGTAAGGAAGCTTTTAGCGCCTTTGACCAAGACCGTATTCAAGGACTGACTTTAAGTAGACCCGAAGAAGAGATACCAACAACCCCCGAAGGATGGGCTCTTCTTGCTGCCTATAACATCAACGGAATTGCACTACACCCTATTGAAGGTGAAACTGCTGATGAAATTGATGACCTTATTGCAGACGAGCAGATATATGCAGATGCTATGGATGCCAAGTATGGAGAGGACTACATCTAATGGAAGGTCTTTACGTTCTAATTGATGACAACTCTAAGGTTGCTGCACTTTTCCAAAATGATGAGGAAACTGGAGATGTAATTCGTCGTAATGGCGATTGGTCTGCCCCTACTTTGAGTGAAATTGAAGAATGGGATGGCTTTCTAGTCGTTACAATAGAACCATCATTCATTGAGATGTTTGATAAAGCCCAAGCCAGCGGAGAAACTCTAGATGAGTCCGCTGTCCAGGAGTACAAGACGGAAATGAGCCAGTAATGGAATATCTAGGCAGATTCGGTTCAGAGGTCCTTTTCTCAACTAACAAATTAGGTGTAGTAGTAGACGAGTCTACAAACACTATTGTTAATGTACAGAGTAAGCAGGCTTTGCTTGCCTCTGCAGAGTGGGATGTTCTTGACGAAGAGCCAGCGAAGCATATCTATGAATTGGCTAACGCTGCTGTAACTGACCTAGACATTAAAGTTTTTTCCGATAATGACCGTATGTACACAATCCCAGATGCTGTTATTGCTGAGGCAAAGCGCGGTCTTGCATGGCGCAAAGAAGAGAACCGTGGTGGAACACCTGTAGGTTTAAACTCTGCTCGCACTCTTGCTAAGGGTGGACAGATTGGCATCCGCAAGGTTCGCCACATTGCAAAGTATTTCCCTCGTCACCAAGTTGACAAAAAGGGTAAGGGCTACAAGCCTGGACAAGATAACTATCCAAGTAACGGACGTATTGCATGGGCACTTTGGGGTGGAGATGCTGCAGAGCGTTGGGCCTCAGCAATCGTAGAGCGTGAAAATAAAAAAGCTGGGATGACTGCTTCTGTTTACTATGTTAATGAAAACATGGCAGAAACTACAGGATACGCTTCATTTACTCCAGCAGATTATGAGCCAGATTTCTTTATTCGCATTCGCCTTGATGGCTCAGGAATCGACCGTCTTTACAAAGTAGATGAAGATGGCACATGCCGTTTTTGGGATGACGGTTGCTGGGAAGACATGGGCAACGTTGAGCACGACTTCCACACTTACGACAAGGTAATGGACGATGCTTACGACACCGTAAAGAAGATACATCTTCCTGTTGACCGAGAGTCTGCTGTTCAAATTGCAGCAATGCTTGATAACAACCCTATGGAAAGTATTTTCCTACACAAACTTAATTTCGATGAGACAGAGCTTTTTGAGCAAGCAATGCCAGAACTTGATTACAAGTTTATGGACCAGCTTAGCGAGGACTCAATTGAAGACGAAGATTACTGGGACCAAGACGGACTTATGGCTTCTGCCACAGAGTTCGCTGAAGCAGCACCCGCTGGTTCAGAGTCTGTAACTCTTCCAAGCACTCAAGACTCATCTCCTGGTGTTTATACCGAAGATGAGCGTGCAGCAAATGCTGCCACTCAAGTTCGTGACAAGCTAGGACGATTTGCTGTTAACGGCTCACGAGTTGTTATTGGCGGTGACTACGCTAGACAGGGAACAATTACCTCTCAGAACCCAACTACTGGCAATGTTGTTGTACAAATGGACAATGGAACCTCTGTTGAAGTTCCTGGTAACACTACTCAGGAAATCAGTACCTTCGAGCCAGTCTCAACCGCTAACTTCCCACAAAACAATCTTGATTTCTCAGGCATTCTTGGCGAGCCTCGCACTCCTATCGACGAGCCTCTTGCTCAGCTTCCAGGAAGACTTCCAGCACTGACAGCTCCTGCTGTAAATACTCTTATTAATGACTGGGGCGCATTTGTTGGCGCTCAGCGTCTTACTCCCGAGTATGTTGCACAGCCAGCACCAGAAAGAGTTTATGATAAAGCCCCTCCTCTAGATACAGCATGGGGAGAGTACTACCAAGGTGCATTTGACCCAATTGGTAACCGCACTGCAGGTTGGAACCCAGCTGTTGCAGCAAACATGTATAACAACCCAAATCTTCGTGATTGGCTAGACAAAAACTTTGGAAATTCAAAAGACTCTCCAGAATATCTAGGTGTTGGTGGCTGGTATAAAGAAAAGCCAGGGTATGACAAAAAGAAATCTGCAGACCAAGTTAAAAAAGACCGTCCGCAGTACGAGAAGATTTTTGACGAGAGATATTTTGCTGCACTTACTGCTGCAGGAGAAGACGTAGCTCTTACGCCAGAAACTTCTGACATTCCTCCAATTTACATGGCTATTGTTGCTGAAGATGACCCAAGTGCAGTTATGGAACTTGTTTCTCTTGTACCAGCAAGCACTAAGAGCAGTACTCCAGCTACTTTTGTTCGTCGCAATAACAAGTGGGAACGCAACGACCGCATTATGGCTGACCTAAACAGCCCAACACCACCACCTGTTGTTGTATTAAGCACTCCAGATTTGTGCGAGGTTCTTAAGCAAGTTGATAGCAAGACAGTAACTGCTTCAGTTCGTATTCCAGCTGCAGCTGCACTATCTAATAATGCTTTGATTGCCTCAATCCAAGCTGCAGGTGGTGCTGACCGCAACCGTGGCAACGCTGAGAAGCTTCGTCGTTACTGGACAGTTGGTAAGGGCGGTTTAAAGATTCGCTGGGGAAGCCCAGGAGACTGGACTAGATGCCACAAACAGCTTGCTAAGTATTTGGGACCTCGCTCAAAGGGTTACTGCGCTCTACGCCACAAGGAGATGACTGGTATTTGGCCTGGAGACAAGAACAATCCAGGACGTAAGAAGAAGAGTCTTCGAGCATCTGCTGCAGTTGAAACTTTAAAGCCAGAAGAGCAAGTTATTGGGGAGTTCACTCTCCGAGCTCGCGCTGAAGCTGCTAAATCTCGCATGGTGGGACGCGAAGGTGTTACCCCAACAGAACACGGTGCTAAGTTCACTATTCCTTTGGTAATCCCCGAAGGAACTGAGACTGGCGATGGTCGAATCTTTGAAGCAGGCGCTATTTCAATGCGTGACCTGCCTCTACCGCTCCTATGGCAAATCAAAACAGGGGCTGGACACGATGGTTCTGTAGTTGTTGGACAGATTACCCACATGGAACGAGTCGATGGCGGCATAGGAAATGCTTATGGAGTCTTTGACAAGGGCCAGTTCGGTATGGAAGCAGAGCGCTTAGTTCGTCACGGGTTTATCCGTGGAGTATCAGCTGATATGGACAAGTTCGAGGCTGACGAAGAGGTTGTAGAAGAGTCTACTGGCGATGATTCTGAAGATACAAAGAAAATAGAGTCAGGTAGAATTAATATCAAGAACGCCCGTATCATGGCGGTAACTATCGTGCCTAAACCAGCGTTCCAAGAGTGCTTCATTCAAATTATTAATGATGGCGCTGAGATACAGGAGGAAGATGTGCTAGTTCCAGATGGCGTATATGTGGACGGGGTGAACCCGCTAGATGCTTCAGCACTTGTTGCTTGTGGCATGGTAGCTGGCGCAATTCCCAATGAGCCACCAGCAGAATGGTTCGACAACCCAAAACTAACTAAGGCAACTCCTCTCACTATTGGTGATGATGGTCGCGTATTCGGTCACATTGCTGCTTGGCATGTAGACCACATTGGTATGGCCTTTGGTACTCGCCCACCACGCTCTCGTAGCAAATATGCTTACTTCCACACTGGAGTATTACGTACCGAAAATGGTACGGATGTGCCAGTTGGTCAACTAACTTTGGCTGGCGGACACGCTGGTCTTGAAGCCTCTGCTGAGCAAGCAGTTCGTCACTATGACGACACTGCCTCAGCATTCGCAGATGTACATGCAGGAGAAGATGCCTACGGAATTTGGGTTTCAGGTTCATTACGACCTGGCACAACCCCCGAGCAAATTCGTGCAGCTCGTGCGTCTGCTCCATCAGGTGACTGGCGTCCAATTAAGGGTGCCCTTGAGCTCGTTGCAGTTTGTCAGGTAAATGTTCCTGGCTTCCCAATTGCTCGTGCTCGCGTTGCCTCTGGTCAGGTTATGGCTCTAGTTGCTGCAGGTGCTTCAACACTTGCTCAACTAAAGCATGACCCACTTGCAGAACTTAGCGCAAAAGTTAACAACCTCGAAATGGCTCAGAAGGCTCCAATGCTTGCTGCTGCTGAAGAGGCTCGTGCAAAGTTTGCATCTTACAACACAGAAATTTTGACTAAGCGTCAAGCAGAGCTTGCAGCTAAAGTCCGTAAAACTAAAGAAGATATTGATGCTGACTCTGACTACATGAATCAGATAATGGATGATGACACCGATAAAGAACTAGCAGTAGTTTCTCGTCGAGTCCGCGAGCGCCTTGCTCAAGAAGGTAAGGCCCTAAAGGACGGGTCATACCCAATCCGAAATATTTCTGATTTGCGTAACGCAGTTCAGGCATATGGTCGTGCAAAGCCAGGGCATAAAGCTGCTGTTCGCAAGCACATTATGAAGCAGGCTCGTGCCCTAGACCGTCGCGACCTAATCCCAGAAAACTGGAAGGTTGCCTCCTCTGAATTCACTATTGATGACATGACTGCTGATTTAAGAGAGCGCATTGAATTTGCAACAAAATCTACAAATTCAGAAGCACTTTTTGAAAAAGATGTTTTGACCGCTGCTGGCGTGGATGACATCATTGAGGACCTAACTCCTGAGGAAATTGAAGCACTAAAGCAGGAAGCAAAAGCCGCCCCAAAAAAAGATGATTCTCGGGTTAAGTACACACCTGAAACACAGCCACGAGACACTTCAGGAAAGTTCCGTCAGGTTCTTGCTCGACTAAAGCAAGATTTAGGAACTTCAGGCTTACAAAGAGTCGTAGAAAAGGTTGAAGAGGCTGAAAACCTTGATAATGCTGGAGACTACAAGGCTTCAGCTGACGCAGCAGCCGATTTGATTGGGATTATTGACCGATTGGACGCAAAAGCGTTGAATCCTGAATCTTTAGAGAACATCAGAACTAGCTCCGCAGAACTTGGAAAAGTTATTGCTAACTTACCATTCGCTTTCGGAGAGACTGCTACAAAGATTAGATTCTCGGATATCCCACCTGCTTTGCAGGATTTGATGAAAGATATGATTAAAAAAGTTGAAGACAAGATTGGCTCAGAAGATGCCGATATTGCCACTAAAGATTTAAAGGGTTTTATGTCTGGTGCTGATTACTACAACCAGTCCGAGATTTCTTCCCAGATGTCTAAGCTGCTCAGGCTTCTAACTTAAAGAACCAGAATTAGTACGAAAATCGTACAATCACCTTTTTCAGGTGGATGTACTATTTAATCAGGTAGAGTGCCTCCACGCCCCAGTGCGTCTCGGAGTCCCTCGGCCTCGACTAATCAGCGAATAGAACGTTTCCGTTCTACTTAACTGCCCAAGGAGGGACAGTGGACCGAATCAAAGAGATGATGGATTCACTCTCTGAACTCGACGACGCACAAGTCGCAGAGCTTCAGAAGTCAATCGTCAGCGAATTCGAATCGGTCGAGGGCGAAGAGCCTACTCCGCAGACAGTTGATGCTATGACGTCGCTTGCCGACATGCTTGACTCAGTTCGTACTGAGCTCAAGACCCGCGAGACCGCAATTCAGGAGCTCGCTCAGCGTGCCGCTGAAGCTGCTACTCGTGTACATGGGGCAGATGACGAAGCAAAGGAAGATAGTTCAGAAGACTCTTCCGAAACCCCAGAGGAAATGCCTGCAGAAGAAGAGAAGATGCCTATGGCTGAGACAGCAGAAATGCCTGTCGAGGACAAGAAGGAAGACGCTCCTGCAGAAACCCCAATGGTAGAGGAAACCCCCGTAGCTGAAGCAGCACCCGCTGCAGACGCTCCCGTTTCTTCCGAGGAAGCTCCAGCCGAAGAGAAATCTAAGGAAGAAGCTGACAAGGAAGAGGAAGAGAAGAAAACTATGTCCGAAGCATCAACAGAAGCGGTAGAGACCGCCGAGCTCTCGACTGAAACAACCGAGACAGCTGAGGCTCCTGTAGCCGAGGCACCAGTAATTGCATCTGCAGAAGACGAGGCTCCAGCAGCCGAAGTTGAAGTAGAAGCAGCTCCTGCTGAAGAAGCAGAAGCACCAGCAGCAGATGAAGCAGCAGATGACTCAGCAGTAGCTGAAGATGACGCTGCAGCAGATGTTGCAGAAGATGCAGAAGCATCAAACAAAGAAACCACAACAATTGAGCTTTCAACAACTGAAGCTCAGGAAACAATGGAGGCACCAGTGACCGCCGCTGCAAACGCAGACCTCACTCCAGAGGTCCCAGCGGACCGCCGCCCTGTTACTCAGGTATCAGCCGCACCCGTGGCAATCACGGCAGGTGCTGACATTCCTGGCTACAGCGCAGGTTCCGCTCTAGAAGACATGACATCTGTTGCATCAGCAATGGAAAAGCGTATCCACGCTTTGCGTCGTGTAAATGGTGGAGATGGAGAGCAGCACATCGTTGCATCTATCACCACATCTTTCCCTGAAGACCGCACTCTGACAACAGATGCTGAGTCCAACTGGGCAAAGATTAACAATGTAACATCCCCAGAAGCCATTGTGGCTGCTGGTGGACACGTTGCACCATTCGAAGCACGTTACGACATCTTTGGATTCGGAACAACAGGACGCCCAGTGCGCGATGCTCTTCCTCGTTTCCAGGCTGACCGTGGCGGAATCCGCTTCATCACCCCACCAGTGCTTTCAGACTATGCTGACGCTGTAGGCGTATGGACAGCTGCTAATGATGCAGCTACAACTCCAAACCCTGCTGCAAAGGCTAGCTTGACAGTGACTGCTGCTGGAGAAAACACCGTCGCAACTGACGCTGTAACTCTACAGCTACAGTTCGGTAACCTAGCAACACGCGCTTACCCAGAGCTAATCGCACGCCACAACGAGCTTGGTCTAATCCAGCACGCTCGTGAGGCAGAGCAGAACCTTCTAGCTAAGATTGCATCAGCTTCAACAGCTGTTACAACTTCTTCACTAATCGGTTTTGGTCGCGACTTCCTCGTACAGGTTGGACGCGCTGCAGCTGCTTACCGTTCACGTCACCGTCTAGAGGCTGATGCTCCACTACGCGTTATTATCCCTTCATGGGTTAAGGACGCTATGGCTGCTGACCTTGCTCTTGCAATGCCTGGTGATTCAACACTTAACGCTTACAGTGAGATTGACGGTTACCTGTCAGCTCGTGGCGTTGTAGTGAGCTACTCTCTCGACCAGAACGTCTACGGCGCTCAGGGTGCATCTGCACTTCTTGAGTTCGCAGACAGCTTCACCTGGTACCTATTCGCTGAGGGAACATTCTTGTTCCTTGACGGTGGTACTTTGGACCTTGGAATCATCCGCGACTCATCTCTAGTCGGAACTAACGACTACAAGATGTTCGTTGAGACATTCGAAGGTATCGCAAAGGTCGGTATCGAGGGTCTTGCAATCACATCAACCATCTCAGTGAACGGTGTAGCAGCAGCTCTCCGTGACACAACAGGTGGCGCAACAGCTGCAGCAGTCGAGTACTAAGCCGACTAAGTAGTTAACGTTACATAGGCAACGCTCAGGATTCTAAGAGAGGTAATAAAAGAAATGGCTACATTTAATGGGGTTTTCCCCGCTGGTGAGTTAGTTCAAGCCCCTTGCGGAATTCTGAGCGTTGCTAACGTAATGATGCACACAGCGCGTGAGCGCGATGAGCGTTGGGTTAGAAAATTTGCTTATGAGTTTGACAGCATGCCTTCATATGTTCGTCTACTTACAGTAAACGACGAGACAATCGCATCTGGAGAACTAACTGACAATCAGGCTGATAACAACTATCAGTACTATGTCCCATTTTTCATCGATGCTGAGCTTTTTGATTCAACATTTAGCCTTCCAGGCGAGGACCGCTTTGCTCAAGTTACCAAAGCACTTGACTGCGTTACACAAAAGGCACTTGAGTTTGAATTTTGGGAAGGCGCTGCAGCTCAGGAAGAAACTGATGCTGCAACAAATATGTACCTACGCAAGTCAGGTGCAGCAACAATCCCAGTGTCTGGCGCTAAAAAGCCAGAAAATGCCCTAATGATTCTTGAGCAAGCAATTGCCTCCTCACCTGTAGGTGAGAACGGTGTTATTCACATGACCCGCGATATGGCTTCAATCCTTGGCTCACGTCTTATCTACAAAAAGGGCGAAACAGAGAATTCTGGACGGGCTATGACTCGTTTAGGTACAGACGTCATTATTGGCTCTGGTTATACAGGTAACGGTCCAATTGGAGATGCCAACGCAACAGCGTCAGCAACTAACAAGTGGATGTATGCAACTAGTTCGGTTCAGGTGCATCTTGGCAAAGTCGAGATTGTAAACGAAAACTTGGCTCAAGGTGCAGATGTTACAATTAACAACATGCGTATCAAGGCATTCCGCCCAGCGGCAGCCTACGCAGACCCAAGCATGCACTTCGCCATGCGAGTGACACTACCTAGCGACTAAGCCTAAGAAACCAACAAAGGAGCATCAGGAATGGCTACACAGGACTACGCAGCCAGCGTCCAAGGCGTTGCAATCCGAGTCACTCGACTTGACGCCGCTGGCAACCTACTAACGGGTGCAGGAGATAGCTACACTACCTCTGCATTCCTTCGTACATCATTCACCCCTGAATATGAAGAGGGTGACGAAATCGTTGAGAAGTCAGCAGACGGTACAGTATGTGTATCTTACAAAGCTCCTGACACCCTCAAGCGAATCACTATGGAAATCGCAATTTGCGACCCAGACCCAGAGCTAACAGCTCTTATGTCAGGTGGTTTGCTACTTCGCAAGAACTTCGGTTCTTACGCATCACCAGAGAACAAGTCAATTGGTTGGGCTGCCCCTGCCGTTGGCGATGACCCAGCAGGCAACGGTGTTGCTGTTGAGGTATGGTCTTTCGCAGTTAAGGACGGAAAGCGTGCAAGCACACTTCCTTACTTCTACTGGGTATTCCCATACGTCAAGCTTCGTCAGTCAGGTGACCGTGTAATTGAGAATGGTCTTCTTGCTAACACATTCGAAGGTTACGGCCTTGGAAACATTGAATTTGATTCAGGTCTTGATGGCCGTTGGGAGTACCCAATCGCGACTGAGCGTCCATACGCTTATGCACGCACTGACTGGGCACCTCAGGGTCTTAAGGGCTTCTACCGCTGGTTCGACGAGTCAACAAAGACTATCAACAACAAGGCTCTAACTTCAAACGTTGCAACCCTTACAACAGGTTCAGCACACGGATTCGAAGTTGGTCAGTCTGTAACAATCAGCAGCGTAGATTCCACTTTCAATGGAACCTACACAATCACTGCAGTTCCAACTACAACAAGCTTCCGCTATGCAAAGGTTGCAACAGATGTTGCATCTACAGCAGTTAGCCCAGTAGGTTCAGCAGTCCGTGCTCGTGGATATCTTGCAGTATCTGACTTTGACTCACAAGGTTCAACAGATACATACAACGTTCCAGGTTCTGACACATACAACCCAGACGATGCAATTGACTTCATCATTGCTTCAACTGAGGACCCAACAGCGTAATTAGTTCGGGCGGGCAGATTGCCGTAGGTGGTTTATCTACTCGGCTTCTGCCCGCCTTTACTATTAAAAGGATAAGGTGACGGAATGAGCAATCTCTGGACAGATGTCGAAGAGCTTGGTGTTTACGCTGACTCCGATTACGCATATGAAGCTGTAAAAACTGCTTCCTACATGCTTTGGGCATTGTCAGGACGCAAGTTCAGCGGTACTACAACTGTTACAGAGCGTTATGTATCCGCTTATGACCCATTCCTAAGAGCTGGTGGCTCTAGGTTTAACTACACCCCAATTCTTATAGAGGGACAGGTAGAAAACGTTCCTCAGGGTGGTTCTGGTCGTTACTCCCACCGAGACTACCAAGGAGATGGAAGTTCTTCATACAGCCGTGTACGCCTGCGTGGTCGTAAAGTTGTTGAAGTACATGCTCTCCGCAATCAAGATGGTGAAATTATTGACCCATCCACTTATTATCTTTCAGACCACTCTACGATTTTTGGTACACCAAATGCTAATTGGTCTGCAGCCAACGTAGAAGTCACTTACACATATGGTTCTCCTCCACCATCAGCTGGAAAAGCAGCAGCACGTATCTTGGCTACAGAACTTGTAAAGCTTTACGAAAATGACGACACTTGCGCCCTACCTCAGCGTGTAACAACCGTTGCTCGACAGGGTGTAACTTATACAGTCTTAGATAACCAGTCGTTCGTAGATGAACTAAAGACTGGTATCTATGCAGTAGACCTTTTTCTTAAAACTGCCAACCCAGACAAAGCTCGTGCACGTTCTCGGGTGTTCTCCCCAGACACACCTCGTGCTCGTAGAATTATTGGTCATTCACCAGCCTTTGAGCTATCTGCATTTGATTTATATGTCACCTCTACAGGTGGAACCCAGGTCTACTACCTAAATGAGTTTGGTGGAGACTTCCTTACAGATGATGAATCTTGGAATGTGTATGCAGTAATGTCAAACTTTAATAACACGGTAACAAAAACATTAGAAAGTGCCGCTGTTTTGGACTCTGTAGAGGGTACAATTAGACTAAGCGCTTCGTATGCAGACATTTTGTCTGTCTTAGGTCCTCGTGACCCAGGAACAGTAGATTTGTACGCATCTCGTCCTAGTTTAGGAAACCCTGCAGTAGATGAGGTCATCAATTTGCTAACAGGAAATGTTATCTATCAATTAGGGCAGCCAAGCTCAATCCCAATCGCGATTGCTTAAAAAGAGGTTAATGACATGGCTATTGTAAACACCTCAGCTGTATCAGATGATGCAAAAAACTTAGCAGATATGCTTCAGGGAGTTTTAGACCGAGTTATTACAGCATATGACTCATTTAATATGCCACTGCCTAGTCGTCGCTATTACACTTTTGGTGCTCCAGCCGTTGAGTGCGAACAAATTGTAGTTTCTTTTATCCAAATGTATCTTGGTGTTCCTGGAGATGAAGCGACCACACCTCGTCGCTGTCATGACCCACGTAGCGCTACATTAAATATTTCAGTATCTCGCGCAGTTCCAACTACTCAGCAAAATGGTCAAGCACCTCATGCTGATGACATCCAAGAAGCTAACCGAGTAGCAGCCCTAGACGCTTGGGTTTTGATGGAAAGCGTAAACCTTCTTGATACTTGGGGTGATGACGGATTCCCAGGTCTTGGAGTTATTGCCACGGTAGATGGTAGCCAGCCTGAAGGTGGATTTACAACCACAAGTATGACTATCACAATGGCAATTCCGTAATGGTTGCATCTAAATTTGTTTTTCGTAAGCCTGTCATGGACAACTTCTTGGATAGTCCTAGCGGCGAGGTAGGTAGATACCTGGCACGCAGGGGTCGACTGATTGAAGCTGGTGCAAAACGTCAAGTTGGTGTCAGCACTGGGGCACTTCGTTCTTCTATACACATGCGTCATTTTGCTGACCCTCGTGGTCAATATGTACGAATTGGCTCACCTCTAAGGTATGCCAGAGCCCACCATGAAGGTACAAAGCCTCACCTAATTAAACCAAACACTGCCCAAATGCTTCGTTTTGTAAGCAAAGGGCAAATTGTGTTCGCGCACATGGTGCGCCACCCAGGAACTCCTGCTAACCGCTATTTGACAGATAACATGCGTCGAATTATTGGGTAAAATAAGTAGGAACAATGGTATGCAGCAACCGCTGGATATCAAAGACACAAGATAAGGAAAACAGATGACAAACCGATTTAAGGACTTTGGTTCGGGCGGGGACGTTACCAAGACCCCACTCTCATTTAAGCTCCACGGTGAAGAGTTTTCGTGCCGACCTAATTTACAGGGAAAGACACTACTCGACATCATTGCAAACGCTTCTGATGACGGTGCTGGTGCTGCAAAAAGCATCACCGAATTCTTTAACGTAGCACTTCTCCCAGAGAGTGCAGAGCGCTTCAACGCACTACTAATTGACCCAGAAAAGATTGTTACAGTCGATGCCCTTGGCGACATCACCGCATGGCTGGTTGAGGAGTATTCAAGCCGCCCTACACAGCGGCCAGAGCACTCATCGAGTGGGCAATAGACCTCTGGCCTTACGTTAACGGAAAGGCTCTTGTGAGCGGGCTACGACTAGCAGAGATGGAGGCAACGGAAATGGTTGATGTAATTCATTACTTCTTCGAAGATGACCTTGCTGTCGCCTCTGCAGAACAGCAACAAGTTCGGTCGGATACGCGTTCTTCGGTCTATAGAACTCTGTATGGCACCACTTACAAGTATGCAATCAATTCGTCATCAAGCAGTAGTTCTAATATGTTTGCTGCAGATGGCACATCGATTCCTACGGATGGATTTTATGATGACAATGACATCACTCCGTTTGACCCAACCAATAACACACCAAAAACTGTAAAACCATTTGTACCAGCAACAGATATGGATGTAGATAGTCCTTTGCCTTTTGGCAAGGTTCTAGACGCACCACTTAATTAATTAACGAAACGGAGGTGAGAGCATGGCAGTTGTAGGAGACGCATACGTAGTTGTCCGTGCTCTCACTAACCGTGTTCGCCCAGAAATTCAGCGTGCTTTTACTGGCTTAGATGATATTGGTAGAGATGCTGGAAGAGATATCTCAAATGCTTTAAATGAGTCCATGTCAAGCGGCGGTGGAGGTGGCCGAGGCGGAGCCTTAGGTCGAGCTCTTGGCTCTAGCTTTGAAAAAGATGCAGAAAGAGCTCGTGTAAAACTTCGTCGTCTTACTCAAGCAGGATTTTTTGCTGCACCAGCATTCTCTGCTCTTGCTGGAGTTCTTGGCGCACTTGGTGCAGGACTTGTAACTCTTGGTGCTGCAGCAGGCGCTGCAGCCACTAGCGGTATTCTTGTATTGGGTGGAGCTTTTACTGCTCTAATTCAATCTGCTATAACTTTGAAGCTTGCACTTTCTGGTGTTGGAGCTGCACTTTCAGCAGGATTAAAACTTTCTCAAGGCTCTGCTGCTCAAGCAAAAGCTGTAGAAGCAGCCAATAAACGACTTGAAAAAGCACAGCTTGCTCTTTTCCGAGTTGAGCAAGACCGTGTAGACCAGATTAAAGATATTAAACAAGCTAATGCAGACGCGCAGCGCAGTGCTATGGATGCAATTATTTCAGCAAAGCGTTCAGAGCGTTCTTATGAAGCAGCTCAGCGTAACACTGAAAAGGTTATTAAAGATGTAACTAAGGCTCGCGAAGATGCTATTGAGTCTCTACAACAACTTCGCTTTGAGACTGAAGGCGGGGCTATCTCTGAAAAGAAAGCCCGTATTGAATTTGAGAAGGCTCGTGATTCCCTACAGCGCGTCCAAGACCTCCCACCTAACTCTCGCGCACGTCAAGAAGCAGAGCTTGCATTTGCTGAGGCCGACCTAAACTTGCGTAAAGCAATTGACCGAAACAAAGATTTAAAAGACGAAGAAAAGAAAAAGACTGTTGAAGTTGCAAAGATGCGTGCTCAAGACATTATGCAAACTCAAGAAGTTAAAGATGCCCAGCAAGCTCAAGCTGATGCAAAAATTGATTCTTCACGAGCTGAAATTGATGCTGCCCGAGCCGTAGCAGAAGCTAATCAGTCAAAAGCAGATATAGACAGTGGAAAAGCATTCCGAGATATTAATAGAGCTCTTGCAGATGCAAACGATGCTGTAAAAGAAGCCAGGAAAGACCTTGCAGATGCAAAGGGTGGCGGTGGTGCTGCTGACGCATTTGCTGATGCAATGGCTAAACTTTCACCAGAAGCTCAAAAGTTTGTTCGCTTTTTAATAAGCATTCAAGACGAGTTTAAAAAACTTAAAGCTTCTGCTGGTAAAGAGCTTTTCCCAAGACTTGAAACTGCAATTCAGAATCTTGTTGACAACCTATTCCCAGTTCTTAACCCACTCCTTGAGGGAACTGGTAAGGCTCTTGGCGATGTTGCTATTGAACTTTCAAATGTTATTACTGATGCTGACAATCTTAAGAGTCTAGAAAGCGTTTGGAAAACCAACGACAAGCTTATTGGAAACCTAGGTACGGTAGTAGGAAATCTTTATACAGGATTCCTAAATATTTTAGAAGCAGCTGGCCCTCTTATTACAAAATTTGGAGAGTGGCTTGTAAAAGTAACTGGTGCTTGGGCAGAAACACAGAAGCTAAATAATCAATCGGGAGCTTTAACTAAAAAGTTTGACCGTCTAGGCGAGATTACTGCTGACATTGGTGAGTACCTCGGTATTTTCTGGGACGGTCTTAAAGATATCTTTGCCGTCATCACCGAAGAGGGTGGAGCAGTTGATATTCTTAACGACTACTTTAAGACTGCCGCCGAGCGCTTTCGGGACTTTACATCTGCTGGTAGAGAAGACGGAAGCCTAAAAGAGTTTTTCAACAACGCTACAGAAAACTTTACAAAGGTGTTAAGCCTAATCGGAAACATAGTTGCAGAGCTTCTTAAGCTTGGTGACAATGAAGGTGTTGGTGAATTTACCGACTCCCTAAGTCGCGCTGTTGACACCTTTGGTCGTATCGGTGAGAAGCTTACTGGTCCAGATGGAGCCGCTTCTGGTTTAGGTACTTTCATTGAAAAGTTCGCTCTTCTCTCAGAAAAGCTAACTGACAGCGGCTCCATTGAGACTTTCTTTAAAGTCCTTAACGGTGCTCTAGATATTGCTAACACTATATTCGGTAACTCAATTGTTCAAAAAATTCTTGGGGTACTCGGTGTTGTAATTGGTCTTAGCAAGGGTTTTGGTCTTGTCTTCCGAACAGTTAAATTTGTAGGACAAGCTATTATCGGAACGTTCCTCAAAATAGGTGGAACTATAACAAAAACCCTTGGTTTTATTAAAGACCCGTTTGGAAAACTTCGCTCTGGTTCTGCATTAGCTCGCACCGAGCTTCAGAAGCAGATGATTGTTGATAAGCAAAAGCAAGCAGCCATGAAGGGTGTTCAAATATCTGCTGACCAAGCAGCGCGAGCTATTGGTCTTGTAGCCCCTGCATCAACTCGAGCAAGAACAGCCATGGCTACAAGCACTGTTGCTGCAAATACTAAGTCAATTGCAATGAGAGGTCTTGGAGCTGCAGCTACTGTAGCTAGTAAGGGCTTACGTCTTGCTGGTAAGGCCCTAGCATTTATTGGCGGACCTATCGGAATTATATTCTTAGTACTTCCACTTATTATTGAAAACTGGGACAAGATTGTTGCCTTCTTTAAAGACCTAGTTCCTAAACTAGGAAAAATATTTGGCGATATGTGGAATGGATTATTAACCTTCCTAAAAAACGCTTGGAAGAATGTTTCAACTTGGTTTACTCAGTCTTTCCTCCCTGGAATTGGTGACTTCTTCAAAAAAGCTCTAGAAATTATTGCTTTCATTCTGTTCCCACTTCCGATGTTGCTTATTAAGTTCTGGCCAGAAATAACAGGATTCTTTACTAACACTGTGTTCCCTTGGCTTGTTGCTCTTCCTGGCAAGGTAATGGAATTTGCGGGCAAAGTTTGGAACTTCCTAAAAGATGCTGCAGTAAATGCATGGAATCAACTTGTTACATGGTTCACCGTTGCTTGGGACTTCTACCGAGCTCTACCAGGTAAGGTTCTTGGATTTGCTGGTAAAGTCTGGGACTTCCTCAAGGACGCTGCTGTTAAGGCGTGGGGATTACTTGTTTCATGGTTTACAACTGTTTGGACTTTCTATAAAGAACTTCCTGGCAAGGTTCTTGGATTTGCAGGAAAGATTTGGACCTTCCTCTTTGACGCAGCTAAGACCGCTTGGGGCAATGTAACTGGCTTCTTCACCAATACTGTTCCTAACTTCTTAAAGAGTCTTCCAGCTAAGTTTGCTGCTGGACTATCTGGACTTTGGAATGCACTAGGAAGCGGTCTACAAGCTGCCTGGGCTGCAGCAAAAGCTTGGTGGAATAACAACGTAGCAAGCAAGAAACTTACAATTGGTGGCTTTAACGTACTAGGTGTTCAGATTCCTAAGATTGAACTTGGATTCCCTCGTCTTGCTCGAGGTGGAGTTGTTCCAGCAACAAACGGTGGAATGATGGCTCTTATTGGTGAAGCTGGTAAAGCAGAGCGTGTAGAGCCTCTTGATGCTGATGGCTTATCAAAGCGTGACAAGGCAATGATTGATTTTATGAGTGGCGGTTCCCGCGGTGGAACAACTATCAACGTTTACCCATCTGCTGGTATGGATGAAAGACAACTCGCTGAGCTTGTTTCACGTAAGCTAGCCCAGACAATGAGAAAAGGTGCCGCATAATGTCACAAGCTAGAGAGAACTATTATGTCAATCGAGGGCTGACACCTTTACAGCCAAATGAAATTGAAAAACTAAAACTTCAAGGAAACATTATTCTTGGAGACTTTATCTTTAACACTATTGATGAGTTTGGTGTTACTTGGGTAATTAGCGACATTGAAGGTTGGTGGCAACACCCATCTGCAGAAGTACCAGATATTGAGCGCGGTTGGGGCGATGGCTCATATGATGTTCAGGGAAAGTATGTTGCTCGCTCTTTAAATCTAACTGGAACCTTCCTTGTACCAGACCCAGCACTCGTTGAAGCTGCCCGTGACCGACTTGTTGCTGCAACAAATCTTGTATACAAAGGTGCTTGGCTAAAGACTGGTAACAACCCAATTCGCGCTTCTTTTGTTCGTCTTGCTGGCGATGTAGAAATTAACACTGTTAATGCTCGTGGACGCACCGAGTTTTCAATCCCCCTTCGCGCTCCAGACCCAATTAAGTACGCATGGAACGATGTTGACCCAGATGGTTACAACTATGTAGAAATTCCAGCAAAGAATTCAGACCTTAACTACGACGGAATTGACACTGTAACTAATATTGGAAACTATCAAGTACCGTGTTACCTCGAAGTAACTGGAGAGCTTACTGCTCCAGGAGAGATTTGGAATAGAACAACTAATCAACTTATTGGAATCGTTCAAGGTCTAAAAGGCAGTATCTCTCGCAATATTGTAAATAAGCAACTTGAATATGACGTTACAGTTCTTAAAGATATTGCAACACTAACAACTACAGCAAAGCACGACTTCAAAGCAGGAGATTCTGTTTACATCTCTGGTGTGGGTGAGCCTTTTGACGGTGACCAGCTTATTATTTCAGTACCAACTGACACCACATTTACATTTGAAGCTGATGCAGCAACCGTAAGAAATGTCTCTCATAAGACTTTACAAAGCAGTGTAGCTACAATAGAAACAACTACACCGCATGGGTTTACTAGTGGTCAGCAAATTACTGTTGCTGGAGTAGATGCTGTTTTTGATGGCAACTATTCAATAGCATCTACGCCTTCGTCTACTACTTTTACTTTTCCAAAAACCCGTATTCCACCAAGAAATGTTATTGGTGCAGTACTTGTTTCTAATATCGCAACACTCACAACAACCGACCCTCACCAGTTTATTTTAAGAGAAGCAGTAACCGTAACTGGTATTGATGAAAACTATAATGAAGTTTCAGCAATTATTACTGACATACCTTCTCCAAATCAATTTTCATATGCTGCCACCCGTACTAATGCTCGCAGCATTATCTCCAAAATAATGACAAACGATGTTGTAACCCTGACAACCTCTGAGGTACACGGGTTCATTGCGGCTGAACCAGTAAACATAACAGCAGTAGACATTTCTCTAAATGGTGGATATACAATTTCTGCAGTTACTTCAGATACATTTTCATATAAAAGAGTTCGCTCTACTCAAAAATCTGTCGCACTAACGGCTGTATCTGGTACTACTGTAACCATTACTACTTCTGAAAATCACAACTTCCTTGTAGGTGAGGACGTCACCATCGAGGGAAGTAGCACACTAGATGGAACCTACGCAATTACAACTTTGCCATCCAGCACTACTTTTACATTTACAAAAACTGGACTGACTAGTATTAATGCAACTACCGTTAACAACGTAGTAGTTCGTTCCCGTAAGCGTGTAATTAAGTCAAGAGGACTTATTGGAAACATAGTAACAATAACTACTACAAACTCTCACGGTATGCTCCTCGGTGAGCAAGTTGTTATAAGTGGAATCGATGCAACTTTTAATGGAACATACACCGTTGTTTCTATCCCAACAGCCAATACTTTTACATATCAAAAAACAGCAGGTAATGTTGTTGCAGCTGACGTAACTGGTGCCTTTGCTGAAATCCCAGGGACTATTAATCTTCAAGATGTAATCCCAGCGGGACAAGCAACAGTTGCTGGAACTCTTGCATTTCGGGGAGTAAACGGAGTGGCGACTGTTTCTGACACTATTGCTAGGACTTTCTCAGCTGGTAAAGCAATTCAGAAGAACGACATTCAGTTCTTCCCTGGAATATCTGGTGCTTCCGCTGTATTGAGCGCAGACATCCTTGAGATAGACACCAAGAATAAAGAAGTAGCTTTTAACGGTGATGTAAATGGTGCAAGAGGTAGAATTGATATCTTGGCAGACTTTATTGAGCTTGCTCCTGGAGAAAACCAGATTGAGTTTTACGACAATGGGAACCCAGAAAGTACGGCATCCTTAAGGGTGTATTACCGCTCTGGTTGGCTCGGCTAACACTTAACGACAATAGACAGGACGAACGATGTCATTACAAACAGAAGTTAGTTACCGATACTTCCTTACTGACCTACTCTCAAATCAGGTCATTGCAGAAGTACCTTTTAAAGGTGTCTCCTTCGAGCGTGCAAATAAAAGAGCTGGTGGGTTTAGCGGAACCATCCCATTTATTGAAGCAACCAAAGGAATAAACCTTTACGAGTCCACGATGCCAGGACGCACTGGTTTGTATGTTGTTCGCAACAACGTCTGTGTTTGGGGCGGAATGGTGTGGTCACGCTCTTATGATGTTGCTTCTAGAAATATGGGAGTAGAAGGAGCAGAATTTACAAGCTACTTCTATCACCGCAATATCTGGCAAACAATCCAATATGGTTCAGATTTTATTGGTATCCCTAGTTTCTCAATTGTCAGCCAAGTAGCCACCATAACAACTGAAACACCTCACGGGTTCTCTGCTGGAGATAAAGTAAAAATTACTTTTACTAGCCCTCTTGTTGATGGTATCCACACTATTACTAACGTTCAAAGTGCAACAACCTTCCAGTTTGCTACTACTTCTGCAAATGGAAGTGGCACTGGAATTATCAGTGGCGCTTTCCGTAGCTTGGTTGATAACTATGACTTTGCTCGTGACCTTATTTATAGAATGTCTACAGATTTAGGTGGACTAGGATTCCCTAATGAAGTAATCAAGCCAGCTAAAGAAATTCAAGTTTCAATTGTCTCAAAGCAGCGTTCTGGAGGAGTAGTAACTCTTAAAACTTCTACAAACCACGATGTCATTCCTGGTCAAGAAATTCAAGTTGTTGAAGTCGGCTCTAACCTTGACGGTATACACACATGCACCGAGGTTCCAGACAACAGAACAATTCGTTTTGAGCTAAACGGTCCAGATGTTCCTACAACTTCTTTGCCTGGTTTAAGAACATTAAACGTCACAACAAAGCAGCTTACAAATTTCACTGCACTATTAACCTTGGAAAGTAATCACCAGGCTTCAGTCGGGGAGACTGTAATTGTGACTGGTATTGACTCCTACCTATCTGGTCGACTTGACACAATTTTTAATGGTCGTTTTACAATTACTGGGACTCCTACTGCTAATAGTTTTACTTTTAAGTCTGGAGGAATTTTAGACGTACCACCTGAATCAGCAAGAGGTGGAGTTGCTACTTTAGGTTCAAAAGTTATTTACGGAGATTACGGTAGCTTTACTGCAAACGGTGACATTGACATTGACTACTACAGCGAACCATTTGGAACTATATTGAGTGGGTTTTATCAAGATACTCAAGTTATTCGTGGTTTTGAGCAGCTAACTGTTGGAGAAATTCTTGAGAAATATTCCAACACAACCGAGGGTGGATTTGATTATCGAATTGACTGCGACTATGACTTCGATACTGGTCAATTTACACGCACAATGTGGTTTGGTCAGGAGACTAGATATAACTCTGAAACTGGAGAAAAACTTACACCAAAAGAACTAGGCGCAGAAGATTTAATGTTTATCTATCCTGGAAATGTTATCAACTTTGCTATTGATGAAACTGCAGAAGATGCCTCTACTAGATTTTTTGTAGTTGGAAATATTGAAGACCTTACAGACGATGCAAGTCAGCCTTACGCAGGAGCATCTGCAAAAGACATGCTTAACAACAAAAGCGGTCGTAGCTGGCCACTTCTTGACCAAGTTGAGAAAATGGATTCAGTGGAGGATGAAGAGTCTCTATATAACTATGCACTTGACTACCTCAACGAATCCAGACCACCAGTTGGGACATATAGCATCGCTGTAAATGGCTCGCTTGCTCCGATTGTTGGGTCATACTACCCAGGGGATTGGTGCACTTTCTCTGCTGATGATGAGTTTGTGCTTCAACGCCTTGCAAGCGACCAAGAACCACTAGATGACCGTTTATACCGAAAGATAAACTCTATTAAGGTGAGTGTTCCAGACAGTCCGACATTCCCCGAAGCAGTAGAACTAGAACTAATAACAGATTGGAAGACACAAAGAAATGGCTAGCAGACGTCGCTCAAGTCGTAAAACAATTACTGGAAACATCTCTGATGTGCAGCGCAGGCTCAAGTTCCTAGAAGGAAAACCTTCGCCATCAAGGATTGGAAACCAGGCTGTTCTTCGCGGGAACATCCAACCGCGTGCCGTAGCAACTGACCAGCTAGCTCTTAATGCTGTCGTAAATTCTACAATTGAAGATAACGCAGTTAATGCAGCAAAGCTTGCTGCAGACTCCGTAGGAAATTCTGAACTTGATGCGAACGCTGTTGATTCAGAAAACTATATTGACGGCTCAATTGATACCGAACACTATGGAGTGGGTTCCGTTGATATTAACGCAATCGGTGTTAATGCTGTAGGAAACGGTGAAATGACAGACAACTCTGTTGATTCAGCTGAGTACATAGATAATTCAATTGACTCCGAGCATTACTCAATCGGTTCTGTAGACAATAATGCAGTTGGTCTAAATGCTATTCAAAATGGCGAAATGGCAGACAACTCTATTGACTCGACCGAGTATATTGACTTTTCAATTGATGCTGAACACTACTCATCTGGTTCTGTTAACGCAGCTGCAATCGGATTAAACGCTGTTGAAAACGGCGAGATGGCAGATAACTCCGTAGACTCAGCTGAATACATAGACCGCTCTATTGACTCAGAGCACTACGCATCAGGTTCCGTGGATGCTACTGCTATTGGTCTAGACGCGATTGGTTCATCAGAGCTAGGAAATAACTCTGTTGACACAAACGCTATCGTGGGTGATTCAGTTACATCTGCCAAAATTGCTGCCAATCAAATATCTGGCTCTAAAGGAATTAAAAACCACATTGCTGATAACACCATCGGTCAGTTAAATATTGGCCCTTTGGCTGTAGGAACAGGCGAGCTTATTGATAGAGCGGTTACACAGGTTAAAATCGCGACTGACGTTACTTTCCCACCAGCAAATGGCTCTGTTACCACTGCAAAAATTGCAAACCTAGCTGTAACTCAGCCAAAAATGGCAACAGATTCAGTTGGTAGTCTCCAAATGATAGATGGCTGCCTTTCTCCAAGACATGTTGCCACAAGTAGCGGTGGTACGATATTAGCCAACAGTACAGTTGGTGTAATAGCTGGTACTATTTCTAAATCGCAACGTGGAAGTTTAGCGGCTTTTCTTGATTTAAATATAAGTAATACAAATGGTTCTCTCGCAAATGGAAACCATACCCACCCAGCAAACAACCAACCTCCATCATCTTCTATACGATTTAAAAAAGACATTGCTGACTACGAAGTAGATGGCACAAAGCTTCTTAACCTTCAAGCAAAAACTTTTAAATATAAAGCTGGACATCGAGACCAACAATACGGGGAAACCTACAATAGACCCTGGGTCCTTGGATTCATGGCTGAAGAGGTTTTAGAGGCTGGAATTGAAGAAGTAATTTGGTATGATAACGAAGGACTTCCTGCTTCGCTCCGTTATGACCTTCTCTCTGTTTACGTCATAGATTTACTCAAGAAACACCAAAATGAGATAGACTCTCTTAAAGAAGAGATTCAGAGACTAAAGGAAGCAAAATGATTAACTACAGCGCTATATACACCAAAGGTACAAGGCCGTATTTAGCTAAGGTCGTATCCGTTTCTGGTGAGTCATACGAAACTAAACTCAGTCCGAGCATGCCTAAAGAAGAGGTAGATGCCATACCACTAGAGACTATTTATTCTCATATAGACAACATAGTTTTAGAGATACAAAACGCTTCAAAAACTCTAGAGACTGTCCGTTTAAATGACGAAACTATAAGTTTAAAGTATGCCATCTCTGGGTATGGAGAAATAGAATCCTTGTATGCTGACTCCTACAGTTGGTTTGAGTACATATATAAAACTCGAGAGCCAGAAGAGATAGAAGAGGGGACGCCAGCCTAATGCATGAAGTAAAGGACGGTTCTCGTACCCTCCAATTCAACGGCAAAGTTCTTGGAGAGTCTTCTTCTTGGCGTCGCGGTTCAACGCGGTGGATTGAGTTTAAACTTTTTAAAACTGACAATGGTTCCTATGTTCTTTCCCGCGTTGGTGTTTCTATCACTTATCACGGTGCTGCATGTCCGCTGGTTAAGCGTTATGCGCTAACAGAAGCCCCTGTAGCTGATTTAAAAGAAGATGCAGTACCCTGCGAAGAGTGCTATCCAAATCGAAACCTTCCAATTATTTTCCCAGAGAAGGACCGCACTTGGGCCCAAGTCAGCGACGACCCAACTCCTGTGCTAGACGCTCTTTATAAATATGACCAAGGTGGTGCAAGATATCTAACTAATGTTGCCCAACGTTTGCTTGAGCAAGCATCCGAGCAAGATGAAAAGATTGATGCCATCTACAGAGTGGAAATGATTCCATAAAAGAGATACAATAGCTAAACCTTCTACAAGAGGAAAAAATGACAGAGCGACGAGATTTATCAGGTGTACAACTTCACCTTGTTAACAATGTAGAGACTGCAGAAAAATTTCTTAATTGGCTGAGTGAGCGACGCCCACACAACGCAATTGCAATTGACACTGAAACGGGTGAACGCCCTGGACGCCCCCGCGCAGATGCACTATCCCCGTGGCATGGTGACCTACGTCTTGTTCAAGTAGGTGATGGCATGACTGGCTGGTCTATTCCCTGGGACGAGTGGAAGGGTGTTTTCTACGAAGCAATGGAACGCTTCGAAGGGCCCATTGTCTGTCACAACATTGCTTTTGAAGCGCGTTGGTTTTCAATTAAATCCAATTGGGAACTTCCTTGGGGACGTGCACATGACACCATGATTATGGCGCACATTATTGACCCATTAGGCTCTGGTGCACTAAAGCGTCTTGCATCCCAGCACATTGACCCGATGGCTGCACACTTGCAGAGCAAGCTTGATGAAAGCCTTGCAACTAATGGTTGGACTTGGGGAACAGTTCCTACAAACTTTGAACCCTACTGGGCTTATGGTGCTCTTGACACCGTTATAACAATGCGTCTGTGGGAAATGTATTGGGAGAAGTGTGGACCTGGTGGTCCTTACCACAAGGCTTATGAACTTGAAATGGCTACACGCAAGATTGTTACCCGTATGGAAATCAATGGCGCTCGCGTGGACCTTGACTATTCAAAAAAGAAATACGAAGAACTTATCGACTACACAGAGAAAACAAAACTGTGGGCGTATAACCAGTACGACGTATCTATTACAAGCAACGTGCAAATGGTTCGCCTTTTTGAAAAGCTTGGCGCTGAAATTACAGAGTTCACTCCATCAGGACAGAAGTCTGCAAGCGCAGACCAGTTAAAAAAACTAATCATTGACGGTAACGCCGAGGTTAAAAACCTAGCCGAGACTGTTCTTAAGCAACGCAAGGCTGACAAACTTGCTACAACATACTTTGCTAACTTCCTAGACAAACATGTTGACGGATTACTTCACCCATCTGTAAAGACTGTAGGTGCTCGTACATCTCGTATGTCTATCACTGACCCAGCGTTGCAGACTCTGCCTAAGGGCGATGACACGGTGCGCCGTGCGTTTATCCCGAAGGATAAAGACCACGTTATTGTGACCTCAGACCTTGACCAGGTTGAGTTCCGTATGTTTGCGTCGCTTTCTGGAGATGCAAATCTTATTAACTTGTTTAACCGTGCAGATGCAGAAGGCTCTGACCCTTTTACCGAAATTGGTCGTCAAGTTTATGCAGACCCGACCATGCAAAAATCTGACAAGCGTCGTAACCTCATCAAGGGTGTTGTCTATGGTCGTCTTTACGGAGCGGGAGTCGCAAAGCAGGCACTTACTGCTGGCGTCCCTGAGTATCAAATGAAGGAAGTGTCTGACTCATTTGACTCTAACTACCCAGGAATGATTCGATTCCAGAAAGAAATTGACAACATTGGTCAGCGTCGTTTCCGTGAGGAAGGCCAAGGCTATGTCTACACATGGACTGGTCGTCGAATCCCTTGCGATGATGACCGTACATACACACTTGTGAACTATTTGATTCAGGGTGGTGCTGCTGAAATCTTTAAGAGCAACTTGGTAAAACTTGATGCTGCAGATTTAACTGACTACCTGATTGTTCCTGTACACGACGAAATTGTTCTTAATGCTCCCCGTGAAGACGCAGAAGAAATTAAACAACTAGTTCGCCAATGTATGACTACAACCGAAGGGTGGGCAGTACCTCTTACTGCCGATGTTGATGGTCCACTTGAAAACTGGGGACAAAAGTACTAATGAATAAGTATCTAGAAAGGGCACTTGAGATAGCAAAAACTAGCAAGTGTCGACACAAGCATGGCGCAATTGTTGTTCAGAAGGGAACAATTGTTGCATCAAAAACTAACAAGAAAGTTTCTTCTCCAATCAATAATCAGTGGAGAAGGGCTCACATTCATGCAGAAGCTGCTGCAGTAAAAGCTGCTGGAAAGTATGCTGCTGGTTCAACTGTTTATGTTGCTCGCGCTGCTGCTGACGGTAGTCCAGCTAATTCAAAGCCTTGCAAAAAGTGTGAGGGTTTTCTAGACAGATATCGAGTGGCACAGGTGGTTTGGACATGAGCATAGTCGTACTTTCAGTTGACCCAGGAAAAGCAACTGGTGTTGGTTTAGTCGAGTGGTCTGGAAATCCAGATGACCTCCCAAAGAGACTTCTTTCTCTGGAACCTCAGCCAGAAGAGTTTGCTCAAGTCGTTACAACATCTATGACAGGGTGGAAAGCCTATGACAGCTTTATTGTTGTCTGCGAGCGCTTCACCATCAATGCTCAGACAGTCCGTAATTCTCAGGCTCCATATTCACTCGAGCAAATTGGTGTCCTAAAGCACCTCTGCCGAGAGGCTGGGTATCCAGTCGACAAGATTGTTTTTCAAACTCCAGCAGATGCTAAAAACATGTTTAATAACAAAGCTCTACAGACCATAGGTGTTTGGCATAAAGGTGGGGAAGGGCACGCAAATGATGCCCTACGACACGCCCTAATGGCTTTGGTTAGACAAAGATGGATTCCTAGAGTATTGTTGGACAAGTAAAAGGTACTAACAAAGAATTTGCACTTTCTAAGAAATTAGTGTTAGTATTTATACATAGCGACGAAAGGTAACAAATGCCAGTATCGGTGGACCTCGATAGCGAGAAAGCCCACATCCTTATTAACGCTGAATGGCGTTATAAAGAGCTGTGTAAGGGTCTTCCAGGTTCTTCATGGTCGCAGACAGACCAAGTATGGCGAGTGCCTTTAGCGTGGTCCAGTTGCCTTGCCTTACGCTCTACATTCCGTGAAGACCTAGTTATTGGCCCAGGGCTTAGTTCTTGGGCAGAGAATGAAGTAAACACCCGTATTAGCCCTTCTATGGCCCTCAGAGAGCTTGAAACAGCCGATGGAGACGAAGACCTATTCCCACACCAAAGAGCTGGCGTAGCGTTCCTAGCGACCGCTAAGAAGGCCCTTCTAGCCGATGAACCAGGTCTTGGTAAGACCGCTCAGGCTATCCGCGGTCTTAAGCGTATTCAGGAAAATGGCGAGGATGTCTTTCCTGCCCTAGTAGTCTGCCCCAACACTCTAAAGAAGAACTGGGCTCGTGAATTTAAGCTTTGGTGGCCTGGGGTCACCGTGCAAGTTATCAAAGGAACTGCTGCTCAGCGCAAAAAGCAATTCGAGACTGAAGCTGACGTTTATGTAATTAACTGGGAGTCTCTTCGTGCTCACTCCAGACTTGCACCGTATGGCTCTGTAGCACTTACACGGTGTTCTGCTTGTGGTGGTCACGATGACGGTGTCTCAGAGACCCGCTGTGAAGTACACCAGCGTGAACTAAACAAGATTAATTTTAAGGCTGTAGTGGCCGACGAGATTCACCGCTCGAAAGAGCCTAAGTCAAAGCAAACCCGTGCATTATGGTCAGCTACTGGCGATGCACAGATTCGGTTTGCCTTAACAGGAACACCAATCGCTAACAATGTCGTCGACTTGTGGGCAATTCTGCACTGGCTATCTCCAAAAGATTGGCCTAGCAAAACCAAGTGGATTGACCGCATGATTGACACGATGCTTAATGCATTCGGTGGCATGTTAGTGATTGGTGTCAAACCACACATGCAAGATGAGTTTTATAAAGCAGTCAATCCTCACATGCGTCGCATGTTAAAAAAAGTCGTGCTTCCTTGGCTACCCGAGGTAGTAAATGAGCGTCGCGATGTTGAAATGTCAACTAAGCAAAAAAAGGCTTATGAGCAGATGCGCGACACAATGATTGCTGAGCTTGAAGGTGGAGAAGCATTGACTGCTCCTTCTATCCTGACTCAGACAACTCGCCTAGTGCAGTTTGCAAATGCTTATGCAGAGATTGTCGTTAACGAGACTACTGGAGAGCCAAAAGCTATTTTGTCAGAGCCTTCTTGTAAGGTTGACCAACTAATGGATGATATCTCTCACGGTGATTTTGGCGATGACTCGGTAGCAGTCTGCGCTGTATCTCGCCAACTAATTGAGCTTCTTAGTGCTGCAATGACTAAGGCCAAGATTGAGCATGGTTTGATTACTGGTGCTCAGGATGAAGATGAGCGACAGAAGGCTATTGACGATTTCCAGTCAGGCAAGATAAAGTGGATTCTCTTCACAGCGCAAGCTGGTGGTGTGGGTGTAACTCTCACTGCTGCTCGGCGCTTGATTATGCTTCAACGCCCTTGGTCACTTGTTGACCACAAGCAAGCGTTGGACCGTGTGCACCGCATTGGGTCAGAGATTCACGATTCAATCATCATCACGGATTACGTAACAGAGGGCACCATCGAAGAACGAGTTTTACAAGTCCTTGAAACCAAGGCAGATAACTTTGAGCAGATTGTTCGTGACAAGGACCAGCTACTCAATCTTCTTAAAGATGATAAGGCAGGCAAACTATGAGTGATGTAGTAAGAATTTCTAACTCGGAGATTCAAACATTCAAAGACTGTCGCCGTCGCTGGTGGTTGACCTACTATCGACGTCTACAGCCAAAGTACAAAGATGCAACTGGTGCTCTTGCACTGGGTACTCGCGTACACGCTGCTCTTGATGATTATTACGCCAACGGAACTCCGCTTCTACAAGCACACGCAACCCTTGTGAACACAGAAAAAGAATTACTTTTGCAAGACTTCCGCGATGTATCTGAACTTGAAAAAGAAGCTGAACTTGGGCACATCATGCTTGAGGGTTACCTCCAGTGGAATGAAGAGAACGGCATTGATGCTGACCTCGAGATGATTTCTACAGAAGAAACAATTGTGATGCCGATGTTCAACGGTGAAGTTGAACTTCAAGGCAAGCTTGACATGCGTGTTCGTCGTAAGGCTGACGGTGTGCGTATGTTCCGTGACTTTAAAACTGTTGGTGGTTCGCTTTCAGACTTTGCAAACCTTGCACCTATGAACGAACAGATTCTTACTTACATGATTCTTGAACAGAGTAAGGACAAAGACGGAGAACGCTCTGACGGCGGTATTTTCACAATGTTAAAGAAGGTTCGTCGCAGTGCTGCTGCTCGTCCTCCGTTTTATGACCAGATTGAAGTTCGACACAATATCTTCACCTTGCGCTCCTTCTGGGACCGCTTGCACGGAACTGTTACAGACCTCATGCGAGTTCGTACAGCTCTTGATAAAGGTGAACAACCAAGCTTCCACGCATACCCAAGTCCGTCTAGGGATTGCAAGTGGAAGTGCAAGTTCTACTCTGTATGCACTCTCGTCGATGATGGTAGTGCTGCAGAGCAGGCAATAAGCGAAATGTTCGTAGAGGCTGACCCATATGCTTACTACGGCGAAGAGAAGAAAGGAAACGAGTGACGCATGAGTGAAATCCAACGGTCGTTGACCGCAATGATTTACGGCGAATCCAAAGTTGGTAAATCCAGCTTTGCTGTTACAGCACCATACCCACGACTAATGCTCGACGTTGAGGGTGGACACCGATTCCTCCCTATCGTCGTTAAGTATTGGGACCCACTGCGCGAGGAACCACCTGTCGCAGATGGAACTTGGGACACGGTTGTTGTACAGGTACGTGACTACGACACTGTAGTCAAGGCGTATCAGTGGTTGCAGTTAGGTAAGCATCAGTTCAAAAGCTTGATTATTGACTCCATCTCGGAGTTGCAAGTCAAGTGTATGGACAGCATCGCAGGTAGCGAGCAGATGAAGATGCAACAGTGGGGCGAATTGCTTCGTCACATGGGTGGTCTTCTACGCGACCTACGCGACCTAACAATGCACCCAACTAATCCACTTGAGGCCGTTGTTCTAACAGCAATGTCTCGAGTGACTCAGGATGGTAAGCACCGTCCTTACCTACAGGGACAGCTTGCAATTCAAGCACCATATTTTTACGACATTCTTGGTGCGTTGACCATCGAGCAGTTTCCTAATCCAGACCCGCTTCAGCCTCCTTACAAAGTTCGACGTATGTATGTCGAGCGAACTAATGAGTATGAAGCAGGCGAGCGAGTCCAAGGTCGTCTTGGAGCAATCGTCGAACAAGACAAGCTTTCCATCGAGGTAATGCTTGACACAATCTTTGGTCCGAAGAAGACTGAAGCCACCACTAAAAAGAAAGAGGCTTAACCATGAGTTCATTGAACTGGGCTGACCTTATTAAGGATGCTGGAGAATCAGCATCGTACGAACCACTACCAGATGGCGACTACGACCTCGTAGTGCTTGAGGCAACCGCAAAGGTTACTCAGTCTGGCAAGACCATGTTCTCTACCAAGAGTCAGGTCGAATCAGGCGCTTTCGCAAAGCGTCTAGTTTGGGACAACCTAGTTGTCTCACCAGATAACTCAACTGCGTTGGGTATCTTCTTCCGCAAGATGGCGGCAATGGGTCTTAACCGAGACTTCTTTGACCGTGCACCAAGTAATGCTCAGATTGAGTCTGCACTTGTTGGTCGTAAGTTCCGTGGACAGATTGGTACACGTACCTACAACGGTAACAAGTCAAACGAAATTAAGAACTACTACCCAGCAACAGCTTCTGCTGCACCTGGTGCACCAGCTCCTGTATCTGCTGCTGCTCCAGCACCAGCACCAGCACCTGCACCCGCTCCAGCACCTGCACCAGCACCTGCTGCAGCACCATCAGCACCGTTCTAATAACGGTCAACTCTCTGCTGGAAAGCCACTCGACAAAACGTTGAGTGGCTTTCTAGTTAGAGTCCAAAACTTTAGGAAGGTAGAACAATGAAAGTTCTAATTACGGGGTGCACTGCACAGCAGGCTTCCAATAAAACAGCTTCGAGAACTCCTACGTTTTCCGCACTTTTGGCGAAAGCATTAGAAGACGGTGGTGCCGTAGTAGAGGTAGTTGAACCTTCAACTGTATTCACATCAAAACAACTTGAGGAGTTTGACAGCGTACTCGTCGGTATTGCTCCTCCTACAAGTCTTTCTGCAAATAAAATTTACCCAGCTTTTGCGATTGCCAATCGAGCACGCAAGATTGGGAATCTTTCTCTTTTTATCGATGCCCCAGAGCAATACAAATTGCAAGCATCTCTAAAATCTGTATCTCTCAATGTTGCAGATTTGTCTAAAGATTTTTATCAGAGAAGAAAAAGTTATTCACATCTAATCTCTGACGCAGAGTTTCGTGCCGAAGTCCACGAGTTTAATGAATTTCTTTTTAGCGAGAGATGGCCTACAACTTTATACCCAGCTTTTCCATGGTCTAACTCGGAAGATATCTCAAAGTCTTTGCTGAACACAGATTCACAAAACTTAGTTCCAGTAATGGTTGATTCCTATATTCTTCGTGCTCCATACATTCAGGCAAATCTAAGCTCCCCCAGGGGTTACTGGACCTGCGATAACCCAAAAACAAAGTGGGCCAAAGCCGTTACCGCAACCCTAAACAATGACGTGGTGGCAACCCGTGGGTCTCGGTGGGAAGAGCAGGAATCGACCCTAGAACGCATTAAAAAGTCTTTAGGTACGATTGTAAGTATCTACCGCAATAACGAGCCCTGGTGGTCTCCAGCGCTCGCACAGAGCCTCTCAGTGGGTGTTCCAGTCGTGACTGACTGGCGTCTAACATCCTCTTTAGGAGTTGAGTGGAGCCACTTGGCTAGCTCTATCGAGGAAATGTCATCAGAAGAAAGATATGCCTTAGCTCTTGCTCAAAAAGAGTCATATCTTGAGTTAGTTCCAACTTGGGAACAAGTATCTGAGCTTCTATTACAAACTATTAATCTATCAAAAGTAAACATCTAATGTGGACTAAACAACTAAAAAAGGCTACAATCAGATAGGAAAGGATTACCATGGCAGAACTAGATATGAACTGGGTTAAATCCCAGCTTCAAGCAGCAAAGGTCCGCAAACCTGTAGGCGATGCGACCATGAAATTAGTCGAGCTTTTTGACTCGATTGAAAACCTAACGCCAGATTTTAAAAAGCAAACAATAGAAATGTTTTCAAAGTTAGCGTTGGGGCACATTGTAATTAAAGAAAAAAAGAACGAAAACTGGGTTCCTGTGCGTCCAGGTGATATTAAGGTTACTGAACAAGTTCGTGTCAAAGCAGATGCTTTTGATGGTGAATTAGGAATGGTTCACAATGGTCGTCGTGGTGTTGTAGTTGGGGTTCGATACGGAGATGTAATTATTAAAAGCACAGACGGATTGGAGCCAGTTCTTGAGGGAGCGCATTACCCACCTCAGAAGCTAGAGAAACTAATCCTAAGTTGAGAACTACAACGTTGAAGTTCCATGTCAGTGGCGACAGCTACGACGAACTTACGAGTGCAGCAGACACCGCCATTGAAAAGTTTTTGAGCTCTGCAGAAGATGATTACGATTTCGGTGACGATTATGAACCAGAGACTCGACACAACATTAATTATGAGTTGGTTGTAAGTGAGTCTGAAGATGTATCAAGTGACTATCAATATAAAGCCGAAGTGATTGCGAGAATAAAAGATGCCAGATAACGAACAGAAGCCTTTGTACACAGAACAAGCAGCAACTGCTAAACCATCAGATGATACCCCCGTAAGAGTTCAAGCCCTTCGTGAAGCAGCTCGAATTATTAATGGCGACCGTAATGCTCAGTATGGCGGTCCAGAAGAAAATTTCACTAATATTGCAAAAGTATGGTCAGTAATCTTTCAACGCGAGTTCACAACGGAAGATGTTGCTATGGCAATGATTGGTATGAAGCTAGCTAGATTTGTTGCTAACTCTGGATTCCAACCAGACACTTGGATTGATATTGCAGGATATGCAGGATGCGGCTACGAAGTGTCGAAAAATCTGCATGAAAAAGAATAATTTAAAAGACCCCCGCAACTATGAAGAGCCAAAGTGCGCATCTATAGATAGTGACTTATTCTATGGTAAAGACCCAGACGAGCCTGGGTACAGTAAGTTCCAAATTGAACGTCAATATGACCTTGCAAAAAAAATTTGTAGCGGTTGTATACACAAAATTGAATGCGCAGAATGGGGCATTCAAAATGAAGACCACGGTGTGTGGGGAGGGCTTACTCCCAATGAAAGAAGAAAGATAAGACGTCGTAGAGAGTCGAAAACTAAAGACACTGTCCTGGTCTAGATAGTAAACTTATATTATGAGTGCTTCTAGAGAATTTACCTCTCCGATGCCGATATGCGAGCTTTGCTGGATTAAAGACCATGCTAAGTGGGAACCAGAAAGCATAGACGACAGCGGAAACATTCTTATGCGCTTAAAGGGAGTAGATGTCCCGCAAAAAATTAATACTGGCTCCGTAGAGGTCTGCTCTGTTTGTGGTCAAATTACAATTTCTGGAATATTTGAATTACGAGATGCAAAAGTTGTTATGTATCCAGCAACTGGACCAGCTGAAGTTCGTCACACATTAACTCCTTTAGAGGACGGGGAAGAGGAGGAAATATGAAAGATGTAAGAGTCGGTGAGTCTTTATGGAGTCAATGGCATGGTGATGGCTATGAGCCAGAGACAGAATCAGAAGTTATTTACTTCACGCACGACCATGTTGATACAGACAACGAGCTAGTTCGTAGAGCTCTAGCTTCAACCCTACAAAGGGATGGAATTGCAGACTCTCTGTCTGATGGATTTAAGATGATTGAGAATGGGTACATAGCAATTGGGTGGGCTGGAATTATTATAGATGAGACTGAGTATTGGGCTTGTGATGAAAATGGTGAGACTGAATATGGTGATTTAGTCGAGAATAGTTTTCCAGTAACTTGGATAGAAATATAGTAGTTTAGTTGAAATTAGTTCAATATTTTTAGGTTGAGTTTGATAGTATAGTTATGTGTGGAAACCAGCAAATACCTTAGATTGGCAGATTGATTCGCTCTGTGCCAAGGCCGAACATACCAACTCTCGGGATTGGTTCTTTTCTAAAGAACCCAAAGAAAAATACGACGCAAAAAATTTATGCTTTGGCTGCCCTGTTCGAAAGAAGTGTCTACAGTGGGCACTAGAGCACCGTCAAATCTGGGGTATCTGGGGCGGAAAAGATGAAGTAGAAATCCGTCGAGCACTTTCTGTTTCCTATAAGGGAGAAGAAGCGCGTCGTCGCAGATTTCCAAATTGCCCATACTGCTCTGCTCGTCCATCTAAACTACAAACAAGTTCTGTAGAAGTTCCAGGTGGTGGTCGTTGGACCGTTGCAAAAATTATAACTTGTACATCATGCAGCTTTTCTTGGAGAAGCAGAACAAGTTTTAATGCAGTAGAACTTTACAACGCTGAAAGAATTGAAAAGCTTGAGAAGAAAATTAAAGAGAAAGAAAAGAAAGCTCGTCGTAAGACTAAGAGTCCTGTGACAAAGCAGCCTCGCAAAACATTACATTCTTAATCATACGTTCGTCTCCTGGCTCAATCTCTACAGCTTTTTTAGCGTACTCTAAAGCTTTTTCAAACATACCTAGTCGATATGCAGCAATAGATGCATAATCATATGGTGCAGCTCCCCATGACTCTGCTTCGCAAAGATACTCTAAAGGTTTTTCTTGTATAGCCAAAGCAGTCTCTGCTGCCTCTAAACATTTAGGCCAATCTTGTCGGTCATAATAAAGCTTTGTAAGGTCCATATATGGCTCACGGCGTCCTGGTGCTTGCTCGATTGCTTTACGGAACCAAATCTCTGCTTCTGCTGGCAATGATTTACCGATAAATCGCATTGATGCAGCACGCTCTGGTGCCCAATGTGCAGTTGGAAGTTCTAAGTGACGTTTTAATTCTACAGCAGCCTCTTGGTACTTTCCATAAAAATACAACTCGCGTCCGTAGTAGAAAGCATTCCTATCGTTATAGGGGTCTTCTTGAACAGACATCTTTAGTAGAGGAAGATACTGGGAACGGCTTTTAGTTGGGTCTGGATGGTGATGTGTTTCAATTTCACTAATCCACTGCTGCTTCTCTTCCATGCCATATACGTACAAGCACTCGTGGACTGGATGCTTCCAACGATAACCTTTACGTGCATGGATGTGGTCATAACTAAACTCAAGTCCAGGAGTTCCATCTTCGTTCCAAGACCAGATGTGCTTGTAGCGAGGACGAGTTACACCAGCCTCCCAGGCTTTTTGTAGTGGCTCTCTCCAGTTTGGAGTAATTACTTCGTCCATGTCAAGAGAAATACACATATCAATATCTAGTGGAAGTGCAGCAAGTGCAGCATTTCGTGCGTCATCAAATCGCCATGGAGATACTTTAATTTCTACAATATTAATTCCAAGTTTTTTTGCAGCTTCTATGGTTCCATCTGTAGAACCAGTATCTGCAATAAGGAGATAGTCAGCTTCTTTCGCGGCTTCATACCACTTCTCAACAAACTGACGCTCGTTTAGAGCAATTGTATAAATTGCTACTTTCATCATTACCTCATTTTCCTGAACCATCGTTGATAACCATCTACAATTATAGTCACTCTATCGGAATAAATCTGTGTAAAAGCATCTATAGAAACCCTTGGCTCTCTAGTGACACCTAGACCAGCAGACCATTGATAGTCATCAAAAGCAATAATTCCACCCACTGCCAGATACTCATAGGCTGCTACAGCATCTTTTATTACACCATAAGCTGTGTGGTCTCCGTCAATGTAGATAAAATCGTATAGCTCTTGGTTTGACTTGAAGAAGTTGTCACTAGTTCCTTTGAACTTAATAACTTTTCTTTCTAACCTAGCTTTATAAGTTTTTGCATCATAGACTTCTTCGACTGTTCCCCAGTTCATTCCGTGGTGTGACGGTTCGTCAGAGCCTTCCCAGGTGTCTACATCTATTAGAACTGAATCTGGGTGTTGCATAATATTTTCCACCAACCAAATGCTGGCGTCTCCTGTATAAGCTCCTATTTGAAGCATTCTCACGGGGCGCTGAGTTAGGGAGCCTAAGTTATATGCAAAATTTTTCTGTCCGTCATTGACGAACCAGTTCGGCATGTCCATTTGTCATTCCTCTTTGTCTCTCTTAGTAAGGAGTTATACCGCTAATACTAGCGTTTTCTGCCCCTCCCCAAAAGGCTCCTGGCGAGTTTCCATCAAAATAATCTTTTAGAGTCGAAGATTTTTCAAAAATAACATTATCTATATAAAAGAAATCGCCAGAAGCGGTTGTAGTAGTTGTTCTATCGATTGTTAAAGTTATCGCTGCAATTCCTGGGTCAGAGTAGACGGGGGCAAACGACAAACGTGTCCACTCAGAGTCTGGTTGAATTTCTACAGCTGCAGAAGCTGGATTGGCTATTGTTGACCCTCCTGAAATTGCAGTAAATGTTCTGGTTCTTAGTCTGTAACTTGAGACTTCGTTATCTGGTCCAGTTTTTATATATAAACTAAATCGATAAGATTCGCCTGGTGTAACTGGAATTCTACCCGAGTTGCCATAGACCGCGCCTGTAAACGAGCCAGTATCCATGGTTACTTTAAGAGAGCTGGTTCCAGAAATAAAAGCTTCTTCTGATTTTTCTATAGAAGCACCTGCACCGTTTGCTGCCCAAAAAGTAGTAGAGCCGTCAAAGTTAGGATTAGCGCAAAGGTTTACACGGTAGTTAAGCTCTACGGCTCCAGCGGGGTTTTTCAAACCGCTAGCCGCACTGACCATTCCAGCGGTAATAGGCATTAGCTAAGCGCCAAATCTCCAGTAAGAAGCCACTCATCGGCAGCTACTTTAACCAACAAAGCTGTTGAGTACTGGGTACGAAGTTTAGTTGTAGGAGTTGAGCGAATAGTAACTCCTGCAGCACCTTCTACAGTTACTTGTCCAGTACCAAACTGTGAAATATTTATTTGCTGTCCAATTCCTAGGGGCGCAGTTGCTTCATCTGGAATTGTCAATGTAAACGCACTAACTTTACTTAGTAGAAGGAGCTTTCCAGCGTCTGCTAGTACAAGGGTATAGTTTGCACTCTTAGTCTGAACAGTCTGTGCTGTAGACCACTCACCTGTTGCACCTGTAGGACCAGTAACAGTTGAAGCTGCACCCGTTGGACCTATTGGTCCTGTAGGTCCAGTTGGACCCGTGTCACCTGTAGCACCAGTCGCGCCAGCGCCAGTTGGTCCTGTTGCACCCGTTGGACCTGCTGGGCCCAAAAGCGGACCTATATTATCCCACGCTGCTCCGTCCCAGAAGTATACGTCACCAGTGTCAACAGTTACGTACGCGTCATCGGCTGTTGGTCCTGTAGGCAAGCTAGCAAAGTTAGCGACGCTGCCCTGAAAATCTATTGGATATGCTTGCGCACCTGTAGGCCCTGTTGGACCAGCTGCACCAGTTGCACCAGTTGGCCCCGCCGAGCCAGTAGTCCCTGTTGGGCCCGTAGGACCAGTTGGTCCTGTAGAACCGAGAGAGCCAGTTCGAGAGAACTCAAAGTTGTAAACACTGCTTGCTAAAGGCACCAATCCTGAAACATAAGTAACTGGGACTTGGAAATAGTCTCCCACGGCAACAACATCAGAAGAAACCGCAAAGACGGTCCTAATAGCGCCAGGGGTGGTGGAAAGGAAAAGAGTTCCTCTATCATTCGATGTAGTCGAGTTGTCCCATGACGATATCCAAGCAGAAAGGTCTGTGGCAAAAGTAAAGCTTGTTTTGTTTATAAAAATCTGGGTTACATCGCCTACTGTTGAGTTATTTAACCTAAACTGACCAGCTCCTGGGTTTCCGTCCACGGTTGAAGTTTCAAACCTAAATGCGGGAGCCGACCTAGCCCCTGTGGGTCCAGTTGCTCCCGTTGCACCAGCTGCACCACTTGCGCCTGTCGCGCCCGTTGGACCAGCTGCACCAGTTGGCCCTGTTGGTCCGCCTTCTGGACCAGTAGGTCCTTGCGCACCTGTGGGTCCAGTTACACCATTAGTTCCCTGAGTACCAGTCGGACCAGTAGGACCAATCGGTCCCACAAATGGGCCAACGTTGTCCCACTCTTGATTTAGGTCATTCCAGATATACAATTCATTTTGAACAATATAAGCGTCACCAACATTTGCAATTGGGTTATCAGCTTCAAGTAGCTCAACAGTAGCGTAGCTTCCTAATACGCTAACACCAGAACCTTGTGCACCTGTTGGACCCACGGGACCTAACAAACCTGTTGCACCTGTTGGACCAGTCGGTCCAAGACCAACGTAAGCTAATTGCTCCCAGGCACTGCCTGTGTAAAAATAAACTTCTCCATTACTTGTCTTTACCCACATGTAACCAACTTCAGGAAAGTTTGGTTGGTTTTCTTGGTAAAGTACGCTTACTTTTCCTTCTGTTTCATATACAAGACTGGCAGAAAAAGACAATCCATTAATATCAGAAAGCGTCCAGATAACATCTCCAGGAACAATACCAAATCTAAAAGTTTCAAAAGATTGACCTGTAGTTATAGAAAGGTTAGACGCTAAATAAACTCTATCTGTAGCTGAAGATGTTCCAGCTGGTTGAATATAGATAGTTACTAAAGCAGTAGCTCCAGATGTGTTTGCAGCAATTACTGACGAAACACCAGAAAGGGTTGCGGTTGGCAGTGGAGTTGCAATATTAGGAAGCGGATTAACTACGCCAATTCTTCTAACAGCCATTATTCTGTAACCGTCACTCTCTTCCACCCAGCGGAGGTTCGCACCTCTAGGGTATCGGCTTCTGTGTTAAAACGTACATAGCCCACTTCTGAAGCTGGATTTCTTTGAGCAGTAGTTCCACTCTCTACATATAAAGTATTAAAGTCTCCTCTAATAACTTTATTTGTAAATGTCTGAGGTAAGTCGCCTTGACCTACAACATCATCTTGAATAATTCCATAGGCAGTAAATGCCACATCGGCTGTTGTCGGTCTTACTGTTAAAACATCCCCAGGGTTTACAGCAAATCGGAATGTTTCAAAAGATGTTCCGAACGGGAGAGTAATGTTTGCAGCAACGTAAGAGTACGATGTTTCTGTTACTGCGCCTGAAGGTATGACAAAAATAGATACTCTAGGAATTGGAGTAGTAGTGCTGTTAACGTTAGCAGCAATTACAGAAACTAAATAGCTTTCTGTAAAAGTAAATAACGAAACAGCTTGGTTTGCATTGGGCCTAGCTGTCCCCAACCGAGTGATAGCCATATTGACCCCTTACGCCTGAGCTTCAGCCCACGATAGCTTCGCGGAAGCTAGTGTTTCTGAACCTGTCAAACGAGCAACCGCAATTGTAATAATATCTGGTCCATCGGGGAATACGCTGTTTCCACCCAAAATAGAGTTTGAAAGCTCAAACAACTGACTGATATCTACAAGTGTAGATTGCTCTACTCCGTTGTTACCGTTAGCTCGGAAGTTATAAACAAGAACTCCACCAGAGATGGTGTCGTTAGATGTGTGTTCAATAACTTGAACCAGAGAAGGTACATCTACTGACTGGAAGTTTAGGTTGTTCAAACGACCATTAAGTAGAACCTTAACGTCGATTAGTTGGTTTGTCTGAACACCAATTTCATTTAGACGTAGCTGCATTCGGTTAATAACATCGCGGTCACCAAGAGCACCAGTCAAACCTTCAGATACTGAGGGGCTCAAACGGAGCGAAATCAGTGGCTGGTAGTTTGTGCCAGAGGTGTTATTTAGGGCACCACCTGGAGCAAGAGCATATGTAGCAGTAGGGTTACCTTGGTTTGTAAAGTTAATTACATTTCTTGCAGCAATTGATGCTACAGGCGGGGTTGCGGAGCCAGTTGTAAAGAAACCACCCTGAGCCGCATTGTTGTATGTAAACTGAGTTCCGCTTGGGACAGAAAGTACTCTGAACGAACCGTTAAATGCGTCAGCCTGACTATCTGTTGATAGGTTTACCCAAACGCTGTCTCCAATACTAAATCCATGAGCAGCACCAGTTGTTATAGTCACAACTCCGTTAATCTTTTGTCTACTAGTGATTAGAACTGGAGCTACGTTAGCAAAAGCTTGAGTTGGGTACAGAATGATGTTGTTAGCATTTAGTGCTCTAGCAAACACAACTCGAGAGTTGTCTAGGTTTGTAGCTGTCTGCACTCCTGCTACAACTTCAAGTGTAGGGTTTTGAGCGTTTACCTGTGGCTGACCAGTAGAGCTGGTTCCAGTAAAGGTAAGAGCATCTCCTGTATTGAAACCGTGAGAAGGGATGTTAATAATTTCTCTAAGTGGGTTAATAGCAGTTGAACCAAAGGTCTTTGCTGTTGTTCCACCAATATTTAGAGATGGGCTTGACTTAGAGAACAAGTAGGCACGGTCATCATCGAACTTACCATCCATCATTACCGAAGTACCCCAGTGGAACAAGGATGGAATGTAGGTTGGGTTATTGAAGGTAGTTACCTCATAGCGAGCTGGCAAGTTACCAGAGCGGAAGTATGATTCGTACTTTCGGTTGTTGTGAATAAACTCGTGTACATAACGAACTTGACCGTCGGTTGTCTTGAAACCGTAACGAATCTTACCCGCACCGTACCAAGAGTAGTCCATGTAAATCATCTGAATTTTAGACAAGTCAAGGTCGTAGCCAGTTGGGCCGCTTCCATCACAAGGGTCAATGGTCCACTCTTCTTGCGGTGCCTTAACATCTTCTGTAAGGGTTGCAATAATTCCAGTCTTTGCTGGGATAAATGAGTGAGGAGTGCCAGTTCCAGGACTTGACAAAGTTACATTCTGTATAGCGTCTGGGCTAGACTTTAATCTAAATCTATTGTTATCTACAACACTTACATAGTAAGTACGTCCAGTAATTAGACCACCAATTGGACTTCCATCAATTGAGTTATAAACGACTGGCAAGTTGTTAGCAAAACCATGATTGATAAGGTTAAAGTAGTTGTCAGCTACCTTAACTACTCCAGTAGTTCCATTACCAGGGTTAAACTCTTTTTCGTTTCCAGAAGAACCCTTGTACTCAGGTTTGATAGAAATACGAGTGTCGCTAAAGATAGAAGCTACTTTATAGCTCTGTCCACGAAGAACAATATAATCTCCAACTGTAAGTTGACGAGTAAATTGAGTGTCGGTACCAAACACAAGCTCGGAACCCTGTAGAGCTGCACATGTTCCAGCAATCTGCTGAGTAGAGGAACGACGAACTGCGTAAAGCTTCTGACCATCAAACTCGAAGAACATACCGTTCTGGAAGTCGAACATACCAGCTCGCAGTGCACCATTTTCCCACGCTGTGACGTGGAGTCTTGGGTAGCCGTAACCAATTGGCTCGACGATTGTATTAGTCGCGATAAAGGTAAAGTTGAATGAGTCAATAACTGTTACTTGGAATGTTCCGTTGTATACCGTGCTTAGAACACCCTGAGAAGTTAAGGTGTCGTCAATTCTACATAGTAGGCCGTTAATCAGCCCATGAGGACGTCTTGTTCGCACTGCCACTACCTGTGATGTACCAACTCTTGCAATTGATTCAATATCAATTGAAGGCTTAAAGTTGATACCAGCAGAAGTCTGAATACCCTTACCTGACTGGTAACGGAAGTATTTACGAGTCTGGCGAATAATCTGACCATACCAAGTACCAAATCCTGTAGACATCTCAACACCACCATCGAATGGACGGTGCAGTGAGTAACCCTGAGGACGTACATACAAGAATGTTGGGTAAGAGAAGTTAATTCCTGTAAATGTTGCGCTGTATGGTCGGTTTACTGTGATTTGAGTGTCAGAACCAATAGCAGCAATTTCTCGAACAATAGGTGTTGATGGAATGGTCTTAGTAAGAGCCATAGCAAAACCGCTACCCTGTGTAGCAAAGTCAACTGGGTTTAAGTTACCTATTGCATCACTCTTTAGAGAGTGCAGAGTCATAGTGTTGCTGGAGTTTGGAGTCAATGTTCCAGTAACAACAGCTGCAGCAATGTCGGCAATTATTGCTGGAAGCGCAACGCGGATTGTTGTAGTGCTTGGAATAGTTGCAGCAACAAAAGTTCCATTAAACACTTCTGGGTTTACACCAGAGATGCTTGTGATTGTGAAAGTGTTTCCTGCACGAATGTTGTGTGGAGCAGTGGTTGTAAACTCAAGGAAGCTGGTTGTTCCGTCAGTAAATCTACGACGGTTGTTGATGCTAAAGGTGCTTGAGTTAGGAATTGCGCGAACAAAGTAGAAGAATCCTTCTACAAGTGGGTTCGGAGACACACCACCAGCACCAGTTGCCTGAGCCAAACCAGTTGTTTGATACTCATTTGTAATTGTTGAAACAAGGCTTACTGGGTGGTTGTATGTAAAGCTATATAAGTCAGGCACGCTGGTAATAGTGTAAGTTCCAACAAAGTCTGCACCAACAGAAGAACTTAAACCAGAAATAGTTACGTTATTTCCATTCGAGTAGCCATGTGCTTCTCGAGTTCTGATTGTTCTAGATGTAGTTGAACCAGAAATCTGGAATATGTCTCGACGTGCTCCACCAGTTCCTGGAGAGAATGTAACTGCATCTCCAGTAACAAATGGGTGAGCTGCAACTTCAACTACTTCTGTTGCAGTGGTAATGTTAGAAGCAGCAAAGTATCCAGACTGGGCCACATCTGGCGGGAAGATTCGGAATCTATCTCCCACTTTAAGAATTTTAGAGAATGAAGTTCCAGAACCAGAAACCAACACTGAGCCAGCTGTTGTTGTAATAATTCCTGTACCAGTAATCTGACCATTAATCTGCTGAGTAGTCAATGAATGAGCGTTACCAGCACCAAAAGTTTCTAAAGTTAGAGGAACACCAGAGTTAGCATCAAGCTCTGTCTCAGCTAGACGAATAAAGTCTTTATTTACAACAATTACGTAGTAGTGAGTGTCATCTGTCAAACCTCCGATAGATGTTTCTCCACCGTTTAAATATGTAACCTCTGTACCAGTATTGAACCCGTGAGATGGGACTCGAATAAGGTTCTGGTCTAGGTTTACAGATGTTCTTGGGGAAAATGTCTTCACAATCTCTGGTACGGAACCATTAGCTGTTACCTCAAATGAGTTAGCATCTACAACGTTTCCAATTGTGTATGTTCCGTCTGGAGTTCTAATAAGAGACTTTAGCTTGTGTCGTCCTACTGGTGCAGGGGTTGCAAGCAAATTAATATAAATTCCATCTTGTGCATTTTGGCTAGTTGTAGCTAGACGGAAAGTATTTCCATCAACTGGAATTACGTAGTAAGGGACACCAGAAGTTAGTCCACTAATAGCGGTTTGTCCTATTGTGTCGTACTCGACTAGTTCACCAAGGCTAAATCCATTGTTTGGAATAGTAATTGAGTCGTCATCAACGTTTACAGAGAATGTAACCAGCGCATGAGAGCCAATACCAAATCCAGTAATGTCTGTAGGTAGTGTTAGATTTCTATTATTAAACAAACGAACTGTGTTAGCGTCGACTCTTTGAATAAAGTAAATCTGCTGATTCTGAAGACCTGGAATTTCGGTATCTGTAATTAGCTCTCCAGTAATTGCAGAAGCACCAACCTCACGGAGAAGAAGGTTTCCAGCAGCAGGAGTCTGGTTTGGAATAGTGTTAAGAGTTGTAGTTCCGCTTACGTTTTCAGTAGCAATTCGCTCAACTAAAATGTTTCCAGTCACAACTGCAGACGAAATAACTCCAGCTGTCAAAGTAAAGAATTGTACACGGCTGGTTGTGGGTACGCCAGTAATTACGTGAGTACCGTTAAATACTTCAGGGTCTGTACCTGAAATACTGTTGATGGTAATTTGGTCACCAATTTTTAAGTTGTGAACTGCGTTGAAGGTAACATCTGCAACGTTTACGCTTCTAGAACGGTTTGTGACAGTGAAGGTAGTTACGTTAGCTGCAGGAGTTCTAGTTACTGTAAATGTACGTGCAGTAGGGACAGAGGCAACTACCCAAGTTCCGTTAAATATGGTCTGACTTGTTCCAGTAATTGATGAAATTGTTATGGTTGTACCAACAGCAAGATAGTGGTCAAATGTAGTTGTAAAGCTTGCCACCGTGTGAGATATAAGCTCTCTGCTTGCCAAGGCTCGTGTATATGTAGGAATGGTAAAACGAACTTGATTTACAGCATTTACGTTTCCGCTAACGCTTGCGTTGGCTACTGTTCCAGAAGCAGGAGTTACAAACTGAACTCTGTTAGCTGCAGGAACGGCAGAGATAGTCCACTCGCCGTTAAACAGTTCTGGGTTTACTCCACCAATATTGTCGATACGAATTCGCTCGCCAACTAATAAGTCATGGTTTCCAGTAAATGTAATGTCAGCTACGTTAGCAGCACGGCTTCTCGCGGAAACTGTGTATGCAGGTCCTTGAGTAATGGAATATGCTTTTTGAACAAATCCTGTAACGTTAATCTGCGGAATGCTTACAGATGTTGTACCAGTAAAGGTAATCTGAGTTGCGCTAGGTACAGCAAGTACAACCCAATCTCCTTGGAAAAGCTCTGGATTAACACCAGTCAAGTCAGTAATTCTAAAGCGGTCACCTATTGACAAGTAGTGTGGGTTGTCAGTGTTTATTGTTCTTGTAGTACCTTCACTGCTTCTATTAAGAATATTTACTTTGTTATCCCAGAAGTTGGCATCAAGACCGCTGTTATTTTCAAGATATACAAAGTTTCCAGTTATAAAGTCATGAGGCAGAGCTGTGTTAGCAATAATTGAAGTATTGCTAGATAGACGACGCTGAGAGATATTTACAGTTTTACGGTTTGCGGTGTATGAAACTCGAGTAGTAGAAGGTGTGGCAGTGACTCGATAAGTTCCACGGAATACATCCTGATTTGCTCCAGTTAGAGTACGAACAGAGAATCTATCTCCAATTTGCAAGTCGTGGTTAACATCAAATGTTAGGTCACCAAGAGTAGTGTTTGTTAGGTTTCTGTTGTTTAATCGAACACCAATCTTTGACACGCGACCAGTAACTGTTTCTGCTGGGCTTACTGTTATAGAAGATTGAGGCATGACATAGCTAATTGAGTTGGAAGTAACAGCAGAAGCTACAACTTCTCGATAAACGGTTCCGCCAAGGTTTACTCCACCAGTACCAACACCAGTAGTGTTAAAAGTAATAGCTGGCTGCAAGTTTGATGGCTCGCCATCGTGAGCTGCAACATATGTAAATGTGTTAGTGCTAGGTGTGCTTGCTAAAAAGTAGATTCCATTGAAATACTCTCCAATATCACCCTGGATTCCTGTTACAGAACCAGAGATTCCTTGAATCCAAATTGGGTATCCTGTGCTGAGGTAGTGAGGTTCGTTAGTCACAATCGTACGAGTTGTTCCAGATGAAGCAATGCTTCTAACATTTAGAACACGTGTGTGCTCAACAAACTCAAAGGCTGGCTTGCGTTGCATTGTAGTAGCAGTACCTGAAAGAATTAGTTCAGAAAGAGTCGAGCTAACTTCAGCAGTGTATGTAAGAGTGTTTCCTGTTGGGATAGCTGTAACTACATGAATGCCGTTAAAGTTAGATGCGTTTACTCCAGTAAGACCGCTAACTTGGATAAACATACCTGTTTGTAAGTTGTGGTTGGCAGCAAGAGTCAAAGTTCTAGTCTGACCAGAGCTTGCAATACGTGTTACAACAATTGATGGAGCAGAAACTGCTGGTCTTGTGAAGTTGTCAAGAGTAATTCTTGAGTTAACTTGAATACCATGTGGCTCAACTGTGTTAATTACTCTTGTAGTTCCAGAAGAAGTAACGTTAGAAATTACAAAGTCTCTAGACTTTTGGTATCTAACAGTTTGACCAGAGACATAGCCGTGAGTAGGTACGTAAAGAGTGTCTTCCAAATCATTAACAACAGTCAAAATAAAGCTGTGTGATGTGCCAGTTCCAGGAGAGGTTATGTTGATAACAGGACCTTGAAGCGACTGACTTAATGTAAATCTATTAGCATCAACAACATCTTTAATGTAGTAAGTTGAGTTGTTCTGCAAAGGAGCAATAGCAGTTCCAGTGCCAGGAGAGTATCTAACTGGCTGGTCTACTAAGAAACCATGGTTATTAATAGTAATTGTGTCCGTAGAAGGATTAACAATAACTCTACGGAAACCCTGAATAGTTGAGTTAGCAGGGCGAGTTATGTTTACTGTAGTAAAATTTGGGTCTGGAGTTAGGCTTAGTTTAAATGTGTAGTCATCTACTCGGTCAATGTAGTAAACGGTAGATGCGTCTAAACCACCAGCAGCGGTTGTATTAAAGAAGTACTGAACACCTTCTCCCTCAGAAAATCCATGAGGAGTAAGTGTGTTAATTGTTTCAGATGTTAAATCAAGAGTAACTGGGACAAAAGCGTGGAACTGTGAGCCAGCAGGTGAAACAGGGATTTCATTCAATCCAGCTTCTGCATCGCTTGCAGTTGGGTGCAACTTAAATCCAAATACTGAACGCTCTACTAGAGTTACAGATACTTCACCTTCAACGTCGCCTGTGTTGTACTGGGCAAGGTTTGTAATTGCTACACCGAAAAGATTATTGCTTCCGTTATATAGTCCGTCAGAAGTTGCAATGTTTGTAGCTGTGGCAAGAACGAATGAACCTCCACCACCACCAACACCTGCAGCAGCATCGTTAGTAGCACCACCAGAGTAACCACCAGCACCACCAGGGTTACCGTTAGTTTGGCCATCAGCACCACCGCCACCGCCAAAACCGCCACGTCCACCGTTTGCAGTGTTGCCTGGATTACCACCGAGAAGACCGTTGTTAAATCCACCACCACCAGTGCCACCGTTGGAGGAGTTACCACCAGCGGAGAAGAACCCTCCTCCACCACCACCAGAGCTACGTCCAACAGCACCATTACCGCTTGTACCACCAACAAATCCACGGCTAGAAGTTCCACCAGTGTTTGTGGTTACAGCATTTAAACCATTTGTTACAGAAGAAGATGAAGAACCACCACCAGCAATAAAGAGTGGAATATTTCCACTTTTTCTAACTACAAAAGAAGCTCCAGAAGATGCTGGGTGGTTAATTGCGCTAGTAGGAAGCTCACCGCGTTGTCCGCAGACAATAGTGATAATTTCACCCTTGGTAAGACGTACTCTACCTCGGATGATGGCACCGCCACCGCCAAGTGCGCGACCCTGACGACCTGGGGCACCCTTTACGTTAAATTCGTAAACACCATCTTCAGGAACTGTCCAGTCTTGGTATCCCTGGAATGTTCCTTGATTTAGGTATAAGTTTCTCCATGATGCAGAAGAGTAGGAAGCTCGAAGCTGCTCAATTGTCGGACCATTCTGTCCAGTAACTCCACCAGTTGTAAAAGTAAAGTCGCTGAACTGGTACAGAGCACTTCCACCTAAACCAGTTAGCTGGTTTTTGACAAAATAAGTTTGACCAGAAGTTAGACCATTAATTGGGTCTGAATTTGTGTAGTACTTTACTGCTTGCTGGTCTGCGTATTTCACAGAAGAAATGTTTAAGGCGTTTTGGAAAACGTTTGGATAGTTAAGAGTTACAGTTCCAGCAACGTACTCGGTAAGGTCAATATTTGTGCCACCAGCAGAAGAGGCAAAGGCTATAGAGTATTGGTCTGTATTGGTATAATAAACAGTTCCAGTTGTAAGGCCAGTAATGTTTCCAGTACCCTCGCGGTAAACCCAGGCGGCATCATCAGTGATAGCTGTTGGATATGCAGTCCCTGAATCGCGGTTGGCAAAATACACGTAATTTTCCGCAAGGTTTACGTTTACCTTACGGAGTGTGTGTGTACCAAGACCACCAATTGCTTGGATATCAAGAGACATTTATGGTCAACCCTTCTCTGACAGACTAAAGTTAATTGTAACTCAGTTCTTATCTGACGAATACTGCTAAATTAAGGAATGTGCGGTTAGATGTTCCACCAGATGTGATTCCCTGGTTGTAGAAGTGGCCATGAGCACGCCATTGTGAGTTAGCTGTATAGGTAAATCCGATACCACCACCCCAACGAACTCCTGTAGTTCCAGTACCACCCATACCAATCATGGACACACCATGACCAGTTACGGCGTCTGAGTTGAGGGTGCTGTACCCGCCATTAATAAAGTTGTTAACTGTTGCATAGTTGTTGGCGTAGTCCGATAGAACCTTAAAGCCAAAACGACCACCAGTCTGTAAAAGGTCCGTACGAACGCTTGTGTGAACACCTAAGCGACGCGTCATAGACCATTCGTCTGGGTTGGCAGCAAAGGCAGTCGGGAATAGCCATGAGTTTCCATAAGTAGATAGATTCGTACCACCAGTAACTGCTCGCATGTTTGGAATAGTTGCGTTGTGACGCCATCCAATTCTGTTAGCTGTATTAGTAATCTGAATAATCATGATGTCATTGAATGGAAGAAGGTGGAAAAGCGGGCTAAATGCATCAATATCAGCAAAGGTTGAGTTATTAGCTAGTGGGAATAAGCTTGTGTACTGACCTTCTGAGTTCCATGACCATCCATCCCAGTGAGGACCAAATGTGACAGTGGCACCAGCAGAGGTTAATCCAGCAGTAGCAGCAGGTAGGGTGTTGGTTAGAAGGGTGTTGCTTGATAGCTTCATAACCTGAGTCCAGCCACCGCTCTCGAGAGAGAAGTTGCAATAGGTTAGGTAAGCATTAGCACTACCAACTGGCTTAATCCAGTAAGGGCCATCTGCCGCAGATGGATTAACGACTTTAATAGCTTGGGCGCTCGCGGCAGCCCGAGCCTGAGTTGTTCCATCTAATACAAATCCCTTAGTTTTAGTTAGAGAGACGTGTGTTGAATCAAAGACTTTATTAACAAAGTAGTAGTCGTTTGTATCGTTATTGGTAGTCATACGAGCACCGTTGGTATACTCATATAAAACCATGTCTGCTTCTTGAAAACCATGTCCTGGTAGTGCAATTACGTCTCTATCTACGGACACGCTAATTGCTCTAAAAGTTTGCGTTCCAGTACCACCAGATATAGCAGTTAGAGTGGCTCCGCCTGGCGAGTCAGAAATATTAATAAGGTTTGTCTGAACATTTAGTGCAGATACCCAATATGTTGTGTTGTTTGTCAAGCCAGTAGCGGCTGAGCCAGTTGTGCTATAGAAAATCATCTGACCGATAGCCCAGTTTGTATTTGCATTTAGGGTGATGTTTCCAAGGCCAGCGATGCTAGAAACAGTAAAAGAAGCACCCTCTGAGTTATCTCCGTCAAACTCTAGTGCATTTCCTTTAGAAGTAGATATACTTGTTTGATTGTTGGTATCTAAGTTGCTTCCAGCAAATGAAGCTGCAAGGTTAGCAATTTGGAAAAAACCACTCATGTTTGAAGTTATGTTAATTGTTGTACCGTTTGGAATTTCGCTTACTTCAAATGTAGAAGATGAAGCGCCTAAAGCATTGTTAGTTTTTAGGAATACAACGCCCCTTGGGTTATTTAAAAAGTACCCATCAGCTGCTACTACTTCATACTGAAGAGCAGCTCCAACTCTTAGATTCTGAAAGTTTTCTGTTATATGGTTAACAGATATTGTGTCATTCTCTGTATTAACTCCTACGATGGCGCTAGCAACGCTAGTTGGGTTGCTAGTAGCACTATTGTTTAAGTTAAGTCTGGTTTGAGATGTTGTGTTGGAACCATCAAAAGTACGAGCGGTAACGTTGTTAGAAGCATCAAAGGACTTAGATTCAGTATTAGTAGAATCAAATTCCTGAGTAATTGTGGAGTTGAGGTTTAAGAAGTAAAGAGGTGTGTTTGGACCAAAACCGTGCGGACTACTAGTACGTACAGTCAAAGTTGATACTGGCTCACCATCTGTCTCGACGCCTCGAGCGTCAGAAATTTTAATCTGAGAACCCTGAAAAAACTCTCCAGTAACAATAGAGGTATAAAGGTCTTCAATACTAGATGTCTGGAATTGGTTTTCTTTAGCTAGATAAGTAAAAGTCTTTGAGTTGGGGATTGAGTTGATGATGTAAGAACCATCAGAGGTAAGAGACTTTGTTCCATTTACGTTGATAGGTGTACCAACGGCTAGACCGTGGTCTAGAAGTGTTTTAACTGTGACTTCGCGGGAGCCCGTAATTGTTGTAATAGACTCGACGTTGGGAATAGTTGTATCACCGCTCTTAGAAAAGAACGATGGAGTGTTGTTGATAAGCTCAACAGTTTCCCACTTGGTTGGCTGTAGACCATACTCGAAGTCGGTGTCAATGAGGTTTGCGGGCTCAGAGACACGGAGTTTAGTTACTGGGTCAATAAACTCTTTAGGAAAAGTAATTTCTCCACCAGTGCCAGTAGTTCCGCCACTTGAACCGCCAAGGAATCCAGGCATTATTCGCTACCTCTTTCAAGAGAACACATCATTGTAACGTTTGTTGCAGAAGTAAGTCTGCTGTTCTTGTAATTATACACCAAGCCACCAAGATGTAGATATTCTATAAGACCCTTGCGAGCCTGTAGGACCAGTTACACCTTGAGAGCCACTTGATGTTTCAACAAAGACTCCTTCAAAGAATACATAGGTTTTTGCAGTTTGAGTGTTAAACCAAACATCTCCATTTACAGATGTAAATAAGTCTGGTTGAGTTGCACCAACTACGAACTTACCCACTGGACCCGTTGGACCAGTCGGTCCAGGAACTTCTGATTGTGAACCTGTAGAACCCGTTGGACCTGTAACACCGCGGGGGCCAGTTGGACCTTGTGGACCAGCAATATTAGAATCGGCACCTGTCGGACCAGTTACACCGCGTTCACCGCGCTCACCTTGAACACCCTGAGGACCAGTAGGACCTACAACACCCTGTGAACCTGTAGGTCCTGTTGGACCTGCAACAGTTGAGTCAGGACCAGTAGGACCTTCAATACCTTGAGCACCAGTTGCACCTTGTGCACCTGTTGGTCCCGTTGGTCCTTGAATACCCTGAGGACCCGTTGGACCAGTTGGAGTTACTCGAAGAGCTTCCCAAGCGATGCCAGTCCAAACCCAGCTCTGATTGTTGACTGTAAATACTTCGTCAACTGCTACTGGTGTTGGAAAATCAATTGCTGCCATTTTGGTTACTCCTTTCTGGTCTGTGTAGTCTAAATATTAGCTGATATCTGGCTCTGGGATGCCAGCGTTCATTTTTGCAACGTAGGCTTCTGCCCAGCTGACTGCTGATTGAAGTGACTCCCATGGGCCACTCTCATCGATGACATTGTCACCATAGAGAATCTGCACAAGAAGGGTCTCATGCAAAACTTGATATGAAAACATTATATCTCCTCTCCTCTATAGCGAATACGCTATTCTTCCTGAATTACCAACAGCAACGGCAACTGCTCTGTTATCAATATAAACTCCGTTTATATTGTTAGTAGCAAAAGTAGCGTTGCGCTGAGACCAAATATTGGCATCGTATGATGTCCCGAGCTTTCCTAAGGCACCAGCTGCAACATAAACCTCTGTAGTTGCGTCAACTGCTCGAACAATTGAGTTACCAAAAGAAGTAGCAGGGAATGCCTGAGTCCAAGATAACCCGTTTGCGGAATAGGCAATTTTTCCAGAATCTCCTACAGCAACAAATCTTCCACTTTCTGTGTCAGATGCTACGGCATAAATAGAGCTGGTCACAAAAGATGAAGACCTTTGAGTCCAAGATGTACCGTTAGTAGATGTTGCTAGTTTGCCATCAAACCCAACGGCAACTATCAAACTTGAAGATGCATATAGACCGTTAATAAAAGTCGTACTAAAAGATGAAGTTCTTTGAGTCCATGAAAGGCCATCAATAGAGGTTGCAAGCTTTCCTGAACCACCAGCAGCAATCCACAGGGAGGCTGAAGTTGAGTATGTAACAGCCAATACCGTGCTTGCACCAAAAGATGACGGAACTAGAGTCCATGTTGCTCCTGCATTAGAGGACACAGCCATTTTGCCTGAGCTTCCGCCTATTACATATAGCCCATCATAGTAAGCAATGCAGTAGATATTGCTTCCATCAAAACTTGAGTCTCTTTGAGTCCAGGTAATTCCATTTGGGGAAGTTCCCACTTTTCCAGAATTTCCCACCGCAATATATTCATTAATACCACTAGAAGTTACGGCATTTATGTTTGTAGTACCAAAAGTACTATCGACTACTGCTTCCCAAGCTGCTGGGACAAAGGGGACTTCAAGAGTTGCATGCATGGCATGCGTAGATATAAGCACACTACACCGTCAAGTTTCCGCTTAGTAGCCAAGAGTTGGCACTAAGTTTAATAAGCGAAGCAACAGCGTATCTAGCTTTTGTGATGTTTCTTCCACCTTCGGTAAGGATAGATACTCCAGCTGCTCCTAGGATTGTCACCTGACCCACACCAAGCTGCGTCAAAACAATTTGCGTACCTGATGGGAAGGTGTATCCAGCTGTTCCGTCAGCTGGGACGGTAATGGCAGTAGCAGTCGAGCTATTTACTTTTACAAGGCTGGCTACGTCTGTTGGTTGTAGTGTCGTAGATGCTAAATACTGAGGGCCTATCAAATTAAATACTGCAGGACCTGTTGGTCCCGTATCTCCTGTAGCTCCAGTAACCGAAGCACCTGTTGGCCCGATATTTCCTTGCGGTCCTTGAGGCCCCGTGTCACCAGTGTCACCCTTGACACCTTGAATACCTTGAATACCTTGAATACCTTGAGGACCTTGAGAACCTGTAGGACCAACTATCTTTCCTACGTTGCTCCAAGAGATTCCACCCCACACATAGAGGTTTCCATCAGCTTCAACAATCCATGCATCATTAAGAGTGTTTCCAGTTGGAGGAAGAGCACCGACTGTAGCCTTTGAACCAAGAAGTCTGATTGCAGTTCCTTGCGCACCAGTAGGACCAGCTGGACCGCGCTCACCAGAAAGAGCAAATTTCCATGAGTTAAACGTTCCGCTACCCTGAACAAGGTCCACGTTTACAGTGATGTCATTAACAGCGATGGTAATAATTACACCCTCAACAAAGATTGTTGGAGCGCTTACGGAATATACACGAACTCTATTTCCTACTGCATAAGCACGAGGCCCGTTTGTAACAAAAAGCAAATTACCAAGGGACATCGTTCTAGAAGTAGAAGATGTTGTGTTGTTGTAGTCAGCACCAGCTGGTCCCTGTAAACCAGTTGGACCTTGAATACCTTGAATACCTTGAGGACCTTGAGGACCCGCTGGGCCAGACTGTCCTGTTGGTCCGACTGGACCTTGAATACCTTGAGCACCTGTTGGTCCAGGGACTGTCGAGGCTGCACCATTTGCACCAGTCGCACCCGCAGGTCCACGAAGACCTACGTCACCTTGGGGTCCAGTGTCTCCAGTTGGTCCAGTAGGGCCTGTTGGACCAGTAGGTCCACCAGCTGGACCGCTAGGACCTGTCGCACCAGTTGGACCAGTAACTGCTGGGCCTGTTGCTCCTACGGTTCCAGCAGCACCAGTTGGTCCTACGAATCCGCGGGGGCCTGTTGGACCAGTCGGTCCAGGAGAACCTTGAAGACCTGCTGGACCTGTTGGCCCCTCTTCACCAGCAACACCTTGACCACCTGCAGAACCAGTTGGTCCAGTTGGACCACGGTCTCCTTCAAAACCTTGTTCACCTCGAGCACCTGTTGGGCCTTGAGCACCTGTTGCTCCCGTGGCACCAGTAATTGACAAACCCTGAGGACCAGTTTGACCACGAGGACCAGTTGCACCTGTAGGACCAGTAAAACCTGTTGGACCTGGAGTTGTTGAGATTGGGCCCGTTGCACCCGTTGGACCTGTTGGTCCCTCTGCTCCTACGTTTGAGGAGGCAGATTCGACCCAGTACTCGTCATAATAGACATATATCTGACCAGTTGTTGAATTAAACCAAGCATCACCAGTTACGGGGGTTGGATTAGTTGGAGGAGTATCTGCACTTGCAGTAAATCTTCCAGTAGGTCCTGTTGGACCCGCAACGCTGCTTGCTGCTCCCTGCGGACCTGTTGGACCAGTTGCGCCAACTACTGAAGATACAACTAAGTTCCAAGCAGTACCTGTCCAAACCCAGCTTTGACTGCCAGAAGTAAATACATCGTTTACTTGAGGTGAGTTAGGAAAATCTATAGCCGCCATTTACACCATCCCCTAACCTAGGTCAGCTTCGTAAGTGAATTGGATAAGAATTTTGTCATTAGCACCATACAAGAATGGTGTGCTCTCAGTTACTGACACACCTTCATCGAAGGCTGCAGACTGCGAGTGAATAAAAAGTTCTACTCTGTTAGCAAATGTTGTAAAGATTGCAGTTCCAAAGTAAGTAATACCTGGACCCTCATCTCGCATTACAACTTGGCCAATTGGTTGATATGCCTCAAAGATTGCATTTGTTGGCAAAGTAACTGAGTATGTTCCAGAGCCTCTGTTAAATCCAGAGGTTCCTGCAATAATTTGAATCTCACCCATAACCATTGCTCCTAGAGCAATGTATCGACCTTGTATTGTTCCATTTCCAATAGTTGGATTTACAGTGCTAGCAATTAATTGAGGAGTGTAAGTAGTCCAAGGCTCAATTGTGAAGGAACCTGTTGGGCCTGTTGCACCTGTTGGGCCTTGTACTGTTGAAGCTGCACCAGTTGCACCCGTAGCACCTGTTGGCCCAGCTGGTCCCGTTGGACCAATCTCACCAATAGCAGTTGAGTCAAGACCTGCAGGACCTGTCGGTCCTGTGGGACCAACTGCACTTGTACGAACTAGACGCCAAGCCGTACCATTCCAACGGTATGTCTGAATACCGTTTGTGTACTCTTGGTTAAGAGTCGGGTTACTTGGAAAATCAATCGCTGGCATTATTCACCCTCCTCTTACGCATCACTCGCGGCAATGTAAGTGCCAGTTATGTATATTCGAGTATTTGTAGTTAGTGTAGCTGGAGCTGTTCCAGTTACTGCAGTTCTTAGACCATTTGTTCCCACTGTAAATAATCTTATAACTGCTGAGCTCAAGGCGTTCTGAGCAAATATCTGATGAACGTTACCGCTGAATCCATTAGATACGTCAATCATTCCACTAAAGGATGAAGCAGCTATCCCATCTGGTAAAACTGGAAGAGTTACTTGAATATTACCTGAACCAAAGTTGGTTACGTTAGTGCAGTCAATCTGTATAGAGAAGAAAATATTTCTTCCATATCTGCTAAATCTTCCAGATGTTGGGGTTCCTGTAAAGGTAAGACCAGTTGCAGATAGTACAGGAGTGTATAATTCTAAAGCTGGTAAACCAACTGGCCCCTGAATACCTTGAGCACCTGTAGAACCTAC